CGCTCCTGTCGCTCCCGTGGCTCCCGTAGCACCTGTCTCACCTGTAGGTCCCGTAGCGCCTGTGGCTCCAGTGGCTCCCGTAGCACCTGTAGCGCCTGTAGCTCCTGTCTCACCTGTAGGTCCCGTAGCACCTGTAGCGCCCGTGGCTCCTGTCGCGCCTGTAGCACCTGTAGCTCCCGTGGCTCCCGTAGCTCCCGTAGCACCTGTAGCACCTGTGGCTCCCGTAGCGCCTGTCTCACCCGTAGCGCCTGTGGCTCCAGTGGCTCCCGTAGCACCTGTCTCACCTGTGGCTCCTGTGGCTCCTGTGGCTCCCGTGGCTCCCGTGGCGCCTGTGGCTCCCGTAGCTCCCGTAGCGCCTGTCTCACCTGTGGCTCCAGTGGCTCCCGTAGCTCCCGTAGCACCAGTCCATCCTGTCGCTCCAGTGGCTCCAGTGGCTCCAGTGGCTCCTGTCCATCCTGTGGCTCCTGTGGCTCCCGTAGCTCCCGTAGCTCCCGTAGCTCCTGTGGCACCTGTGGCTCCTGTTGCTCCTGTCGCTCCCGTGGCTCCCGTGGCTCCCGTAGCACCCTTTATATTACTGCCAAAGGTCCATCGAGCCATTTGTGTGTTATACTTTTATAGTGAGATATTTAAACGACCTTGATGTTTTTTTTAAAATTTAAAGATTAACGGTAAAAATAGATATCCATATTTGAATTGATATAAAAATCACCGATTCGTGCATTTATCGTAGGCGGACCATCTCCTGTAAATAGCATTGAACCGCGTTGTCCACTTAAATTCACTTGGTATGGATTAGTTCCATAAAAATCATTTTCAATAATATTTGTGATGCTATTTATATTCATGATACCTGTTACACTATCATAACTGGTAACAAATGCCTCAAAACTCGCAGTAGCTCCGGTTACTGTAAAAATAACCGAATTTCCAGTAATGTAAGCCAATCCAGTATCAACTTGGATATTGTATAATGTATCGCCTTCAACTACACTATTCGGCAAATCAAGTGTTGTAGATGTCAAATAATGATCACCTGAGGCTCCGGTAGGTCCTGTAGAACCAGTATCGCCAGCAGAACCTACCGCCCCAGCAGGTCCGGCAAGTCGCATAGCGGCAAGTGCAACAGATGCAGGTAATGATGTAATAACCTGACTTACAGTTCCATCTTCAAAATACATCGACATAGTTTTGCTATTCTGGACATTGGAAGCATAAAACAGAACAACAATTCGAGTAGATGTTGTTACGATCGTATTTGGTACTGAAATATTTGTCACATGCAAATCTGGTGGACCCGTATTATTAATAATTTCAGGGAAGGATGCATTAGTACCTATCTTTGTTCCAAGCGTGCATGTTGATCCAGATACAGTGGCTGTCCAAATTTCTGCATAAATACCTGCAGTAGTATTATCATTCTCACTTTGAGTCGCGTAAAACGCAAACTGCCATAATCCGGTAGGAATGAGGGCTACATTTGGGGATCCTGCCGGTGTTAGGAATCCACCAACAAACTTTGTAGGAGATCCAGATGTTCCGGTAACGGTTACAATCGCTTGTGTTCCTTCAGAAATTGTTGTAGACATTTGATGAAATGTTCGTCCTGTAGGTCCAGATGCTCCGGACAATGTGTTATAGTTGAAATAGTAGACTACTCCAGACGAATTACCATCAGCTCCTGCAGGTCCCGTTGCTCCCGTAGCACCTGTAGCTCCAGCAGAACCCGTGGCTCCTGTACGACCCGTAGTTCCTGTGGCTCCCGTATCTCCAATATGACCCGTAGCACCTGTGTATCCAGTGGTTCCTGTAGCTCCTGTAGGTCCTGTTACACCCGTATCTCCAATATGACCTGTGGCTCCTGTAGCTCCTGCGGTTCCCGTAGCGCCCGTAGCACCCGTATGACCAGTAGCTCCTGTAGCTCCTGTAGCTCCTGCGGTTCCCGTAGCGCCCGTAGCACCCGTATGACCAGTAGCTCCTGTAGCTCCAGTAGATCCTACATCTCCCGTATGACCCGTAGAACCTGTAGCTCCTGTAGCTCCCACAGTGCCTGTAGAACCTGTAGCTCCTGTAGCTCCCGTATGACCTATAGCACCCGTAGCTCCAGTAGCTCCTACATCTCCTGTATGACCCGTAGAACCTGTAGCTCCTGTAGCTCCCGTAGCTCCAGTAGCTCCTACATCTCCTGTATGACCTGTAGAACCTGTAGCTCCTGTAGCTCCAGTAGCTCCTACATCTCCTGTATGACCTGTAGAACCTGTAGCTCCCGTAGCTCCTGTAGCTCCCGTAGCTCCTGTAGCACCAGTGTCACCAGCAGAACCTGTAGCTCCTGTAGCACCAGTGTCACCAGCAGAACCTGTAGCTCCTGTAGCACCAGTGTCACCAGCAGAACCTGTAGCTCCTGTAGCACCAGTGTCACCAGCAGAACCCGTAGCTCCTGTAGCACCAGTGTCACCAGCAGAACCTGTAGCTCCTGTAGCACCTGTATCACCAGCAGAACCCGTAGCTCCTGTAGCACCTGTAGCACCAGTGTCACCAGCAGAACCTGTAGCTCCTGTAGCGCCAGTGTCACCAGCAGAACCTGTAGCTCCTGTAGCGCCAGTGTCACCAGCAGAACCTGTAGCTCCCGTAGAACCAGCAGAACCCGTAGCACCTGTCTCACCAGCAGAACCTGTAGCACCTGTAGCACCTGTCTCGCCAGCAGAACCTGTAGCACCTGTCTCGCCAGCAGAACCTGTAGTTCCCGTAGAACCAGTGTCACCAGCAGAACCTGTAGCGCCGGTGAGACCTGGAGGCTTTTGTAGTAGAGAATACATTGGACCTGTTAAGCCACCAGTGACACCAATTCCAGGCAGAAGTTCTTGAGCCACAAGATCGTATCCTGTTGTTCCAGGGGTTCCTACAGGATACACTGTCCATCCGCCAATGGCACCAGGATCTAAAGGATTGATTGTAGGTCCAATTGTGACGAAAGGTGATGCGAATCCTGATTGTGTGTACACAATACCGTTCTGGTCAGTACCTACTGTTCCTGCTGGTCCTGTTGCGCCTGAAGGTCCATAAATAGTTAGGGTACCGGGTCCCATAACAATTTCTTTCCATGCTGCACCCGTTACACCAAGACTGTAAGTGTTATCGGCACTTGGAAGAATGTTCGTGGTGTAAAGTGTATTTGCCGGAAAATCGAAGTATACTCCTGTTACTCCGGTAATACCTCCATGTCCATCAGCCATCAAAACTTGCCCAGTTGCGCCATCAAACCCTAAACTTCCTGTAGGACCTGTAGGTCCGGCAGAACCACCACCACCACCTGTACCAGGAGGAGAACCTCCGAATGGAAGAATGCGACGAGATGCCGTAGATATAGCAACTCCAGTAAATGCAGCACCTGATACAGAATACCAATCAATTGTATCATAACTTACGATGAATGATACTGTTGAATCAATTGGATTTCCATTCACATCATAAGTTATGGGAAAAGACCCACCAGCAACCCAAACTTCTCCGTTCCAAGCGATTGTGTTTAATTGAACATTAATAAAATCCGTAACTTGTTTCCAGGTTTGTCCGTCCTGACTTGTGAACAAATTAGATCCAGCTCCTCTGCCTACACATACCCAATAAATACCATTCCAAGCAATATCAGATCCTGTAAACTGATTAATTCCATCAGGGATTCCGGTCAATACGGGAGTCCATGTGTTACCATCGTAAGATCTAGTAATTGAAGGATATAAGCCAGCATCTCCTCCTCCTCCGCAAGCTAACCAGTAATGTCCGTTGTACTGTATAGAATTTGTTGAGAACATAAGAGTTGAATTGGCTGCGACCCAGTTAATACCGTCAGTACTTCTATAAGCGGCTCCATTACCATAATTATCTGTTACGTCAATAAGGTACCAATCACTTTTTCCATCAGTTGCTACCTTTAGACAATATCTCGTTGCATCTCCAAGAGCAGTGTAATTAATAGGTGTCCAAGTATTGCCGTCGTCATCACTGTAAAATATATGATTATAATTATGTTCATTTTCAGTACCTTGGTTTCCTCCGGCTACTAACCGATTTTGTGACGCGTTATAAGCTATACTTATACAAGCTGCACCAAAAGCTGCTCCACCATACTGTGTAAAAGGGTCGGTTGTAATAGCTGGAACAAACCATTCACGACCGTTGTTACTTTTAAGAATTGATGAACCGCCAGGTAAAGAAGATGCAACTCCTCCAGCTAACCAAATATTACCAGTCCACACAACAGTCAAACCAGTTGAAAAAGCCGGCGCAGACCCACTTGGTCCAGAAGGACCTGATTTAGCATTAAACCATGTAGTTCCATTTGTAGAATACTTAATTGAAGATACCGCGTCAGAACCTACGGCTAACATGAAATTTTCGTTGGTTGATGGAACGGCAGATGTTCCATCGGTTGATGTGAGTACAATATTACCTGCAGAATCGGTTGACATTAAAGAAGTTCCCAAATAAATAGTTTGTGCACCTACATGTAGATTCTTGAATTGTTTAGCTCGGGAACCAATACTGAATGCACCATCCTGAGTTGGAATGATATCAGCATTTACAAAAATAGTAGGCTCTGAACTTGCAGTCAAACCAGCACCAAAATCAGCAAGAACAGATGCGTTAAGTGTAAGTGCATCGGAGTATTGGACACCGGTAGCTCCTGCACCGTGTATTGTTGTTAAATATCCAGTGCCGCCCGCGGACTCATAATGCCAACTATGAAGTCCGCCGATGGGAATTAAATTTCGCCAGCGAGTATACCCATCACCAATTCGCAGTTCATTATTGGTTTGATCATACGAAGGTTCGCCAGTTGCCAATACTGGATTCGCATTATACCAATTTAAATAAGTATCACGACGGAGCTCAAATCGTGCCCGCGTCGTGGACATTGCTTGTTTCTTAATTCATCTTAAATACCCGTAAAATTATCGCACACCTCAAAAATCATTATTTCATAGATACGCCGTAAAAATCACAGCTCCATTTGCACCATTTCCGCCGGGAAATGTAGAGCCTGTATATGTTACCCCACCTCCACCTCCGCCAGAACCATAACCTGTTCCATTTTCACCATTAAATCCCGGAGATGAAGTTGCACCACCACCTTTGCCACCCCCTGCACCTCCACCGCCGCCGCCGCCAAAAAAGGTTGTTGTACCTCCATTTCCTCCAAGACCACCTGGAAATCCTGCACCATTTCCACCATTGGCGGTCACCGCCGCACCTCCATTCTGAAAAACTCCTGCTCCTCCCGATCCAGGAGTATTTGTAGCACTACCACCACCACCTCCAAACATACTTACTCCACTTCCGCCACCATTCCCTCCATTGCCAGGGCTAATCCCATCACCTCCGGCTGGACCGCCAAGTACAGTTATTGGTTGACCATTTTGAGGAGTTATAGATGTACTACCACCAGCTGTTGCAGCAGGACCAGATACTACCGATCCAGAACCACCTGCTCCAACAGAAACAGTAATGGTTGATCCGGCAGCCATGTATAATGGTGGAATTGGTGCGGTATTAGGAGCAACTGCACTGTTTACATACATACCTCCACTACCTCCGCCTCCACCACCAGCAAAGTAAGAATTATCGCTATCATAAAATGATTTGCCTCCACCTCCTCCGCCGCCATACATCACAACATCGACTCGTGTGAATGTACCCAAAGTTCCTGGAACAGTGTATAGAGAAATTCCCGACGGATTGGTAAATTTAGTTACTAAACCCCCATATCCTGTCGGTCCGGTTACACCAGTGTATCCCGTGTACCCTGTGTACCCTGTGTACCCTGTACGACCTGTGTATCCAGTGTAGCCAGTGTAGCCAGTGTATCCAGTGTATCCAGTGTATCCAGTGTATCCAGTGTATCCAGTGTATCCAGTGTAGCCAGTAGGACCTGTGCGACCGGTGTATCCTGTAAAGCCTGTAGGACCTGTACTTCCGGCACCACCACCTCCTCCAGTAATAGGTCCATTAGGACCATAAATTGTTCCAGTAGTGTATATGTTATCAATATTAATCAAATCAAGACGAACATCATACCCTCCAAGACTTGCACCAGTAACACCCTGAACAATTTTTGGACTAAAAACATGCTCTAGAAGGTTTCGGGTATTGGTCCCAGAAAACGGATCATTTCCGTTGCTAGCCATATTATTAGTAACATGGACAAACAGTTTAACTACTTTTCACAGCATATGAGTATGGAGCCTCTGTTTGACCCCTCCTCTAAGACTATGGGTGAACGATATACTTTGTTCCCTATTGCGCCTTCAGAAGAGGATTTGTACAAACTTTACAAAAAGGCGGTAGCTTCTTTCTGGACGGCTGAAGAAATTGATTTCAGCAAAGATAAGGAAGATTGGGAGAAGTTGAATGAATCAGAGCAAGAGTTTATTAAGCAAGTACTGGCGTTCTTTGCAGGCTCAGATGGAATTGTGCAAGAGAATTTGGCAACTCGATTCCAAAAGGATATTCAGTCACCTGTTGCTCGTCTGTTTTACGGATTCCAGAATGCAGCCGAAGGAATTCATTCTGAAACTTATTCATTATTGATTGATCAGTATGTCAAGGATAAGAATGAACAGCTGAAGTATTTCCGTGCAATTGATAACATTCCATGCATTCAACGAAAGGCAGCTTGGGCGCGTAAATGGATTGAGTCTACTGAATCTTATGCTACTCGTTTGGTAGCCTTTGCGTGCGTTGAAGGAATCTTCTTCAGCGGTTCATTCTGTGCAATTTACTGGATTAAGAAGCGCGGTCTTCTTCCCGGTCTGACTTTCTCGAATGAGCTCATTTCGCGAGATGAAGGACTGCACACCGAGTTTGCCGTAACACTGTATCACAAGTTACAGAACAAGATTACTAAGGATGAAATGAGTGATATTATTCGATCAGCAGTTCTGATTGAAAAAGAGTTTATTACTGATTCACTACCATGTTCACTCATTGGAATGAATGCGCGTGATATGGCACAGTACATTGAGTTTGTAGCGGATCGCCTAGCGCTACAACTGGGTATTCCAAAAATATACAAGTCCACGAATCCGTTTGATTTCATGGAGTTGATTTCGTTAGAGGGAAAGACCAACTTCTTTGAGAAGAAGGTGTCAGAGTATTCAAAGCCGGGTGTAGGAATGAAAGCTGAAGATATGGTCATTCGACTTGATGAGGAGTTTTAGATTAGATTAGAACTGGCGGATAATAGGTTGCTTAGATGGAATGCGGGGTTTAGCTTGTACTCCTAGGTTGTAGTTAATATTTTGAAAAGTGTATGGTGCAACATTTTTATTCGAAAATGAAGCTAGAAAATCGACAGGATTACGAACTGAAGGAACGGGTTGGTAAAGGTGAGTAAAAACTTTCACACCATTATCTCCTCGAGCATCAATTGCCGCATACTTTTTTAACTGCGTGAATTGTGAAGCGTCAGGGGTGGGCATTACGTTTAAAGACAGAAGCTTTATTCGGGATAAAGGTAAAATGGAACTTTCATATGTTGCCGTAGTGATTCTTGCCTCTATGGTTTTTGTCCTTTCAGGAATGGTTGGTTACCTATACTGGCAGCAGACGCGCATGCTTCAGCATCTCCAGTCATTAGCTGTCGTAATCTCAACGCAGCTTGTTCGCCCACCAGAAGTTCATCATGAGGAACAGGTAGAGGATGAGACTCAGGTTCCAGAGACTGTTAAGGAGGAACAGGAAGAAGTCGAGGAGGAGGAGGAAGAGGATGACCGTCTATCTGTTGAGAAGGTAGAGGGACCTCCAGCTGAGGCTCCTGTCGAGGTTCCTGCCACGGCTTCCACCAGTGATGAACTTGACACCAAGACGGCTGCTCAGCTCCGCGAACTTCTAACACAGAAGGGTATTCCTTTCGGTAAGCGCGATGCCAAGGCTGTTCTTATCCAGCTACTAAAGGCTACTGCTTAATATAATGAAGCTGTACAATCAGCATTTAGATAAATTGGGTGAAGGATATAACCAAATTCTGGCATTTGACTGTGAGTTTTGGAGAGTGTCTGGCTCTTCAGAATTCAGTCTAATTCCCAAAACTACAGAATTCTTCAGTCCTCGCGAACTTGCTGGGTTTTTCATTAAAAAAGATGAAAAGGGTCGATGGGAATACTCTGGTCACTTTTTTGTGACATTCAGTCCTCCTAAAAATAAAGATATTTCCTTTGTATCGTCGGAATTTGCTTCAGTTTCTGCAAAAACTGCAGAGGAAATGAATAAGTATCAATCGATATTTCAATCTTCGTCAGATGTATCTCAAGATTTAATAAAAGAGTCTGTAAAAGTGTATCTTGCAGACAAGCATATTAAAAATAATCATAAACCCAATTCATGGATTAAATCTTTTTTGAAAGAATTTCAAAAATCTTTGGTGATTGTCAAGGGAACATATGATTTAGATGCCTTGAAAAACATGTGTATTTCAAATGGATATGAATACCCTGAACCTGCTGGAATATTTGATATTGCCAAATGGAATACCGAAAGCCATAAAATATGTGGAACAGCTAAGCTAGAAGGAACTTACGATTGCATTTCTCGAAATATGGACGATTCGGGAACCAAAACTCGGCGTTTACGAGATATCCTACCACTAGGACGCGCTCACGACCCTGCTTCTGATGCTGCAATGACCTTTTTAATAGCGATTTATATAGTGGCTGCTCATGAATAATAATGAAGCTCGTATCGTTCGATGTGGGCTTGCGCAATTTGGCGTTTTGCGTAATGGAAGGAACAAACAGATCCAATGTCAAAATTTTGCACTGGGATCTGATTGATGTAATGGCAGAAGGAGCAGGACATGATGCCCCAAAATGTTGGAAATGCAAAAAACCAGCAAATTGGTTGAATGGAAAAAAGGTATATGCATGTACTCTTCATAAAACTAAAAGTACAAAGCCTCCAACGAAAGTTTCTTTGAATAAGAAAACCATCGACGAACTTAAAAAAGAAGGTGAGCCATTTGGAATTCATTCAACTACAAAAAAAGGATATGTGGACATTCTTTATACGCATTATAATCTTAATGTTTGGAAACGATGTATTAAATCCACGAAACAGTGTTCAGTTGTAGATTTAAGTGTTCCTATTGCTGCTTCGCTTGAATCTCGTAGAGAACTTTGGGAAGGTGCAGATTTAATTGCGTTGGAACAACAGCCTGATAAGCGTATGCTTTGTGTCCAAGCTATGATTCATATGTGGTTTGTATGTCAAGGATACAAATGTTCTGGAGTTTCGGCAATTCATAAACTCACAAATATTGTAACGCTCGAAGATAAGACAAAAACATACAAAGGACGCAAAAGTACTGGTATTATTCATGCAACTGAACTTGTTCCAGAACCTTGGAAATCACACATGCTAAAACATCCAAAGAAAGACGATTTAGCGGATACATACCTTCAGGGTTTATGGGTAATTGAACATACAAAGTAATATCGTATTGTGCAGTGCGTTTATAATTTTCATATCAAGTCCGTAGTTCACACAAATGGGAGATATCTTCGGAGCGGACTTTTTAACAAACACAAAGATCACGGAGGCACCTGATATGACAATGGCGGATTTGGGTTCAATCGAACTTCCAGCTTTTGGAGAACTGAAGGAGGAACCCAAGCTCATGCCTAAGCTGAGTGAGACGGGACCTGTACAGACCAGCGATGGACTGAATAATTTCAATGCGGAACCGTTCTTTCAGCCATCTAAGCCTATGGCTCGCATGAATGAGGAGCATATCCTCAAGGAGAAGTACGAGATTATGCGGAAATTTGAGCGTCTCTCTAAGCTTGGTGTTCCGATGCGAAAGCGTTTCACGATTGATTCGCCGCTAGAGGAGATGAAGATGGAGCTGGAATTTATTGGTCGCGAGAAGGCGATGGACCAGACGATTAAGCAGTTCTGTGACTGGTATGTTACGGGAATGTCTGCGCTCGAGTGGAGCTCCACGAATGTAGCTTTCATGAAGGCGTTCGGACTGAACCTTTCTGGTCTGTCTGAGTCTGCCCAGATGAATGTAGCTGATATGGAGGAGGATTTCGAGGAGCTGTACGACCTGTATGGCGACAAGCTCAAGATGCACCCGCTTGTTCGTATTCCTATCCGTACTTGTATGATGGTCTATATGGTTCACCTAACAAACCAGATGGCACAGAAGTCTCCCATCCCAAACATCGACCAGATTCTGAAGACGAACCCCGATATTGCTCGTCAGCTTGCTACAGCAGCCATGCAGCAGCAGTCACAGTCGGTTCGTGGAAGTGCAGCTCCTTCACAGCCGCAGCAACAGCCTGTCCCAGTAGGTAACCCACTTGCTGGACTATCAAGCTTCATGAGCTCAATGATGCCCCCACCTCCTCCTCAACAGACAAATGTCCGCCCACCTCCTGCATCAATTAAGTCAGCCATTAAGATGCCCAAGCCACAGGTACCATTTCAGGCTCCTGCTCCCGCTCCTGCACCAGCTCCCGCTCGTGAAATGAAGATGCCTCAGGTCAATATTGACGACTTGCTCAAGACAGTCAATGCTGGCGTCAGCATGGGTCCTCCACCGCCACAGGAGACCAAAAAGGTTTCAACGACCCCAAAGAAGGGTGGATCAACGGGTAAGAATTCCGTAACAATTAAGTTATAATGGGATCAAGGCAGAGCAATACTTCATGGTGCTGGAGTCCTCGAGAAAGATGCCCTGAGCATGTGCCACCTATCCCTAAAAAAACTTATGAGGAACTTATGGAAGAAGATCGTCAAAAGAAATGGTGGGACGAAAACAAGTGGACATATATTGAAGGTAAAGCGTATGATCACACCGATAATGATTGGAATAATTAGCCGAACAATAGAGTTGCATGTGTATCGTACGCTGGCTGGTCACATTCGCGTAATCCAGCCTTTGTTCGTAAGTTCCGTTCAGGACTGTTATGCATTCCCTCGCGAGCATATGTTGAACCACGGAACAAACCTCCAGCCAGAACTACGAACCCAGCAGTTAGAAGAATTGAAACAAGTAAATCCCGAGTTCCTATAAAACAAACTGCAAAAATCGCTAACCGACGAAGAAGGATGTTTTGACCATACTCTTCATCGTTTGAGCTGAACTCGTGAACAATATACCTACTGGCTACATTCGTCAGTAATATCATTATACCAACCGTAAATGGCGAAGAAGCCACGGCATTAATATGGTCCATTACTTAATAGTTAGCATACTTTTCAACGGCGTTGCTTGAAGTTGCTGGTTTGGGATCCTGTGTTGCGGGTGGAGGAGCAGTGACAGACTTACCCGCCTTAGCATGGTGAGCCGGCTTATCTCCCTTCTTCATGATATCCTTAATTAAATCGGCAACTACTGGCTCAGGAACACCAGAAGACTTTGGCTGGGCAGGTTTCTTAGCAGCAGGCTTCTGCTCAGAAGGATCAAGATACTCAGTAACAGCCGTAGCAGTCATCATGTAAGCAATGCCCATAAAGACTCCTATAATTAAACTATGGCATACAGTCACCCATAGTATAACAGCTAGGAATAGCGCATGTCCTACTGGCGATCCTAGGAAATCCTTGATGTGCGAAGGTGGTGGGTGAGTGAAAAAGGCGACATACACGATCAGAAGCCCTACCACAACTAATTCGGTTGTAGAAAGCTTCATTTGTTATTTCTATATCTTTTCTTTTGACTTAAAGATAAGTGGGAAGGATGGCAAGCCTTGAAGAAGTTTGGGGATCGTCGTTCCCGAAAAAACATCATAATATGGCATCCAAGCATTATAAGAAGGAAGAGCCGAGGGATGCCGAAAAGGAAGGGCGTGTTTTTCCAACTCCTCAGCACCGAACGAATGCAGCTATCCAGCGTCATCGTAAGACAATTGATGACCTTTCGAGCAGTCTCCCAATTGTCCAAAATGATGAGGAGGGAGAATCTAACTTTGCTCCAGCCAAGGTCGAGCGCACCGAGCACTTTACTTCTACCAAGGCAGGGTATACCAAGCCGTTTGTAGATTACGATCCGGGTGTGAATTTTGCGTATGCACCATCAAGTTTTCAGGCAGCTGCCCATGAAGTAAAACTTGATCGTATTATGCGCATGATTGAACAGAACAAGACGGGATACGAGACACCGTCTTCACAGGATATGATGCTCTACATTTTTACAGGAGTATTCTTCTTATTCACATTTGATACATTTGTAACCTTAGGTAAGCGTATGGGATAAGTTAAGCGCGCTCGGAAATACGAGTCTCAAATGAGGAGAAGTCGTCAAATGTATTATCTAACATCTCAATTTCAAAACATAAGCTAAAGTTAACTGTACGATTTCCTGACGCTGCAAACGCACCATCAGATGTCCAGTACATAAAACCCGGATTTCCTTGCTGAGCATGTGTACGAACACGAATATGTAGACGGTCTAGTGTTCCAATAGCAGGCGAAAAGCGTGTAATATTCTCCTGAGCAGCATGGTCATTGTATTCAATGAAAGATCCATTGAGAGTTGCAGGGATTTTTGCTAAGAAACAATCGGTGTGAGTAGACTTATTTGCTGCAACTGTTGTCTCATCAGAGTAATTCAGTCCCTCTACATCAAGGAAAAAATAGTAAATGGTTGATGGTACCGCTGTATCCGCACTGTATGTTGTTGTACTTGTATTAGGTCCAACCGAGTAAGGGTGCCGTAGAGCACCAGGAGAGGAATTATTAATAAACAGAGGTGGAAACTCTCCGCTCATCAGGCGAATTGACACAACATTCTTGTAGTGACGGGGAAGATAGACTACAAAATCTCCATTCGTGTAAAACTTTGCAGTATCACGATCGGCTGAGTCTATCGATAGTACCTTCTTAACAGTCTGGAGTTTACGAACTGGGTGTGATGGAGCAACGATTGTTCCGTTGTAATCGAATGCCCTGTTCATTTGTTATATTTCACATGGGAAGTTTTACAAGTCTTATTAAACCAGCGTTTTCCTTTAGCTGTCTGTTTCGCCTTCCGAGCTAAATCAGCATCGGCAGTATAATGTGTCTTTCCACAAGTCAAAAAACTGGCAGCGCGAGCATACCCCCACTGCTGCTGGGACGCACCGGGACGATGACCTGTTCGCCAAGCTGCCATGCCGCGATTATAAGATTGCTTTACGAGAGAAAGAGGCACACCGGTCGCTTGAGAATACCCTTGGATGCCGTGGGCGTTAGGAAACTTTCGTTTCCATTCTGAGACATATTTAGATCTGCGGGTCTTTGCACCCTTATCAGTTAAAAATGGTTTGTATGCTTTTGGATTTTTCCACGACATCTTTCGACGGCGTGTTGCTGTGGATTTTCGTTGTTTGTTCTGTTTGGCGGTAAGACCTCGATGATACCTCTCGGGCCAGTACATTATATTTACATAGTCATTTTTCCCATCAGCGAACAAAGATCATTTTCCGGAATATACTGACGAACAAGCGGCTCGATATTTTGTGCGAACAGACGATAGACTACCAAATCGTAAGTTCCGGTAGTTGAAATTGAATGAACAAGGTTCTGAATCAGCAACTCACATCGCCTTCCATTCTCGCGGAGTTCAGTGATTACAGCAGGATTATCAGAAAGGATTAGAATATGATTGAAACTCGCAAAGAATTCGCGAGTCCGGATAATGAAGTCTCGATGCTTTTCAATCCATTCAGGACTAGGATTCTTTTCGGAAAGCGCATCCATCAGCATCCTGTAGTTCCCATATTTGTCTTGATCAGAAAGTGTTTCGTCCATGTCTAGTTCCATTGTTCCATTATTCACTCTTGATTTTAAGCTTGAAAAGTCCATTTTCAACGGCAATCTCAATATCCTTCTTGCAGTGAGGACACGCCAATCCCGAGTGAGGAGCAGGAGCAGGAGCTGGAGCGGGATCAGGAGTCAGCTCAGTCGAGAAGAAAGTATAACCTTGAACCTTAGCTGGTCCGTAAATAAAGTTCTTGGCTGACTTTAGCAACGGCTTACCGTGAGACTTCAAGCCTGTAAAAGCACAAGCAGGGAGCCACCGGTAATAGCTTGTAGGCATGAACTCATACCCAGGCTTATTGTGATAAGCTTCGGCATAAGATGAACCTTCAGCAACACCTTTCATAGTTTCAAGCTTGCCTTCAGGAAACAGGAACCGCGTCTTGAGGTGCTCACGAATAAACTGGACATCCTTCTTGTTGTGTGTAATGAGTCGCGCGGTTGGGACAATGTAATAAGTCTTTCCAACGACGAGATTTTCGGGCTCAATGCGCTTATACATTTTAATTGTGTGGTTACTATCTAAAATTTTGGTATAAATAAATCCATTTTCAATGGTGATGACCGTGACCACTTCCACCCCATCCAGAATGAGCTCCTGTACCACCACGACCACTCCAGTGACCACCGCGATGTCCAAATATGGGTAAACGATCGTAGAATAAAGGAAGACTATCGTACCATACAGCAACTGTACGGGGAGGACGGGTCGCAAAGTATACAACCGCACCAACTAATACCACAATGAGAATAAGTACCCAAGTCTGCATTTATACTTTAATCATAGAACCTGTTATCCAGATAGTTAGAGCTGCCGCAATTTGCGCAATAATGTAAGATAATGCCTTCATCTTACCTATCTTACCATTCGCTAAAGCCCAAGCCGTGATTGCAGGATTAAAATGACCACCTGAAATCTTACCTCCTAGCCCAATCGCAATAGCTAGAGCAGACACTATAAATAGGGGAGATGATGTGAACGCCACAGCACCAATCAGTAAGCATGTGCCAAGATATTCGACAAATGCGGGTGTATACATTTGTATTATGTTAATAAGAGAATACATATGAAGTATTTAGTAGTTAAGGGTTGGCTTGGCTTCGGGGACCGTCTTGAATCACTAAAAATGGCTGTAGCGTATGCTCAAGCCCATAATCTTCAAATTTATGTAGATTGGACGGATTCAATTTGGTCTCATGGTTCTGAATCATTTTATACATACTTTAATCTTCTTATGCCATCCCTGAAATCATTGAAGGATATTCCTGCAAATGCAACTTATTATCCTCCATACTGGAAAGGTAATATCAATAACCCATTATCCCAAGAATTGGTTGATAAACAAAAAGAGTTAGGATTACAACTCGGTGTTTTGAACAAACCCTATGATGCAGATGTAGTTGTTTTTTCAAGTATTGGAAATAGGACACTATATGAAGATTCTGGATTTTTCGCGCGGGTATTTCGAGTTGTTGATAACAGAATTCGAGATATTATAAACTTACGCCGAAGTCAACATCCTTTATCGAATTCTCTCGGGTTTCATATTCGTGGAACAGATCGGACAAAAACTCGTTTCAAGAAAGAATACAGTATTCAACTTATTGCTGTCAACGCCGTAATGCACGGAAGTTTTTCTGGTATGCCAATGGTTACGGTATCTGATGATAAAGAAAGCTTGGAAATATGGAAACGATTTTATCCAGATACAACTATATTCAGCAGTATTTCAGTAGAGAACACTAACTCTAAAGGTCTTCATAACGCCAAGAAAGACGAAATCAAAGTTTCAAAGGATGTTCTAAATTTAGATATGTTAGTTGATTTTTTTACATTAGCAAGTTGTAAGCGAATTTTGAGCACTTTCAGGGATAGTAGGTTTGCAAGAGAAGCTCAGCGATTAGCTCCTTATACGAATATGATATTAGGAAACGAATAAATTAGTTAAGAAGCATATAAGGGTATGCTTACGCTACAAGGGTACAAACTAGATAAGAAAAATGTACCCAATCTTATCCAACTCAAAACTGCACTGACTGTACGACCGTACATTCCGTCCGTCTTCGTGAAACCACAATATGTTCAAAAATATCCAGTGTTTGTTGAAACAAAGGACCATATATTTGTTCCAAAACATTACGGAATTGCTGAATTTGGACTTCCTTCAAAATCTGAGCGAGATGTTCCTAAGACAGACGGAGGATTCTGGAAGTTTGAAGGAAAGATTCGTGACAATCAAGTAGAAGTAATAAACTCTTATTTAACTCCTGAACCAAGAGACGGTATTCTCTCGCTCCAAACTGGTGGAGGTAAAACAGTTTGTGCACTGTATATCGCTTCCCAAATCCAAGTTCCTACAATTGTTCTAGTTCACAACACTTTCCTACGCGATCAGTGGATTGAGAGAATTAAAGCTTTTCTTCCTAAAGCCCGAATTGGGTCACTTCAGGCAGATGTTGTGGATATTGACAATAAGGATATTACGGTAGCTATGCTTCAAAGTGTAGCTTTGAAAGAGTATCCTTCCGGAACTTTCGAGCGGTTTGGTCTTGTGATTGTCGATGAGTGTCATCATATTGCTTCTGAAGCTTTCTCTCGCGCTGTCCCCAAACTCACTTGTAAACATATGCTGGGTCTTTCAGCTACTCCAGAGCGGAAAGATAGGCTCATGAATGTGATTAACTGGTTTCTTGGTCCGATGCTTTATAAATCGGATGCTGGGGATAAAGTTGACGAGAAAGTTAAGGTGGAAGTGTATGAATTCACAGGAGACGAAAAGTATAATGAAATTATTTACAACAATTCCGGAGTTATGTTCACGACTTTGATGATTAATAAGGTTGTAGAATATGAACCTAGAAACACGATGGTTGCTGGACTTATTGAAGATTTAGCTGATGAAGAAGGTAGACAGCTCTTGGTTCTTACAGATAGAGTAGGACATACAAAAACTCTATTTGATCTTCTTCCTGATCACAAGAAGGAAATGGCTTGTATTCTGGGTCGCGATGTTCCCGCAAAAACTCGAGCTGAATGGTGTGCTTCAAAGAAGATCCTTATCGCAACTTACCAGATGTGCAAGGAAGGATTTGATGTCGCGACATTAAATACTTTGGTTATTGCCACTCCTCGTCCAGATGTCGACCAGATTGTTGGACGCATTCTGCGAGTTGAAAAGAAGGGAAGAAAGGTGGATCCCCTAATTGTAGACATTGTCGACGAATCGTTCAGGCGTCAGTTTCAGGAACGTTTGAGTTTGTATAAAAAGAGAAACTATAGTGTCGAGAAAATGAAACTCTTATAGAAGTAATGGGAAAGACGCGTCGGAAACGCGGAGATAAAAAAACACGCCGCGGCGGGAAGATTTTGGGCGAAGGGAAGTTTTCCATAGTTGTAGACCCAGCTATTCCGTGCAAAGATAAACGGGATATGTCTAAATATGTGTCTCGCTTATCAAAGCGCATGAAGTGGGACGATATCGCATCTAAAGATCATCCAAAACTCATGAAGAAACTTGCAGAATTAGATCCAGACCAGAAATACTTTTTTTATCCACAGTATTGTGAACCGGGTCCTATGTTAAAGGAAAACAAGTTGGATGGAGTAAATTACGAAAACAAGAAGTATTCAGAAATTATCCTTCGTGGAAACGATGTTTGGAACTCGTTAGGTCGCAAAAAACGGTCATGGCGAGGATTTTTAAAGGGTAAGAAAATGGGTAAAAAGGTAGAGTTCGCTGGACGAACGCAGGAACAACTTGATCACTTAAAGAAAGCTATTGATTTGTTACACGATAACGATATTGTCCATCACGATCTTCATGGACAAAATGTGATTATTGCCGATGATGGAATGCCTCGTATTATAGATTTTGGGTTTGCTACGGTAGATTCCCCACAGTCTGCTATTGAACTTGAAAAAGCCTATATAGATTTCGCTTGGCCCAGTTTAGATGTGAATTGGTTCAAGAGTCGTTAATATAATACGATTTAATAAGTGCAAGTGCTCGTGAAATAAAACTTTGTTTGGGTGTCACAAATGGAGTATTCATATCCCAAGATAGAGGATACTCTGATTTTTTAACATATTTGACATCATACTTCATCTGAAGCCAGTAGTTGTGGCGTATACGATGAAGAATGGTAATTTCATTGGTATGGGGATTGTAATTCACAACTCGTCCACTGACTCCACCAATCTTATCGACAAAAACTGTATCATTTGAATGGAACATTCCTTACTTTAAATACCATCGCCTTCGTCAAAATCAAATCGTCCTCCTGCATTTGAATAATCATCTTGAGGACGGTCGGCTTTATCTCCATAATCTCCGTAATCAGTTTCAATAGGAAGACCATTATTACCTAATCCATCATCATCCTCACCATCGCGACGACTAAATCCTCCTTCAGGAACTTCTTCATCAAATTCTGGTTCTTTATTTCCTTTTTCAAATGCAGGTTCTTCATAGTTATACTCTTTGGCAAATATCTCACGGTCTTCATTCGTAATAATGAATGGCGCAATACCAATATCTAATAACTTTTTGGTAATTTCACGCTGCTCGTCATTCATTGCGCGCATGCGCATCTTGAATGTTTCTCGTTCCTTAGCGCGTGTGACATTCACTTCAGTTTCAGCTTCTTCTTTTTTAATAAGAATCATTCGTAGTGATAAATCACGGTTCATAGCTAATCGCAATCCTTCAATAAGTTTATCTTCTCCCTTAATTTCATCAAATAATTTGTACAGGATTCCACGAGTTGCATCACGAACAAGAGCTCCTGATTCGCGAGTGTTTAAAGAAGTCGCAAATGTACGATACGGAATGATTTTAGAAACAGAATACTTTAAATCTGAAAGAATATCCAGAATACGATTTAACAAAGCAATAAGTGCAATACCGTCAGTATCTGATTTAATAAATCCTTCAATTGCATCAAGCTTTACTGATTTCGGGAATCCCACTTTAAATAACCGAGCAATTTCCTTACTTTCAGGAAACTCAAATTTGTACTTGAAAGTTTCAGGAACCAAAAATTTAAGTGCTTTTGATGGATTCAGAGTTTTCCATAATTCTAAACTGTCCTGAACAACGGTGGGCATAAGTTTTCCGGACATTACGCCGTACGGTTTCAAAGATATGCACTCTCCCTTCTTCTCAGGTCCAAACCGTTCACTTGGAGCAAATTCGTACTTTGGAGGAACAATAGCTGGTAATTTGATTTGATTGACTTCTGCTGTATCTTCAACTGTAGCGTATCGGGCTTTAGCGGATTCAAATTCAGTCTTGAATTTCGTGTATGCCTGATTCAGGTAACGGGTCGTTTCGTCACGGACTTTACGCTTATTTGTTTTCAGAGCGCGGAGAACGGTGGCTACCGGTTCCTTGAATGAATTTGGGAACTCTTCGAATGTATTGTTGATTGAAAAAATCACAGAATCAAGAACTGGCGAATCTTGAGGATCAGTTGAATCACGAGGGTACCCTGAAAGTTTCAGTACTTTCGAACCGAAAGACCTACGAGGAATGAGGAAAGGATTGTGAATCTGTAATAGAACAACGGCAGCAGCAATTCCCAAGATTCCTTCTACTCGACGCTTATCTGGAACACTGAGTTTAGCACTCTTTCGCGCGGCAGCAGATACTTCGCGCAAATTCCCAATAATTGGAAGAAGTTGGCTTTCTGTAGGAAGAATTTGCAGAATTGAAAAAACAGTGTACAAAATCGCTTCGCCGGCATTATTGGCATCAAACAGTGAACGCAGAGCAGTCAACGAGTTAGTGAATGACGGGGGATGAGATTCTCCATGGTAAACTTGACCACTTTCCAGAACATCATGGGATACAATTGGGTTACCGTTCTCATCGAAATCATCTTGAGCTACAAATACATCAGCGTTGACTCGTTCACTGCAAAACTTACATACTTGAAACCCTTCATCAACAGCTGTCCAAGTATTGTAAAATGCAAGTCTATCATGCTCCATATCTCCTCCTAATTGAGCCAAAGTATGCAAACACACAACAAACTTATTATTGACATCAATGTACTGATTGTTTTGGACATTCAAATCGCGAACAAGTAAATTAATATTATGCAACTTATCAGCATCTTCAAGTTCCGTGTCCTGAAGTATAATTTTAATATGTGTTCGCATTTCAGAAGTTTCAATTGAATCAAATTTTTCGTATACTGTTTCCGTTGGTTTTTGAGGGAAAAATTGAAAAATCTTGAGAAGAAGCTGGTGTTCACGCATAAGTTCATTTGGAGTGGTATCTGTCCAAGCTTTTTTTCCTTTCGATACTTCATTGCTCTTTTCCTGACCAATATACGAAGTGGGAACACAAACACCTTCTTTTAAACGGTAGACTCCTGACGCCAAAAACTCTTGGAATGTATCTATCTTCAAGCATTCAGCTGGCGTTGATTCGGGGAATACTGGCACTGGTTTTTCACCAGGAGTATCTGGAGGAACACGACCTGCATCTCCAGCTTTTGTCTGAATCATTTTCACTACAAGTTGACCATTATCTTCCTGATTCATCAACCATTTGCGGGGAAAAATAGACCGACTCCATTTTGGATAATATGCTTTCTGAATATCTTCATTTGGAGATACTTCATCTTCATCAATTGGAAAAACGATGGATAAAGGCGCTGGAGGTGTAAGTATGTTATCTACGGGAGGAAATCGTTGTTTCCATACACTCCATGGAATTTGGCTTAGGTTCACATCATAAAGTTTTAAGTATTTCAATCCCTCAACATATGGGTCAGTTGTTGACGGAACTGCGTGAGACACAATAGCTTCAATTGAAGGAAAAATATCATTTAGGGGTTCATTGGTAATATATTTTGATTCACGACTTGATGATAGGAAAGGATGGTCAGTTAATGGAGTTGGAATTTCCAATGGGCGTTCGCCAATATAGTATCCGATTTTGCGAACATCGTCGCCAGTATTTGCCACTGGAATGGGCAGAATCTCAAAAGAACTATCTTCATGATGAACAGTTTTTGTGCGATTGTATAAACTTAATCCTACAATTGTATTTTTTCCTTCTTCATTTGAAAAAGTTTCGGACTTTGTGAGTGGAACTCCATATGTACCTTCGGATTTGTATGGGCGGGGCATAGCAGCTAACATCTGTGGGTAAAAATTTGGGTTTGAACGACGGCTCTTATCAAATATCGGAACCCAATTCTCAGCGTAAGGGTAAGCTTCATACTTAAACGGTCCATAAATAGGTTTAATCCAAGAAACATTTACGGATTTTCGTGATAAGTCAATTTTGTAATTGGTTTCGGTAACAACAACATTGTTGCCGTATAAAATTTGAATACGGTCTACTTCATTCTGAATTTTCTTGTACTCTGCACGCGTAATGTATTTCTTCTTAGGAAGAACCTTATTGAAGTAGTCATCAAGCTGTTCAGATAAAGTGAAAAACCGTAGTTCTTCGGGTCGTTCTAATTCTTCTTCAAAGGTGATAGTGTCTATTATTTCGAATTCTGAAGGTTCAAACACCAGATCCTTCTCCATCGTTATTCTCTACTAGCAAACAATATTCCTCGATAATTCGCTTCGCCTTCGTGAGCACGCTCTCGGGAGACTTTTTAGTTGTGAACTGTAGTTTCATCATTGGCTTGAGAGGATGAAGAATATCATAAGACGCAAACTCTACATCAGGATCGGCGTAGAGGACTTCCTGAATAAGAGCACCCAGAGTATGACCACCCTGTTCGATTGACACACTGTATGGCGGTACAGCATTAGGGATATCCTTATCGTACTGCTCGTGGCTAATATTCTTTAGAGCCTCATTCATGTAATTATCAAGACGCTTCCGGAGAATATGAACAGCCATTGAGAGGAGCTCTCGAGACTTCAGGACTCCAATGCTCTCAATGGTGAGCTCGAAACAGTTAGGGCGTCCATCCTTATCGCGACTGAATGAACGCTGAACCATAAAGTTATCGAATAGACGGGGATCGCCGCCGCCATCAACATGAACCTTACGGTCAGCCTTCGCGAGGTCGGGATCTACATGCCACTTGACTGAAGCAGTACATACATGCGAGGCATTTTCTGCATCCAACTCAAGACGACCCGTAATATGTACAATTTCGCCGGCACGAAGCTTCATAAACAAGCTGGGCGTATCAAAATCGCGGTCGTGCATCATCAAACCTTCATTACCAGCCTCTACCACAAAGTCATCAGTCGTAACCTTTCGAGCTTCCTTATTTTCCATAATACGAAGCTCAATCTTCGCATCCTTGATTGTGGCGGAATCTGACGGCTTGACATTCACAGGAAGACGCTGAGTACGATGCTTGAGCATTTCATGTGGAATCTGTGAAGTATTTTGAAGGATTTGGATATCGCCAATAACGACTCGAGGAATACCTGTAATGAGAATGCGTCGAAGAGCATTCACAAACCCCAGTGGGAAATTCTGAAGCTCGCAGTAGTATTCGAAGCCCCGATTGGAAGTTTTGATATTTTGAACCTTAGCCATCTTAGTTGAATCCATACTTCGTTATGTTTGATTCCGTTTTTTTCCTGAAAACTCATAACCCAATGGCACAGCCTTATTTATTTTATAGCGATCGAGATCCCAATTCAAAGCAGATTATTGAGACGCTTAAGGCTCTGAATAAGGCTGGACTCTACAAGTTTGTAGATGCCCTATCTCTCCAACCAAATCAGCGCCCTCAGTGGCTAACAAAGGTACCTACGCTCTATATTCCTGACACAAAGGAAGTTATCGTAGGAAAGGATATTTTTGGATATATTGCTAAGCCCACCAATTCTCGCAATGAACTCCCAACAAAGCCCGCGGATGGTGCATCGAATCCCCAAAATCAAATTGGTGATTTATCTCCGTGGGGTTTTGAAGGTAAGGGAATGATTGGCGAGTCATATTCTCTATGGGATAACCCTACCCAGTTTGCAAATAACGAAGGAGGTAGCTTATACACCTTCCTTGGCAATGTTGTATCTGGCGGTGGTTCTTCTGAACCCACATCTAAGAACACTATTGATAAGTCCAAAACATCTTCAAATTCTGATGTTGGTAAGCGGATGGAAGAAATGATGAATCAGCGTAAGGCGGAGTTTGGAGGAATAGATCGTAAGTAACTACCTGCGCCGACGACCACCTGAAGATACATCACTAATTAAATTTACGCCTGCATACCCTTGTTTCCATACAGGAGTGAACAAAACTCCCATTAACAGAATTGCCATTGAACTTCCGATAATCATCCAGTGAATTACTTCTTGTTGTGATCCTGTTGGCACATATTTGGGAATCCACCAGTATACTCCAGATGTTTGTAGTGCAATAATAGCAACGAAGAGCACAATCATAGAAATACTCATGGTATCAAACTCAGTTTTTAAAGAAGTTAACAAAAATAATAATGCTGAATAAGTAACCATTGCCCAGTGAGTCGCATCATCTTGCTGGTCAGCTGCTACATATTCAGGAATGATAAAAAACACAATTAACAGCAGGAAAAGCAAAGTTACTGCTGTTATTCCGTAAGTTATACGTACATCCATTACAATTATTATGAGGTTTTAATAGAAAGTACGCTACTTGAAATAATGGCATCAAAGCAAGTACTCACTCAGGCATTTTTTGACCAGTTCATGTCATTTTCAACTGAACTTTGTGAAATGTATCCTGATGATGCAGATTTTTCAATGTTTTCATCTACGCTAAAATTGATGAAAATGACCAATCCAGCACTAGTTGTAAAGTATGTCCGTGATAATGTTATCCAGTTTGAGGACAAAATCATGAAAAAAGATGAATCTTTCTTTCTTGATTATGATTTTGCAGAATATGCAGAATCTGTAGATATGAACATTTTCCAAAAGCTTCGTCAGTATATTGCCAGTATGAGTCCTGCATCCAAGAACAGTGTATGGACTTATATTCAGAATATTGTTCGTCTAGCCAAGGCTCTCAAGTGAAATAGTATCGAACCCATATAAATCACGAGGCTCTAAAGTTTGGAGTTCTTGAATAGCATCTTCTGGACTTCCAAAGTTTCGGAATAGTATTTGATTCACTTCTGCAGGTGACCAACGGTAATCAAGTTCTGGAGTTGTCCAGTCTTCAAATTCGCGATCGTAGAAACTACTAGCCATTTCACGAAGAATCTCGCGATTACACTTCTTGAAATGGACTATCATATCTATCCGACCTGGACGAATCAAAGCCTTATCAATTCGCTCAGGATAATTAGAAGAAATAGCAATAATACGACCTGAAGTTTCAAGTGTTCCATCCAGAAGATTCAGTAGGAAAGAAAGATCAATAACTTCTGGTTCATCTTCGTCCTTATGCGCTGCAGCCCACGCATCTTCAGGAGACTTTTCCTTTTTGGGTTCGGGTTTTTTAAATTCACGGCTTAGAACAGCATCTCCCATTGCATCAATATCTTCAATAACATACAGACGCTCGTGAATTGGAATGGTGTACTTTTCTACAGTAGTACCATTATGGACATGTATATCGTCATTGTAAAATAAGTGGGTGAGCTGAGCCTTAGTTTTGATTTGACTTAAATGAATATTAATGATGTGGCGATGAGCAGTATTTGCAATTGCCTTAATTGATGAAGTCTTTCCACATCCCGGTCCACCATGAAACATGAACCCTAAAGTGTATGGAATGCCCTTATCTTCATACCAATCCTTGCGCTTCATGAAGAATTCCATATGATTACGGACTTTCTGGCGCTGTTCAAAGAAAACATTATCAAAAGTACGGGTCGTATGAAACTTGTGTTTCGTATAAATGAGGTGGGTGCTAGGTAAAGGATTCTGACTTGATCGCTTATTTTTTACAGTAGTCATCATATCAAAATAATAGAGTGAAGTTCCGAGCTTATTTGCTTGAGTACGCTCATAATCTGCATTACATCGATCTACAAAGTCGCGAAGGTACTGTGACTCATGATCATAACAGAAAATACGGAACTTTACATTATCAAGTTCACCCTCCGTATGTTTTAAAGCCGTTAGTTGAAAGTATATATCGGTTTCTACCATAATTGGCTCAAACTCGTTCGGAAGATAATCTTGGTGATTGACGAAAAGAAGGTTACGAATAGCGGGAATATGGCTGACATAATGAACGACTGAATCCATCCGATTTTGGCTGGTACTTACAGTTTGTCCTTGTTTTCCGGTAGTCTTCATCACACGCTCGCACTCAATTGTTGCACGAATAGTCTTATTTGGCGGAGGAGGAGGAGTTGAAGGTTGAATTCTCTTTCGCTGGCAAACAATTTCTTGTAAGCGTGGATACCAGTAAGAATATGATGAAACAATCTTATCAAAAACGGTAACCCCAATAAAACTGTATAACGGATTTCGTCCCATACCCATTGACATTCCCATTGTGAGGAGCATCTGGTTTCTCATAGCGTCAGCAATACCTGTCTGTTGCATTATTGGTTATGTACAGCATTATGAAAACGGAATTATTTCGCACAGAGTTGTAGTTATCAACAATGGGTGAAGTACTGTCTGTCCAAATGCCTCAGCAAATCATCAAGCGCGTTCGCCCGTCCAACTGGGTATTTTCCGCCCCTCCAATCAAGCGTCCTCGTATCTTCGCAGATGATGGAGCCAAGGCGCCAAATCTAGATAAAATCGCAGTGGTAAACTAAATGGCTACTGCTAAACCCCGCACGGATGTTGATACGAAAGAAGAACATACGGCTATTGAAATGGAGCCAGTATCTGCCGCTGGTCGGAAGCGCCGCGCATCTCGTCGTCGCGGCGGGTTTCGTGAGCAGGGAGTAAATAGTGCATCTCCCGTTCCAGCTGTAGGACCTCAGGGTCCTCTAGGTGGTCGTCGTCGTACTCGCAAATCTAAGGGTCGTAAAAGCCATACTCGTCGCCATTAATTAGGTACGGCGAATACACATATCCAGTGTAGGAACATTCACATTCACTGGCTTCGACCTTTTTAATCGTAGTTGTTCAGATGCCTTTTCTACAACATCAGAAGAAAGAGATACATACTTTTTAATATCGCGTAGCGGTCCCTGAACATTCATAGATGGAAACAGGAGTCGAATAGGATGAAGTTCAGAAAGAACGATATTGTTATCTCCAGTAATATAGTCGCGATACTGCTGAATATCTAAAGGTCCACCAAAGAGTCGAAGTAGACTTCGTGGTGGGGCAGGCGATAATTCACGATTTATATAAAGTGGAGCATACAGATGACCTAAAAGCGCATGTCGATTCCACTTAATTGATTCAGATACCTTATTATCCATATAATTGTAGGATAGTGCACATTCAGGTGAACAAAAGTACCCTTCGCAAGAGTAGATGTTATTATACACATCAAATGAAAGAGGTAGAACAGACCCTACCCAATTGAAAGTATGGCAACACCAAAAACATGCCGTCTGGGGAGAATACCGTTCAACTTGTACTTTTGAAAGAACAGATTTCAGTAGATCAGTATTAAACCTTTCAGCACTCTTAGTGGCTTCAACAGTATTCAAAATTTCTGAATAAGAAGTTGAATCCCCAGCAGGAGCAACTGCATCCGCATTCTCCGAAACCTTAAGGAAGAATACTACCGGAGAATCGTCTACCTGTGTTGTCTTCGCCGTTACTTTTGCTTTTCTCGGAGGCATTTAGCTTTAATAATCTTCAACTGTCAAAATCAAAGATGAGAATAGTATGTATGACAAATGAAGGGCAACTTCCAATGATGAAAAATATGCTTAATTCTGCATTGAAAGCTGGTTTACCTATGTCAAGCTTTCATTGTTACATACTTTCAGACCAAAAATCAGAAGCAGCATATAATACCCCCGAGTTCAAAAAAATAACAGTCAAAAAACTTGAAGTGATTTTGATGAATATGCAGTTTGGAGAACCAGTTGTGTGGGTTGATAATGATATTGTATTTTTTAAAAATTGTTTGAACGATTTATTATCATATCAAGAATCATTTGTTATGCAGGATGATTTGTGGGGATTCTGTACTGGTTTTTTTCTGGTAAGACCATCTACATTCACAAAATCACTTATACAAAAATGTATAACCTATATGACTTCCCAACCAGAAAGTAAAGAAAATGATCAACATGCTTTTAATAAATTTTATAACCAAATTCCAACAATTACTTTAACAAAATTACCTCAAAATAAATACCCAAATGGATACGTCTATTCAACTTTATTAGATAAAACAACTGCTTATATGATGCATAATAATTATATGATAAAAACATCAGAAAAGGTTCAAAAATTCATCAAAGATGGCAATTGGAATCCTTCAGATTCGGGATATGAATTAACACATAGATACTGCATCTAAAACGAATTTAAACAGACAAGAAATTGTAGGTATTCAAGAAGATGGATCTGTCAAAGCAATACCGTAAACATACGCATCGCGAACACATTCTTTCTCTGCCTGATACTTACATCGGCAGCATTGAGAATACTTCAGAAGAACACTACATTATCGATGGTGAATCTTTCAAGAATGAAACTGTAAATCCATTCAATCCAGGCTTCTACAAGCTCTTTGACGAGCTACTTGTTAATGCACACGATCATGTCGTGCGTCTGCGCCAGCGCCAGTCACCAAATCCAGTAAAGAATATCGCCATTTTAGTAGACGACAATGTCATTACTATCCGTAATGATGGCGAGTCGATCGATGTCGAAAAACATCCGGAGTATGGTTGCTATATTCCCCAAATGATCTTTGGCGAGCTACTGACTTCTACAAACTACGATAAGAACGAGAAGAAGCTGGTGGGTGGCAAGAACGGTTACGGCGTAAAGCTAGTAAATATCTTTGCTAAAAAGCTGGTTGTTACGGTTATTGATGGGACTCGTAACTTGAAATATGTTCAAACTTTTGAGGACAATATGTCCAAGATTGGTGAGCCAGTAATTAAGCCTTCTAAAGTTAAGCCGTATGTCGAGATATCATGGACGCCCGACTTTGCTCGGTTCGGATGGAAGTCCGCGGCAATCCCTACAGGGATCCTTAATGTCATTCAGCGACGCGTTTCCGATCTCGCAATGACAGTTGGGAAGGAAGTTAAAGTTACATGGTGCGGCACACAAGTTCGGTTCCGCGACTTTACAAGCTATATCTCCTGGTACCTTCCGAAAGATGCAGTCGTTCTCGCAGAGGTGCCGCAGTTCGGATGGCAGGTTGCAGCCAGCGATACTCCGACGGACAAGTTCTTTAGCGTGTCCTTTGTCAACGGTATTTGGACGCGATCGGGCAAGCATGTGGATGAAATTGCTAATCAGATAGTTTCGTATTTTGTGAACCATCTGGAATTGAAGAAGAAGTTGAAAGTCAAACCTTCACTCGTAAAAGATTCGTTGTCAATCTTCATTAACTGTTTGGTTGAAAATCCAAGCTTTAACAGCCAGACCAAAGAAGTCTTAACTTCCAAAGTTTCATGCAAGTTGTCCGAAGATTATCTCAAGAAACTGGTGTCCAAGTTGGGAGTCGTGGAGCGTGTGATGGCTCAGCAGGCGGTTAAAGATACGAAAGAAGCATCAAAGACTGATGGAAAGAAGCAGTCCAAGATTACGGGTATTCCAAAACTAGATGATGCAGTATATGCTGGCACAGCCAAGAGTCATGAATGCGTCCTGATTCTGACTGAAGGAGATTCAGCGAAGGCGATGGCACTGAGCGGTCTCTCGCAGGAACAGCGTAAGCTTTACGGCGTATTTCCGCTGAAGGGTAAGCTGTTGAATGTTAAGGATACGAGTGCAAAAAAAGTCGAGATGACCGAGGAAATTGCGAATCTAAAGAAGATTATTGGGTTGGAATCAAATCGTAAGTATACTGATATCAAACCGCTGCGCTATGGTCGAATCATGATCATGACTGATCAGGATTATGATGGCTCGCATATTCGCGGTTTGCTCATCAATGTATTCCACGAACTGTGGCATGAACTCATCAAGATTCAAGGATTCATTACTTACATGGCAACTCCGATCGTTAAGGCGACGAAAGGTAAAGATGTTCGTTCATTCTATACTCAGTACGATTACGAAGAGTGGCGCAAGACTGCTGCATCAAAGAACTGGGCTGTCAAGTATTACAAGGGATTGGGTACTTCTACAAGTACTGAAGCCAAAGATTATTTCAAGTCCCTGAATGTTATTCCGTATGCATTCGCAGAGCAGAGTGATGAGAAGATTGATTTGGCGTTCAATAAAGCTAAGGCGGATAACCGTAAGGATTGGCTAAAAACTTACAAGCGTGAAGATATTGTAAACACGACTCCCGGTAATTCCTTGAAGTACGAGGATTTTGTCGATAAAGACCTCATTCACTTCTCGAACTACAATTTGGAGCGGTCTATTCCAAATGTTATGGACGGACTGAAAACTTCACAGCGTAAGATTTTGTACTCTGCATTCAAGCGTAATCTCAAGCATGAGATTCGCGTAGCTCAGTTTGCCGGCTATGTTTCCGAACATTCCGGCTACCATCACGGCGAGGCGTCGTTGAATGATACGATTGTAGGTATGGCGCAGGACTTTGTGGGTTCTAATAATCTGCCATGGTTTGTTCCACAAGGACAGTTCGGAACTCGATTGCAGGGTGGCAAAGATTCCGCATCGCCTCGTTATATCCACACTTATCTCCAACCTCATGTCGCAGATTTGGTTCCCAGCTCGGACTTTGATTGCCTGAACTATCGTGACGACGATGGTCTGCCGGTTGAGCCAGATTGGTATGCTCCAATTCTTCCGATGCTGCTGATTAACGGTTCTCGCGGTATTGGTACTGGATACTCAACTTACATTCCCCAATTTAATCCTCGTGAACTCAAGGATGCCATCGTGGAGTGGCTGGAGAAGGGAACTGGTCTGAACCGAGAGTTTGCACCCTATTACTCCAAGTTTAAGGGTAAGATCACTAAGCTAAATAAGACAGATTATGAGGTCACTGCTAACTTCAACATTTCTGGGGAGACGATCACGATTACTGAACTACCGATCGAGACATGGACGATGGACTTCCGCGAGAAGCTTGATAAACTACTTGCGGACGGTACGATCAAGGACTATTCAGATACCTCTACGGACACGGATGTTTATGTCACGGTCAAGGGCGGTCTTACCGAGGTCCAGAAGCTACTGGTTGACAAGATCAAGATGACGAATATGCACGCTTTCAATTCGAAGTGTGTTATTGAGAAGTATGATTCGCCGAATGCGATTCTTCACGAATATGTTGGTGTTCGACTAGAGCTATACCAGAAGCGATTGGAGTTCATGCTCAAGACACTGCGCGATAAGCTGCCGTATCATGAGAATGTTGTGCGGTTTATTCGGCAGCAGTGTGAGGAGAAACCTCGTCCTGAACTGCGACGCAAAACTGCCGAAGAGTGTGAGAAGCTACTTACTGCCGAAAAGTTTGATAAGATTCGTGATGGGTTTGATTACCTGCTCAATCTCCCGATTGCATCACTTACACTGAAACATGCTCAAAAACACGAGAAAGATCTGGCAGATCTGAAGGCTCAAATTCTGGATCTTGAGGGAAAGAATGCTAAGTCTTTGTGGCTATCCGATTTGGCAGCGCTAAAGTTCTAAGATTAAAATAGTTATAACCAGTCTAATAACCAGTCTTTTTAAGTTATCTTCATTATATATGTTATGTATTGACGACCAACATCATTCGTACCAGTTTGAGCAGCAGCATAATACTGACCAGTCTGCCAAGTATCACTTCCTATAGTTGTTCCAGTTCCACTCGCCATGACTGTAGCGATACCGCTCATATTTGGTGTTCCATTTGTTCCATCACAAATTTGCCAGCCGGCGGGAACTGTTCCAGCAAGACCATACCACATAACAACTGTTCCAATAGGAATTGTAGTTCCTGGTGTTCCTGGCGTTCCCTGAGGCCCTTGTGGTCCTAATGGTCCTATAGGTCCCTGTGCTCCTGTCGGTCCCGATCGACCAGTATAACCAGTTGTACCTGTAGGCCCTATTTTTCCAGTAGGTCCCTGAGCTCCAGTAGGCCCTTGTCCTGGAGATAAAGTAGTCACAACTTGACTTACCGAATTTCCATCTGTCCAAAACTCTATTTGACCAGTTGTTCCAACACCTCCAGTAAATCCTGTCCATCCTTGGTTAAGTGCAGGTACCGTATAAAAATCAACTAAAAAGTAATCGGTTAAAGGATTATTTAGAGTAACTGCACTTGGAACTTGAATATTAAAGTTATAAGGTGTATTATCACCAGCTAAAGGATTGTTAATTTGGATTAGAGGACTTGATGCTATACCTGTATCTCCACCAAGCGTATGTAATAAAAGGTTTGCATATAACCCAACAGGAATAGTTTTAGATGATAAACTATATGGTTTAATAAATGAATACACTTCAATAGAAAAACTCCATGAACCTACAGGAATTACCGAAACACCAGGATCACCGGGAGATGTTTCAAACCTTCCTAAAAAGAAAGGACCTGTAGTACCAGCAACTGGATTTATGTAAGAAAAATATCCAAGGTAACCTGATCCAGGGTAATTTGGGTTTTCTGGAGCATTATTAATAATTGCGCTTGCAGAGAATGGTCCAGTATATCCTAAAGCAGGTTGAGTAGATGTAGGGTTCTGGGCGTGAAAGTAATATATTTTTCCAGATGAAAAACCATTTGTTCCAGGTGTTCCAGGTGTTCCAGGTGTTCCAGTGGGTCCAGCAGGACCGGCGGGGCCTTGAGAACCCGTACTTCCACATACAGTCGTAACTAAACTTGTTTGTTGAGCAGTCCACTGACTCGCCGAAAGAAACGGCATTATGTTTAAACTTAGATTTTCATAATTATGTATTAACACAAGTAATGGCAAAGCAGGAACAGCCAACATACCAAGAACTGTTGGCAGAAGTATATGAAGAAAATGCCAAGAGTAACTTAGTTTATCAGCAGGAATTTGAAAATGAAGATGCAGAACCGTATGAGGACGAAGATTATTCAGATAAAGACTTGGAAGATAAGGACGAATTCAATAAATTTCACGGTAATCGAGGAAAGCCTGAGCATGTAATTAAACCTAAGGCAAAAACTGATATAACCGGCAAGACTAGTTACAATATTGACAGACATATTCGAACACACGCCATCAATATTGATGGACGGTTTCGTGGAAGTATTCTTATTACTAAACCCGCGTTAACTTGCAACAGTACAAGCACTACTTTTTTAGGATCAAACTCTGCGAATTTTGCATTCAATCCGTCACGGCAGTACAAGAATGTACATTCAATTCGTTTGACTTCATTTGAGTTCTATAACAGTTTCTATACTTACTCTGCGATTGATCCCGCAACAGGTATTGGGCGCGGAAACACAACTTTTAAATTTTTAGATTTTGGTCCTACCGGAAATCCTTTTCCAGACACACCTCTTAATACATACGATGTTACAATACAGAATGGAAATTGGGTAATTGTTGATCCAATCTTAAACCCAGAGGCAGATGATTATAATTTATTATATCTACTCCAAGAGTATATTAGAACATTTCCTGGATTTACAACATCGTTTAATGTAGGGTTAAATCCTGTTTCTAACTTAGTAACTTTTCAAGATATTAATCGTTTGTTTGCTCTTCAGTTTCCTGTGACAACTGATAATCCATATGGTAATGGTATAGGATACAATTTAGGATTTTACGGGACATACTACGCATCTGCATATGGAACTCCTTTACCACCGCGTTATAACCCAGGATTTAATGAGATCACTGGAGATACAATTTACGATTCAGTTGAAGATACTTATGTGTACTTGAAAATCAATGACTATGATATTATCAAGCACCTGAATGCCGACCAAAGTGAATTTGGAGCATTCTTGAAGATTCCTTTAACTGCACCCAAGAATGCAGTTCAGTTCATGAGTTCTACAACAAATACAACTCAGCGTGAGTACACCTTTCCCCAACCAACCAATATTTCAAGTTTCTTGTTTGAGATGTTAGATGCTTATGGAAAGACACTTCAAATGAACGGATCAACTTTTTCTGTAACTCTTGAAATTCAGGAGGTGTTGCAGTCAGATATTTACGAAAAAATGTTAGAACTGTAAGTATAATATGGAGAAGTCAGTCATAGAACAGATTCAGGATCCATGGGTGGAAAACCGTTACAATATGACTTCTACTTCAGCGCAGTACCCTGCTCCTCAGCATGGAGGACGTGTTCCAAACATTAATGCCCCCGAGTCTCGCGACTTCCCAGCCCGCCAGTATTCGATGTACACTGGCGGAACACCCATTGCTGGATTCACGCCTCGACAGGATCTTATTGGACATGTTCACAAGCCTACGCCTTTGAACGAAGTGTTTTTCAGCGAGGCGAATATTGAAAAGCTTCAGGTAGATATTCGTGAGCAGGTTTATCGCATGAGCGGTGACAAAAAGTTCATGATCGATCGCCAGAATGATGATGATCTAAAAATTATTATGCGCAGCTATTACCTCTCATTCGCCCAGAATAACCCAGCCACAGTAGCTGAAGAGCTCGCTGATCTAAACGGTCGTGTCGTGGGATATGCCGCTGGTCGTATTTATTCAGAGGTGGATTTTCATATGTTTTATCGCAAGGATCTGGAGGAGTTTGCTCCACCTATTGCCAATCCTATGAATACAGCCTCATACGGAACTCGTACAGGCGAACTCAAGTCGTTTTTTTAAGACCTAAAATCATTTAACATGTAATCAATGGAACTCACAAAATTTTACGGAAAGACATACGGAAAGGAAAATTCCCAACTGTATGTATTTGAAGAAACTTGGGACTCGTTTCGTCCTATTTCCAAAGTTGTTTGGAATGGTAAGAAGTTTGAAATAGTTGATAATATCTATAAGACCGACTTATTTAGTCAGTCATACGGTTACGGAAATATGCAAATGAAGGTAAGGTGCCGGAACTTAACTGCCGAAACAGAGCTTGAGAATACAGTAGATATTCTCAACCCTACCGACTTCTGGGCATGGTGTGGAACTCCAACCGAATGGGTTCGTGATCGATTCATTGCCCTGAGTTCTAAGTGCGGAGACAAGAACTGGAAGAAATTTGTGATGTATTCGAACTCTAAACCACGAACATTACGGCATCCTCCTGCCGGGCGTTTAACTAAGCGTTTACTGCGTAGGTAATTTAAAATACAAATGAAGGTCAACATCATTTCAAATTTTAGACCTAAGACTGGACTCATGCAGGATGTAGGAATTTTACGCGGCATTGTTTCAGCAGCGTATGGTGAAGATGTAAAAATGTTCCGAGTTCCGCATATGCTTCCTGAATGTCCTGAAGCTGATGTGAATATTTTTCTTGAAGTAGTGAATCCTGCCCTATTTCCATTTGCTGGTCGCAATATTTGGATTCCAAATCCCGAGTGGACTTACCGTACATGGATACCTTATATTGAAATGTTTGATGAAATCTGGTGTAAGACGCACGAATGTCTTGATATTTTTACAAAGTATACTTCCAAGGTTCAGTATATTGGTTGGACATCAATTGATAAAATTTGGGATACTGAAAAGCACAAGAAAAATTATTACAAGGCAATTGTTCCGGTAGGTAAAAATATTTTTCGTAATCCCAAACCTATTCTACAAGCATATTACCGTATTTTGAATAACGATCCCAAGATGTATGCAAAACTTCCGGCGCTAAATATTGTTTACGATCCATCAGTCATTCAGTTTCATGTTCCAGAAGAAATCAAGGCAAAGGTTCATCTCCACGATAAAGTTCTTGGCGAAACTGAATATGACGATCTTCTGCGCGAGTGTGGACTTTGTATTTGCATTTCAGTATGTGAAGGGTTTGGTCATGCAGTCAATGAAGCATTGTCTGTAGGTTGTAATCTCCTAATTTCACCTATTCGTCCATTTAAGGAGGATATTGTAGGTGAAGTTCAAGCAGGAGTTTATTACGGCGAACAATCACAAGTAATTGATCAGACTGAATGTATTGGAACTATGGTTGATACTGGTGTCTATTCTATCATGGATGCACTTGAAGAGTATGTAGATACACCTCTAAAATCAAAGCAGGTGGCTTCCAAGTTCTTACGAGATCTGTATGTAGCCAATACCATTAAATGGGGTGAAAAGATGAAGGAATTTTTGGTAGGTGTAGATATTCCTTCATATTCACTAAAAGATACTTTTGCAAAGGAAGAAAATCTTCCCGATATTTCGATTGTCACAATCACGAAAGACCGTCGTAAGTTTATGCCGTTGGCAGTATACTCTTACATGATTCAGTCATACCCCGAAGATAAGCTCGAGTGGGTAATTGTAGATGATGGTGATGACCCAATTGAAGATACTCTTTTTGGAGTTCCGAATGTGAAGTATATCAAGTGCGACAAGATGAAGGTGGCGGATAAGCGTAATCTTGGTGTCCAAAATGCTATGTACGATATTGTGTGTATGATGGATGATGATGATGTTTATCCCAATAATTCAGTACTTCAGCGAGTAGCTATGCTACTAAAGGAACCGGTAAAAGGATGTGTATTCTGTACCACCATTCCGTGTTACGATATAGTAAAGTATTCTTCATTCATGAATGTACCGCCAATTACGCTACCTATGTCTCAACGAGTATCTGAAGCAAGTCTTGGATTCACGAAGAAGTTCTGGGAGGAACGGAAGTTTGAAAGTGGAGTTCAAATTGCGGAGGCTGATGCATTTATTCGCGGTCGCGAGCAAATGTGTCGGGAGATATCTCCACAAGAAGTTATTGTGAGTTTAGTTCATCCACTGACTACCTCATCTCGCCGCGCGCCTGAGATGAAGGAGCCGAATGGATGCCATTACGGTTTCAATGAAAAACTGTTCGCTTTAGTGTCTCAAATCGGTGAAGATTTAAAGACCGAACATGCGGCGTAGACCGGACTTACGGTGGCGGCGGCTCTTGCGGCGTCCACCCGTGGCCGCGGCGGGGGCAGCGGCAGGCGCAGCAGCAGCTGGGACATCACCGCCCTTTAGGACAACGCGTCCCTTAGGCTTCATTTTAAGCGCGCGGAGCGTCGCACGAATCTTCTTCGCTGAGACCTTGCGAACGCCCTTGACTGAGCGGCGGCGTCCACCTACGGGGGCTGAGTTTCCGGCAGTTCCGTTTAGCGTCGTGGGGTTAGCGTACGCCTCCATTTTGTTTTATATTAACCTTCAGAGAAATTGTTTATGCCGAGCAGGATTGGCAGGGCTCGACCGTGAATTTTTGGGCGGCAGCGGCTGCCTTTGTACGCAAGTAATAACATCCAGTCTTCAGACCCTGCTTCCAAGCGTAAATATGCATAGACGAAATCTTAGCATATGTGGGCTCGGCAAGGAATAAATTGAGTGACTGCGACTGGCAAATGAACGGAGCACGATCGCGAGCCATATTAATTAGAGTCTTCTGTGGAATTTCCCATGCGGTCTTATAAAGTTCCTTCAAATCATCGGGAATCTCCTCAATATTCTGAATTGAACCATTATTATTCATAATCTGTTCACGAGTCCACGAATTCCACAGTCGTAACTTAATCAAATCTTCTACGAGATACTTGTTCACCACCATGAAATCTCCAGCGAGGACACGGCGAGTATACAGATTAGAAGTGAACGGCTCGAAACATTCATTATTTCCAAGAATCTGTGAAGTTGAAGCCGTAGGCATTGGAGCCACGAGCAAAGAGTTACGAATTCCGAATCGCTCCATATCGCGACGCAAAGTATCCCAATCTAGAATTGAACTTGGCTTGATATTCCATAAATCAAACTGAAAGTTGCCCTTTGAAGTTGGAGACCCAATATATGATTGGTAATGCCCAGCCTTTTCGATGACAGGCATTCCGCGCCAGTATCCTTCAATCGTATTTGCAGCTGCCACTTCAATACTGGTTTGGCACGCTGCGTAATAAATGTTTTCAAATATATCACGATTTAGCTGCTGCGCTGCATCTGATGACCATGGTAGACGCATTAGAGCAAATACATCCGCCAATCCTTGAATACCAATTCCGATAGGACGATTACGATCATTTGAAGCACGAGTTTCGGGAGTTGGATAGAAGTTCTTATCAATCACAATATCCAAATTACGAGTTAGAATAGCAGTATACGCCCGAAGCTTATCGAAATTAAATACACCATTCTCTACAAACTTTGGTAGAGCGAGTGAACCCAAATTGCATACTGCAGTTTCTTCAGGAGAAGTAAACTCCATGATTTCAGTGCACAGATTGGATGACTTAATAGTTCCTAAATTTTGCTGATTCGATTTAGAGTTGGCAGCGTCCTTGTAGCACAAGTAAGGATTACCCGTTTGAATCTGACAATCCAAAATCATCTGCCAAATCTTTTGGGCAGGAATAGTCTTACGACCACGACTTTCAGACTCATACTTGCGATACAGTTCATCGAACTCACGACCCCAAACATCCGCAAGTCCGGGACATTCATTAGGGCACATGAGAGTCCACTCCAAATTATGCTCTACTCGGCGCATAAACTCGTCGGGAATCCATAAACCATAAAACAGATCGCGGGCTCGGTCTTCTTCTGCACCTTGATTGAGTTTCAGGCGTAGGAAATCCTCGATATCCGCATGCCATGGCTCCAAGTATACTGCGAATGAACCGTTGCGCCTGCCTCCCTGATTCACATACTTGGCGGTATCGTTGAACACTTTAAGCATTGGAACAATACCGGTAGACTCGCCGTTCGTACCGTTAATCTTCGATCCGCGCGCACGGACATTATGAATACTCAAACCAATTCCACCAGCCCACTTGGAAATCTGGGCACAATCGCCAAGAGTCTTATAAATGCCTTTAATTGAATCATCGGACATTTGGAGTAGAAAGCATGATGACAGCTGGGGAGTTGGGGTTCCCGAATTATATAGCGTGGGAGTAGCGTGAATAAAGTATCCTTGGGACAGAGCATCATAAGTCTCCTGAACACGGTTGAAGTTTGCACCATGAAGTTGGATAGATACTCGCATCCACATATGCTGAGGACGCTCCACAACATGTCCATCTACTCGGAGAAGGTATCCGCGCTCTAGCGTCTTGAACCCAAAGTAATCAAACATGTAATCACGAGCATACTCAATCATTGGCTCATATTGGTCTTTATGCTTACATACCAAATCGTGATACTCGTCGGTAACAAGCTGAATCTTTCCATGATATAGTTTTTCTACACAATCCAACAGAGTTGATGGAGTAATCTTCTGATGGTTATCAATAACAATTCGTGACCCTAGCTTACCGTAATTTGGGTGATACCGAGCCTGCATCATCGCACAAGTTTCACCAGCGAATTCGTCTAGCTTAGAAGTTTCCATACCATCTACCAGCTGATTACATACTTTCTGAGCTACCAAATCGGGATTCACATGGTCCAGTCCCTCCGACAACTTCCTGATACGCTGCAAGACCTGATCAAAAGATACTGGAACACGGTCACCGTTACGCTTGATTACGAACATCTTACTTCTTTAAGAACACCGTCCAATAAAATCCATTCCTAATTAATAATGGGAATTACTGAATCTAAACCACTTTTAGGTTCTACTCCTTCTGCTAAAGCTGCAGTCAAAGCTAAACTTTCAGAACCTATCAAGACTCGTTCGCGAAGTGTATCCAATTTGGGTGCTGAGCCAGATGTATTTGGAAAATTTCCTAAAGATTATCAGGGCGGACTACGGCGCCGCAAGCTTCACCGAAATGTGCATCGACTCAAGCTCGCGAATAATAAGACCAAGCGCATACGGCGTCTCAAGAATCTTACCCTGAAGATCCGACGATGAATCTAAGTATCCAGTTTCTGGCTGGAAGAGGACTTCGGACTTATCTGACCGATCCATCAAACTTTCGTTCAAGAATTTAGAAACTCCATGAGAAATGAGACCATCGCGCTCCATCTCTCCAATACGCAACCCTCCATCATTTGAACGACCTTCAACTGGCTGTTTCGTGAGTAACTTTCTCGGTCCAGTTGTACGATAATTGATTTTATCTTCTACCATCTGCTTGATACGAAGGTAGTAAGTTGGCGCCATAAATATTTCAGATTCTATCATTTCTCCAGTTTGACCATTGTACAAAATTTCATGTCCGTAAGGATGAAACCCAGATTTAGATAGGATGTCGCGAACTTCTCCTATCCGATTCTGACTTGAAAAAGCGGTAGAGTCAACTAAGGAACCCAGGTGTACTCCTAACTTTGTAGAAAGAGACTCAATAAACTGTCCCACTGTCATACGAGAAGGGAAAGCGTGAGGATTGACAATTAAGTCGGGGCGTAATCCTTCCGCAGTATACGGCATATCTTCTTCTGGAACACGGAGTCCACAAGTACCTTTCTGTCCGTGACGCGCAGCAAACTTGTCCCCAAGAACTGGAACACGGTTTTCAGCAATACGAATCTTGACTCCGTGCAAACCTTCACGAGTTACATATCTATATACTGCATCTACGATTCCATGTTGTCCGCGCTTAGGAACACTGGACTTATCGCGGTACCCTGTAACCTGTCCATTCTCCTTAGTGGGCGTAACCATTCCTACGAGAATAGTCTTGTCGTCAATCTCCTTACCTTGCATGATAATACCGTCTGCATCCAAAAGGTCATAATTGTATCCTTCCTTACGAACAACAGTTTCACGATAACGAGCATCGGTAGCTACATTGGCAAATAAGGTTGACTCAAATACGGTCATAGCTCCCTTATCCATTCCAGACATGATAGCTTCTTCGGTGATATCGTATGAATGGTAATAAGAAGTTTGGAACATTCCGCGCTTCAAAGACCCTTCATTCATTAAAATAGAGTCTTCCTGATTGTATCCCCCGTATACTGCCAGAGCTACCATACAGTTCAAACCGTATCCAATACATCCATCTCTGCCCATAACATGTCGATGCGTCCAAGTTTGAGACAGTGGGCGCTGAACTGTATTCAAAAGCGTGGCAATCGTATCGAATCGCTTATCAAAAGCAGTATTGAACCATGAAGAAGTTTGTTTAGCTTGTTGGCATGTGAACGCATTACGAGTAGCTGGATTATGATCAGCGTTCGGGGAAATACTTGATAACGCTGAAAGAATCGTTGATCCGTGAATTTCAGAATGCAGATTGGGAGAAAAGGGTTCCATACTGATTCGTAAATTATCAGTTTCTTGTGCGTCAATATAGTCAATTATGGTCTTATCCATATCATCCCATGATTTAATCTTTTTTACTACATCTCCACGAACTCCTTCACGGTAAATTGGGCGCATTGGGCGTCCAGCATCAGTAAAAATTACATACTCATTTCCTACACGGTTCCAGCTCAAACATACAAACTTACTTATTTCGCGTTTACGGCGGCGTTCAATCAGATCAGAATGGTATGTTTCGGTTTTCCCATTAAATACACCAACTAAATCTGCATTAATAAACACTTTTGTCCAACCAGGATTCCAAGTTGATGGATGAATCGTGATAATTGGAATAAAAGTCCCAAACTTTGAAATAATGTTTAAAATTTCCGAAGAAGGAGATGCAGTAGACAGTGTGCATAAAAATGTCAGTGATTTAGTCATTCCAATACCTCCCCCATCAGGATTATCGATGGGACACAAAAGTCCCCATGAACTTCCATGAATACGACGAGGCTCTACGATTTTCAATCCCTTATCCATTTGAAGATTTACGCGACGAAGATGGGCTACTGTTCCTAGGTAACCAAGACGAGTAAGTTCCTGAGACACTCCATCCATTCCTCCCCACTTTCCTTTGAATGATTTTTCAAGTGCAAAGATGAATGATTTATGTGACCAGTAATACGCATCAATATTTTCAATACTTACAAGTTCTTTGATATTCATTCCTGAAAACTCTTTTTGCTGGAAATGAATGCGTACATCCAGTTCGGTAACCATACGCTTAGCTACTTCCTTGTAAATACGACGAAACTCGTAGAAAATTAAGTCTCCCGATGCATCCATGCGCTTGTAACGGTAATGATCACGGTCGCTCTTTTGTTTAACACCAATAGCTACATCCATTGCCATTCGAGCCATAGAACCAAGAATATAAGCTTTGCGGCGGTATAGTGCAGGTGCAGTTTCGCCCTCCTTTCGGCTACAATGAGGGAACATCTCAGAGTACAAGTTCATATACACTCCACCATTTGTACGAGTACGGTGCTGGCGACGAAGAACAAGTAAGTTGGGGTCTTGTGTCTGGTCTGTCTCCTTACGCATTTCAGCGGCAAGATAGTTATTGTGAGAAATAATCATTTCGGCAAATAGTTCATCGTACATTGTTCGGGATGAGTCTGGAATACCTGTGAGAATTGTATCATAAATATCCTGATCGTTTGTCAAACCTAGAGCATGAAAAACACTGACTAACGGAACTGGTTGTGTAAATCCGGGAAGTGTTACCAAAACTAATCGCTTAGTTGAAAAAGACGCCCAGTCATCAACCTTCTCTATTAATTTGAAATCGTCTGGCTTATCATTCATTGGTGGAATCACAATGAAGTGGGAATAAGGACCACGAGTACCGTCTTCTGATACTGAGCGCATAGCACCAATGTACTCGAACTTTTCACCCTTCGTAGCACCCTCAATCTTTATGGCAACCTCCTTTTCAACTAATCCGCGCGATTCTGCTTCATCAGGTTTAACTGCTCGTTTTGAGACGTAAAGCATATTATCTCCAAGACGCTCTTGAGTAAGAAGAACCTTTTCGGCACCTCCAATCACAAAATATCCACCCAACTCAAATCGGCATTCTCCAGCATCATAAAGTTGTTCGCCATTCATCGTTGAAAGGTAACATAGTGAACTCTTTAACATCAGGGGAATTTTGGCGAGTCGAACATTCTCAAAACTACGAGTCTCAACTTGTTTACCTACTGTGTACTCGATATCAACCGTTCCTCGAATATCTAAAGTGTATGAAGTATTATCGAGACGGCACGCATGAGGAAGAACGGCTTTATTATCATCATCTACAGGTGGTAAGTAAGTAATCTTATCGCCATTCTTTCCACCAATGTATACCTTGATACTGCGGTCGTCTACAAGTGTTAGCTGTAAAGGATTTGATCCCTTGATAAACTTTGGGATTTTAGAGTTCAGCATATCAGCATACGAGTCCAAATGGTGTCGTACAAGAGGGTTTGGGGTATCTTCGAAATATGTGTCAAAAACATGCCTTGCGACCTCCATTACTTTCCTTGCAGAAAAACAAGAATGCCCTATTACGACTTACTTATGGCAATTGTTGCCACTGCTATTTTCACAGTTGCCTTTTTAGCACTGTACAAGTATGTTATCAACCCCCAAATGGTTATCACTGTTTCAAAGTCTCAGTGCCCTGATCGCTGGTCCTACAACGCCGCCACAAAGAAGTGCGAGCCCCAGTATGATACACATTGCACACCGTTTGACCCCGATGCGCCTACTTTGGCGACTACGGAGGCGAAGTGTAATGTAGCTCAGTCTTGCGGTTCATTTTGGTCTGGAAATTGTCCTTAGATGCGCATACCGAGAATCGAACTCGGGCACAGGCCTTATAAGAGCCTGGGACTAACCACTATCTTATATGCGCAATATTAGTACGGTGAATGCGTTTAGATTGTTTTAACTTAGAATTGTAATGTATTCTGAAGTTTATAGACCCAATACTCTTGATGATGTTATTGGGTATGTTGATGAAAAGAAACAACTAAAGGAATATCTGACTTCTACAAATTATACGAAATCAGTTATTCTTTCTGGTCCTCCGGGAATTGGAAAAACTACATTGGCACTTTCTGCTGCGAGAACTTTTGGATTAGATCCTTTGGAAATTAATGCATCTCGAGCTATTCGAAGCTTTGAAGATGTTGAAAAAATTCGAGATTCGTGTCGTTCAACTGTAAACATTCGCTCATTTATCTGCGGAGAAACACAGAAAAAGACATGTGTAATTCTGGACGAAGTAGACGGTTCTGACCCCCACGCCCAAAATAGGATTATTGAATGGATTAAAGATCCAACAAGAAGAGTTCATATAATTTGTACTGGAAACGAGCTTCCAACTATTTTTAAACGAAATTCCGAATACATTCAAAATATTCGATGTTTTCCACCTAGAGCTACCGATCTTCAATCTTTCTTTCCAAATTATGATATTCCTACTTTGATGAAAGAATGTAACCACGATGTCCGCCGAATGTTTCATAGAATGCAGTACGGTATATCAGATGTTATCCCAAAATTTGTATCTCCACCTACTGGTCTTCCGATTGAGCAGTCGTTTGTGCTGAAGCAGAAGATGTTTGGGCTGCCTGACCCACTTCACGAATATCGTAACGACAGACTGGACATCTCACACTCATCGAAAACCAGTTCGAAATGCAAGCTCGGTGATAAGAATGTTGGCACTGTCGTATCCGAACGCCGCCAGTAGTTATTGGATCCTGACAAATTGCACATGGAGAATCTGAATTGTCGTGATTTTCTAGGGCGGCATTAATTTGGAGTTGGCTTGGCGCTACAACGACTGGATCATTGAAACGAGCTGGTAGTGCTAAAGTAATAACCGCATTTGCAACATTTGAGTACAAATGATTAGTGTACAAACGATTTACAAGTTCCAGAATGAATGATTCGGAATTAATGTACCGAGTCATAATCCCAGTACGAGCAGGATAATTCAGTAGCCGAATATTCGAATTACTGAAAAATTCATTACGCCCACGAGCAAGTAACAGCAGTAGTTCCATAACATCTTGATCCATTATAGTTAGTTTCTTAATTGTTTGAAAATCACTTAGCGTTTTAGAAACATATCCATTGGACCTCGTTTATGTTTTGTTAGATATGAAGCTCCAGTAAACAGAAGCGAATCCAAATCCTTTTCCTTGATTTTCAGAACTTTTAGGGTAGCTTCTTCTTCATCCAAAGTTTCACGGTACTCTGAATAAAATTTATTATAATCCTTCTTTTTGTACCCATCCAATTCTTCAATTGCCAGAGCAAATAGCTGAGCCACTGGATTCTGAATTTGGTTTGTTATATAAAACTCAACATCGGGCTTCAGCTTTTTTTCACGAACATAATCTACACTCTCAATCTTATCTCCCTGCTTCTTCTCGTCACGACGGTTAGAAACATACACATACGAAAGCCGGTCACCTACTTGTGGCTTATTTCCGGCATCTCGTTCTTCCATTCGGTCAGCCAGAACACGATGAGCAATCTGAGCTGGATTTTTGTAATCGTCTCGCAGCTGCTTGGACAGAATATACTTTTCCAAAGGATACTCATTCTTCATGACTTTCACCAGCATTTCCTTCACGAGTTTCTCAGCTACCTTGATATTACGATGTTCCATGAGCGAATCTAAAGCTCCACCAAACACATCTTTGACAATCGGGGCATTATCTCGTCGCTTAAGTGCGACACCCATCGTCTTACGCTTACACTTTTTAATATCATCTTCATACATCATACCTACATATCGCTTACGACAGAACAGAATGAAAGGGTAGAATGTCTTTTCATACTCAATACGGTACGAACGACCACAGAAAGCAGTAATTCGATCAGCTGCTTTCTTACCTAGTTCAATACTCTCAGCCAAATCTTTGGTGGCAAACTTGATGAAGATTGAATCCGTATCGCCATAAATCACTTCACCACCAAACTCAGTTTCTACAATCATCTTGGCATCACGAATCCTCTGGCGTCCAGCAGCAGTCGTGCACGCCGCAACCTCAAGCTTACGAATCGGAGAAGTACTGGAACCGCACTGACCATACACTGAATTAGCTACAACCTTATACGCCAACTGCAACCCATTCAGAACTGACTTTTGAGATTCATCTTCAATAGTTTCCATAAGCTTACGCGTTTCCTTACGCTTCTTGAGTAGGATATCTAGTGTAAGTGGAAGGATACCAACTGTGCGTGGATCAGTATTTGGCTGAACGAATCCGCAAGTAATACGACCTGACGGAGCCTTATCTTCTCCGAAAGTATCGTAGGAAATCTCATCGATCTTGTATCCACGAGCCACAAGTTCACTTCCATCTGGACCTTCCTGCCGAATCTTCTTTCCATTCGCTGAAAAGGTCTTGACATAGACCAGCGTATCGGGAGAAAGATTGAAAGCAATCATATTCGAAGGATACAATGAATTAAAATCCAGAACGGGAATAGGTTGGTCTAGATACATCCCAATCTTAGGGGGCAGAACAATGGCTCCCTCATAACTCGAATCCCCCTCATACCCATCCTGCGTCATAATAATTTGGTTACGCTTAGAAGCTTGGTAAACTACCGCTGAGAAGATTTTGATTCCCTGTCCCCGCAGGAAGATATACTGAATTGGCACACGGCATACATCCGCCATACCACGAGCGTTCACAAGAGTATCCAGTTTTGCCATCAAAGTAAGAACCAAATCACAATCCTGAATACAGTACTTGGCAATCACTGCCCGATCGTCCGCTGATCCACGATGAGATGCAAACATTTCTTGAGCTGTTGTATCGTCCTTACCAAAACACCATTCCAACTTAGAAATATCGTCGGGCGACAAATCATGTAGAATCTGAGTTTCCGACCGAACCACAAACCATTTTGCATCCTTTTCAACAACTTGAAACTTTTCGCCTTCGCGGTAAGGATTAGTAGTATTTGTCATCACATCAAATCTCACCAGATTTCCCACAAACAGTCCACGGGTAGTTTTCGTATGAACCTTTACATTCAAATCATCCAAGCGTTCAATTTTAGTGACTTTGTCGCGCAGGAAAGTAGCAGCTACATTATCAAGCTTGTATGAATCGAGGTTCTGTTCGCGTCGGACGCTTAGAAGCAAATCGATCGCCAAACGACCGGGAACTTTTATGTAACGAACAGCGAATGTCCCCGACGCTAGCTCAAACTTCTTGGCTTCTGTATGAGCATAAGTTGTGGTTCCACGCGTTTTCCAATCATCAATTTCCACTCGACCGATATTGAAGATAAGGCGGTTGTAAGCACACCTATCGGCAATATACGAATCATCAAACCCAAATGTATTGTACCCAGCAATAATATCAGGATTCTCGAATCGAATACACTCCTGAAACTTGTTCAGAAGATCCTTTTCATTTACACAACTTACAAACTCTACGGATGCATCTTTCGACGGAGTACAAGTTCCAGAAACAAATACAATACGGCGATAAGATGAAAGCATATCATCCGTGTATCGGAAAGACACGCCAATCTGGATAATTTCGTCGGCTGGATTCGATGATACTGGAAAGTTCCCAGAATCGGAGTAAGTTTCAATATCGTATCCTGCAATATAAAGTGGTACTTTGGCAGATGGTTCGGGCGTGATATCAGTATACTCTACTGTAAAACTAACATCTACATTATCATCTCCAGACACTTCTTCCTCATCTACTTCAAATGAAATTGGAGACGCAGGAGCAATATCCAATTCATGGAATAGACGAATGTAAGGTGGTAAATTAGCTTCGTAAATATCTTCAAGCATGATTTGACGAGCGCCAAACTTAGCACTCTTCAAAGTTTTCAAAACCATCTTCATCATAATGATTCCATTAAAGGTAAGTTTCCAAACTTTAATTGGACTCAGTCCACTGAATCCACGCATGGCATCTAGCTTGGCTTCTTGAGTAATTTTCAATCCTCCAAGAAACTTGCCTTCTTTTGTCATTGCCGACCCAATGTACGAATAAATACTGGAACTTGTCTCCCCATCTTCCGACCGAAGATAGAAATATGGCTTAAATCCAGTAAGACGAACTTTGGCTACTCTGTCATCTTCAAGGCGTCCAAATACATCTACAGTATATTTACGGTCAATATCTTGTTCTATCCAATCACAAGGTTGAAGAGTAGGCATGTTACTGGATAACAAATCCTTATACTTAAATTCGTTTTGTAAAAGTAAGAATGTCAAGTAATTATGGACTGCCATTTATGTACGCCAACTCCCGTCAGGGCGAAGCGGCTCGTGATGCGACCGTCAATGAAGCAAATACAGCGGGTCTAAAGGCGGCTCAGCCTTCAGGATGCGGCAACAACTGGGCGGTCGCTGCTTCTATTCCAGGTATGATTCCTATGGGAAACTTCGGAAATTCTCCCGAGGGTGGATGTGCTATTGATCTTCAGAGTGAACTACTTTTTGGCGACCCAGCCACAGCTCGTTTCAAGGGACCCAAACAAACATTCGCTCGTCCATTTGCTACTACCCCCAACTTAGCACTTGGTACTATTGACCATATTGATGACCAGAGCCATGTAATGTTCGGTCACTCAACGGCAAACCGCAAGAGTATCCAAACGGTTACGGACAAGCAGTTTCCGGTTTTTGAGCCTCTGATTCCAGAGCGGGCAGCTGACATTCCTGATAATAATTACTTTGTGGAACCGTTTCTTCGTGGTGGGTACTCTGCTCGACTTGTGCCACGCAATCGGGTTGATTTGACAAAATAGAGCGTTTAGCATGAACTTCATCCAACTTTTCCATCTGTTCACGCAGAAGTCTTGAAGTCTCCTGTTCCGCATTCACAACCTTTACAGGCTTGATTTTTTCAATATACTTCTGACTTTTTGATTCAGGCATACAAAAAAGCTTATCTACTGAATCTTCAACATTATTTGTTTCAGCATACACTCGTTGCGCGTCATCTTCCGAGCAACCAGTTATGTTCATAATAATTTCAACAGCTCGGCTCATATTTTATTGATTAAATGTAATAACACGAAAATGCGTTTCATCGATTCTCTGTGCCCACCCGCCCTCCTCTACTTATTGTACATTGTAATCCATGTAGGTATGGATTTGTCTCTCGGTCTCTTTGTCACAGCGGCTGCTAAGGTTGTGATGGGAATTGCTGGCGTTGTCATTCTTGATGCCCTGTGCTCTGTAGATTTGGGTGTTGTGTCATGGGTAATTGTTGCTACACCATTCATCATGGTAGCTCTTGCTTCTTCAATCGCTCTAGGTCTTGGAATGGACCGTATGGCGTCAAAGTACCTAACAGAGAAGTTCACTCCTCTAACTGGCGATAATTTAAAGAATCGCGATCAGGTAGTTAGCCAGTTAAAGTACGGAACTGAACTCCCACTTTCAAGTAGCTCGATGTATTAATAAAAAATGCTATTTGTTGCGTGGCTTTATCGCCAAGTATTTGATTGCTGCCGTCGCGTAGATCGCTTTCTCTTTTCTCAGAAGGCAAAAGTTGAGTCTGTGCCCGTTTCTGAACTTCCTTGGATGTGGGTTGGTGCGATGTATTCCGATTGTAATGTTGTTGACTATACTGCGATAGTAAATGAGTATGTTCAGTATGGGGTTAATATTGATATTGAGTGGCTGGAAGATATAACTCAAACCAATGATGTTAGTTGGTTATATTTGGATTCCAAATCGTTGGAACAGAAGGAATTTCCTTCAGATGGATTTGTAATATACCCATCCAATGATTCCTTCTCCGATAATGCTGAAAGCAAAAATGACAGTTCCGATGCTGACCCAGATCATACTGAATGATTCGGATTACTTTGAGATTGCTGAGCGTTACTCACAACTTCAAAAAATATTTAATCCAGAGAGTTATCTTGGAAAGATGTCTCTGTGGGTTGAGATGATTATATCCCCAATTATTTCATTCGTGATGATGATTGTGAATCAAGAACCTCCGGGTATTTTTAATATGCTTTCCTTACATAAAACCATAAATTTATGGCAGGATTGGTTTGAATATCAAGAACTAAGGCACATTGTACACGGATGGATGAATATTGTTCGTTCCATCGGTGGACCATTTATTTCAACAAATGATCTCGATTATCATTCTTATGTATATGCTGATGCGATGCAGCGTATTTATTACTCATTCTTTCCAAAGAACTGACCAAAAGTCTTTAGAAGCTCAGCGCCCTGCTCAATAGCTGGCTTCATTTCAGAGAGTGAACCCATAAGTTCTTTCTGAAGTCCCATCAGTTCTTTTGTGTCACGGCGCATACCTCCAATCTGTTCGGGAGTCAGGTTACGATATGCATGTAGGATAGTTGTACCAATATCTACATGTGGATCATCTGTCTTTGGAGGAGCAGGTTCGGGTTCATCCTTCTTGTCTTTCTTTGGCTTCTCATCTTTCTCTTCCTCCTCGAATCCTTCATATGTATTCTTCGTCACTACGCAAATAACATAGATTCCTACAAGTCCAACAATCACTGAAACTGTGTGTGGTAGGTTAAGAAGGTAGTGAGCCAAAATGTATCCTAGGATAATCCACACAACCATATGTCCCAGTCGACGAGGGAATAAGTACATAGCTGCAGCTAAAAATAGTAGTCCAGCAAGTAGGGTGTCCATTATCCTATTAAATGAAATTTAATGGGCACGAACAAAGCTATCGTGTCCAGACCCAGGACGCGCACCATTATCGTTGAAGTCACCAAGAGAAGGAGCACCTGATCCATTCTTCGTGTTGACGCCTACAAAGTCAGCAAGTCCACGCTGTCCTGTTCCCTGATACGACGCAGAAACAGCTCCATAGGCACCACCTCCACGACGGGTCTTGCGGTGGCGGCGAGATCCACGGCGCTTACGACCAGCACCTAGCTGGAAAGAGTTTCCACCACGGTCATTCAAACCGGCAGCGAATGGACCCGCCTCGGAACCACGAGACCATTCCATAGCTCCAGGAGCAATTGCTCCGCTCGCACCATAGAATCCTCCACGGTGCTTACGGTGGCGACGAGTATGTTTACGAGATACGCGGCTCTTGCTCTTGCGAGGCATTTACTTCTACTCACGGAATGTTTTCTGTTAGAGTCCAAGACCCATCACTGTTCTTGGTGCATGCACAATTGAAGCTCTGTCCTTTAGAACGAAGAAACTCTGAAGTTTTCAAATCTGGAACTCGTAAGTACCCCCCTGACTCAACTTCATAACAGTCGGGTAATGGAAGTTTGACAACTTTGACACTATTTGAGGTATCGTTTTCAACAAAGTATCCTGGTTTTCCAGGTTCGTCCGTATGTGCCTCATACCCTTTCAGCTTTATTTTTGGGCTTAAATTGGACTTATGAATAAACTTGGCTGTTCCAGGAACATAGTTCATGAAAGTAGACATAAGTTCTTTTAGCCAATTGTATCGCTGTTCAAATGTAGAGCAAGCATAAACACAATTTGAATTGTAAATAAAGATATCTGAAATGACATACTCAAATGTTCCAAGCTTTTCTGCACGAAGAAAGGTATCGCCAAATAAGCGTTCATCTACAATACATTGGACTTTACGAGTCTCATGTGCATTCATCCAGAAACACACAGGAATATCGTTTTCGTAAGTAAATATTAACCATCCTGAAGTCCCAGATGTTTGTGGAACCTTGAATATATTAGAGTGTTCGGGGATCGACCGTTTGAAGACCAGCCGGGAGCTTGGTGTCCAGTCGTAAAGAGTCTGAATCTGATTTGCGCGGCTCATACTCTGGCAATTTAACTTCCTGAGATGCCTGGGTTAAAGTTGGTTCGTTTTTTGGGTATAAATCAGCAATCGATGTAGCTGCTGCTCCTCCTCCAATATCTGGCGGAGGGGGAGGCGGCTGCTGAACTTGAACAGGGACATTGCGGTAAATAATTTGAGGAGCAGGAGGGTACATTACGCGAGTAGCTACAAATGTCAGGACATGTAAAACTACCATAACAAAAATGGTAGCTAATGCTACATATAATACATCTAGGGCTATCATTTGTTGTTGTTTAAGGTTTCATATTACTCAATCTCTACGAACAGCTCAGCATACTCTTTTGTTTCCTCTTTCCAAATTCTGGGTCGAGTCGAATATATTGTCCATACCACCTTCTCTTCATACTGGACATTCGCGGGAATTGCACCACTCCATGCAAGTTCTTCGTATGTTTCATTTGCGTGAATGTATCGGAATCGTACATATCGGGCTGGAATGTAACTCCACCCGTCATCACACCACAAAATTAACACCTCCTTGGAATCCAAAGGCTTGGGAAGATGATTCTTGTATGATTGAAGTGACATTCGTTTTACGCGCATTTAATTGAAGTTCGTAGCCTTTGAGTAAACTAATTCGTATTTCATCCGAGGCAGAAATGCAATCACAAAGAACCAAAGTATCAAACATAGAATTGTGAAGTTTTGCAAGATTCACTTCCTTCTTTGTAGCCCAATTATAAAGCTCAAATAACTTCGGTTGCTTGTTTTTAGGAAGCTTGCACATAGAACGACCGAGAATCATAGTACACAGACTAGGCTTACCAAACCCCATAAAGAACTTATAATTTAGGTCCCACAACATAGCGTTATACACAACATTCTTATCGAAGTTCATGTTGTGTGCAATGTATCCATCGCAATCGATTGCAAAGAATTTGTCCATAACTTCAGCCAAATCATATCCGTGCTCCATAGCTTCAGAAGTAGTAATTCCATGAATTGCGGTTGACTCGAATGGGATTTCCCACCCCCGTGGCTTAATGATATAACTCTGGCTGCTCAAAACTTTATTAAATTTATCATCCATAACAGCCCAAGAAATGGACACAATATGTGGCCAGTTGTTAGGTTCCTTGTATGCCGATGTTCCAAAATCACGAGGAAGTCCAGTCGTTTCCGTATCGAAAAGTACAAACTTCATTGTATGATTAAGATTGGTTTTGTTAGTGTTTTAAAGTCCGTTTTTAAGCGGAGTGCATTAGGTAGAATGAGATCGCAGCAAAGACAACGGCGTGGACCGCGAGTCCGTATGTCGTGGGGCATCCCGCTTGGGCGACCTTGAACCAGTGGGCAGACTGGGGCATGACAGCCATCGCAACACCGCCAACGAGGCTGTCAACTAGACGGTACGTCATGGGGGAGCTGACGACAAAAAAGAGTAGACCGAGGGCAGCAGCATGCTGGAACTTCTTGCTGAACATTGTATGCTATATTACGAGGAAAAAGTCTTCTGAGTTTGGATGATAGAATGAATCCATAGTGGAATATTTTCAGTAAGAGTCTTGACGACCATGATGTTCTGGGGGACCGCATAATGAATATCTAAAGTAGTACTCTCGCAAATAAACATTATGGCAGTTGTCAAAAAACACACACGGTTCTTTAAGACGGTTGGCGACCATCGTAAGCAATGAAGTTTGAATAGGGCATCTATATACGGCATCAGAGTTCCACTTTGAGGAGATGCTCGGGCTGATTCCACAACAATAAGCCACAGTAACCAAATAACTTGTCTACCGTGAGCATCTCCTACAAATGAGTTAGGACGAAACGAGCAGTCTAAAGATTTCTTGTTTTGCTTCTTGTATGCTGATGAAAACTTCAGTATCCATGCTACCCAATAAAGTGACCTCGGCAAATCACGGGTTTCTGGACGAAGGCAGTATACTAACTCGTTAATTGGAACATATAAATCCAGAGGGTCGTCTTCTTTCATAATTGGACGAGCATAACTTGAAGAAGGAGCTTTCAAGTTTTCATTAACTGTAGCAGCTTGAAAATCGTGTTCAACTTTAATTTTAGGGATAGGCGTCAATTTGTTTTTACGAAGTAGAGCTACCGATGCTGCAACTTCACATACTAAGTTTCGGACTTCCTGATTATTACGCATATCCGTCATAGCCATTACCGAATATTGTCCTTCGTATGGAGCGAACTTTTCGTACATTCGAACCAGATACAGAAACACATTGGGAGCTGCGCGGTTAATATGATGCGCCGAAGCTTCAAATAAAGTTTGCCACAGTGAATGAACTAATCCTGAACACAGGAGTTCAAGAGTCCAGTAACATGCGTAATCTCCATGACCTAATTTGATATTTTCGTCCAGCACTTTGTAGACATGATTGCGTAAATGTCCAGAAAATGTGAATTTTTGAAAATCTGCAACTGTCCTTGGATCAAGGATATTCATTATTTAGAGAAATAGACCAAATACTGATATTCCTTACCGCATCGCACCAAATCAACGGTCTCCTTGTGACGAAATCCACTCGTTTGGATAATATTGATGAGTCGTTCCTTTGAAGGCATAGATAATTGTAACTTGTTCGCACGGTACTTAACTCCTCCATTTGACTCTTTATCATAATAAGTAAAGGTCTCATCAAAAGAAGCATTGTCTTCATCCTTCTTCTTATTGAAACGACCTAAGTACTTAAACTTGTCAAAGTATACATTTGAATCAACTACACGGTCAATCGAATACTTTTGGAGGGAGAAGGCAGCAAAAGGAGATGCGAGTTCCATGAGTGGATCGAACTTATCTGGATCAACCATATGCACTACAAACCATCCTCCAGGTTGTAGCCATTGGTAAGCGTTATCTGAAAGAATCTTAGCATTCTCAAATGTGTATACTGAAAACCCGAGTAAAAGAGCATGACTCATGGATTTTTGTGGAAATAGGTGAGAGTTAGTGACATCACCCTTCTGAAACTTAGCGGCTGGACATCCATCACGAGCTTTTTTGATCATGGCGTCTGAAACATCCACTCCCACATACTCTACTCCCAAATTCTTGAACCAGCATGCGTGAGGAGCAGTGCCAGAACACATATCGAGAATCCGGACAGCAGAAACGGGCCAGTCAGCTAAAGCAATATCCTGCAATGAAACTTCTTCATATTTCATTTTTTCATTTGAGTTCCAAAGAACATCATAAATTGAAGCGTATGTATCATCATAAATTTCAGCAGCATCGTGGAAGGTTACGCTCTTGCCATCTTCAAACCCTTCAATGGATGAATACCATGTGGTTAATCCATACATTAATAATATGAGAAGCGCCAAAAAAATATATGCAGCCTCCATCTGTTAGTTATTTAACGAGACTTATTTCGCCCACCAAGAACCTGCTGAACCTCTTCCATAACAGTAGGAGGAACATAAGTAAACCGACGATATATCATGAAAACAAGAGCAAGACCTAAAAGAGCAATTAGACCATCAAGAATCCAAGGAAGATAAGCTCCAAAATTTGTATTTGAAATTTGTGAAGGTGCCGATAATTCAGTTTGTCGTTTAAGAACTTCGGTTTTATCGTGAACCTTTTGAACTTCTTTCGTTAACAGATTATTATCTTCTTCATGAGACTTCATGGCTGAAACTAACTTGACAGCGTAGTGCTGTGATTTATCTTTACTTCCAAGTTCACGGTAGGCTTGAGCATACCGTCCAAGCACCGGTTCTATCTCTTCCTGAGCAACCTTCTGCTTTTCAGCTACTAACCAGCCCTGACCATTCAGAAGCGTATAATAGTTCGTACGAGCCTCAGAATAGGCTGTGGGATTTTGCGCCTTGTTTTTTTCAGCCATGTCCATAGCTAATTTAAGAGCATCAAGTTTACGCTGTCTTAAACAGTCCGGACCACATGGAGGAGCCACTGAAGCCATTATTAATAGTCAGGTAGATTCCTACTGCCAAAACTATCAATGCAATCCAGTGAATGAGTGCACCTAAGAACGATCCCACAAAATAGATTATAACAACAGCTAAAAGAGTTAAGACGAATCCCATAAGTAGTGGCTCAATAGATGTAATTTGGTCAAGTGTCCCCTGCTGCTCCGAAATAACTTTTTGTAACTGTCCAACTGCATTCTTTGTAGCCTCAGTAGTTTTATGCGTCTTAGCAAACATGTTTTTAAAAATACTTTCAATATCTGAAACTTGTTTATTAACAACCATTACACCTGTTTGCTGATTGTAGGATTTTGTTACATCACCAACTACAGAATCGCGCTGCTTATCCAGAGGAGTAATTGTATTCATAATCGTTGAGTAGTCTGGCTTATCTGGTCGATTAAATATATTCCCCACATCTCCAGCTGTTGTACTGGTCATCCAAAGAGTTTTAGATGTTGTATCAGCAGTTAAGTTTAGTGGTGTAAATCCTTTTGTATCAACTGGAGAAGTATTAGCAGCACTACAATCTCCTTCGCATCGTGAAACCTTGGATGTTGGATCAAGTGTAAAAATTGCCGACTTATCAAGATCTCCAATAACCGCATTCAGTTTGGTTCCCAGTAATCCTGTAATAGGTAACCATCCTGATTGCAAAGTTTCGTCGCTTTTTACTCCACTTCCAGACGGATCTTTTCCGTATAAAGATGTTGCGGATGATGATGTGATTGTTACTCTATTTTCTGGATCAGCAAGCCAGTTGGATGATGTGCACGGCTTTGGGCATTTCTGTTTATTGTTTTGTGTATCTTGAGCCCAAATGTAAGAATGAGTTGAAAAAAGACGAGAAGCAGCAAATGGAACCGGAATCATATTCCAAACTCCGCGGTTATCAGGGGTATTTGTGAGCAAATTCACCTTTCCGTCTGTGGATGTTACCAAAATATACACATTTGTATCGTCAGAAACAATATCGTGAACGATTCCAATTGAGAATTTTGATAAATCCACGGGTTGCCAATTTCCTGAGCATGGAAGTTGGCAAACAAATACTTCAAAGGTGCCATTATATCCCCATGCATATCCAGATGCCGATGAAGTGACTTTTACAAGACTTCCCGGAATATTAGCCCATGTCAGCACAGATGATAACTGTGTCGACAGAGTGTTGTTAATATCGTTTGTTGTTTGGTCATATGCAGCCTGAAAATCTGCCATGTTATTATAGTGTCCTTAAAAAGTTCTTATATAATCCCGTAGCTTTTACAGCCATAATACCTGAGCTATCAAATCCACGAGTATGAATGTGGTCGGAGATAAGGCGCTTAGGGTCAGTTGTAGACTTCTGGAAATTTACGATAACAGCTGCGCGGCGCATAGCTGTTACAGCCGAAGCATCTGAAGGTGGTCCCTTCACATACTGTTTTTGAGAACCAGTGGCAGTATTTAACGCGATAACTGACATTTATTTACTATGTGTCAAAATAATGGATATAAAGGACTTCACCGATTCTCGAAATTCTCAACTTGCAGATTTTCATAAACAGTATACTTACTTAAAGACAGAATATTCAACTGCAGTTCTCGCAGCAATTCAAGAAACTGATCCAGAAAAGCAACAAACTCTTATTGAGCGTATTTTGGCTATTAATCAGGAACTTTCGTCCCAATTAAAAGACATTTTGGGAGTGCTGAACAAGGGTTCTGAATCATTTGATTCAAAAACACTATCTGATCTAACTGCTGATCTAATAGCATACCAAAAAGAGTTTCAGGATATTCAAGCTTCAAATGATCGTCTTACAACTTTGAAGCGTATTCAAGCAACAAATAGTGAAAAATTAGGAAGTGTTCAAACCACTTACTATATTTATCTAGGAGCTCTTATTCTCCTGAGTTTGATTATTGTGTACTTGGTTATCAAGTCTTCATGGACACAAAGTATCGTAGGCGGAGCTATAGGAAACTTAAACCCGCTATCGTGGCTACCAAAACTCCTAAAATAATGTACTGAGTTGTCAGTGATACAGGAGGAGCTGAAACATTCCGTAATTTGGCGGCAACTTCTTCGTCGTGCTCTTCAAGCAATCCATGACCAAGATGAATAGATTGGGACTTAATATCTTTCATCTTATTTTCGCTATCAGCTCCCAGAGTATTTTGAATATTTTTGGCATCAGCTTCTACTGCCTGATTTCTTGAAACAATAATTGAATCTAAGCCTTTTTGAGCAGCTTCATAAGCGACCTGATATTTTGAGTCGCCTGTGAGTTTGTACTGTAGAAAGTTATCGTGATAACTCCTCATCAAAGTATTGAATTGGTTATCCATTTATTCCTTCTGCTACACAATAACGGTAACGCAAATTCTCCGCTGAAGTTTCACATAGTCCAATAACTTCCACCATATCACCTGGACGAGCACCAATAAACTGAGCCATAGCGTCCTGACTACGAATCTTTGGAAGTTGTTCAATAGACTTCAAACTGTATGCCTTAATTACCTCCGGCTTCTCATTTTCCTTACATACACGATGCTGAGGAACTTTGCGGTGCTTACTAATATTAAATCCAAGTTTGCGAATCTCGAAAATTTGGACAAATACATTATCGCGTTCAGCAATATGCTTGATAAGAACAGACAGCACTGATTCAGAAGGACGAGAAGGGCTTACAATAATAATTCCCAAGCTGAAATTGTTTTCAGATGCGAAGGTCAGAAAATTATTGAGTTCCTTTTCAGATACACGAGTCTTGGTACTGAAAATGATAAGCATTCCAGCAAAGCTGTACATCTTCGTCCCATCCATGGTTGTAGGAACCGTCTCGAACTTATCCGCAGTCAACCCCCGCGATACCAGCATTTCATAAAGTGTGTAAAGAGCGATCTCTTCGGCTGAAAGAGGTCGCGTATTCTTAAGTTCTTGGAGAGCATCAATTGTAAGTTCCGCCATTCCCTTTACTTAGTTAGAAAGTATGAAAACATCATTCCATTTTTTACATGCTTAAATCAAATGAAGAACTGGGCATTTGTAGCTGTTCTTGCTGGACTAGCTGTTATATGGTATGTTTTGAAGTCTCGTGAAGGGTTTGTTGCCGAGTTTGTTGACCGTTCAAATGAGCAGAAGACAGACCAGACGCGTACTTCATCCTACGCGCAGGAGACAAATCATTTCAATATGGTTCCATCACAAAACCTCCCGCCAATTGGGGGAATTGAAACGCCATTTCGAGTAAATGCCTACAACTCGTTTGTACCAGTATAAACAGACCCAAGTATTTATAAACTAAACATGCACTTGGGAAAAACCATTTGTCTCAATATGATCGTAAAAAACGAGGCGCATGTTATTGAAGCTACATTTGATAACCTGTGTAAATATATCCAATTTGATTACTGGGTAATTGCCGATACGGGTTCAACTGATGGAACTCAGGATGTTATTCGTAAGTATTTTGCTAAGAAGGGTATTCCCGGAGAAGTTGTAGAGCATGTATGGCAAGATTTTGGTCACAATCGTACTTTGTCACTACGAGCTGGTTACAATAAGTCTGATTATCTCCTAATTTTTGATGCTGATGATTCTATTCACGGAGATTTCAAGCTTCCTACACCTATGAATGTTGATTGTTATACTTTGAAGTTTGGTGAGGGGTTCAGCTATGTACGCCCCCAGCTGATTAATAACCGTAAAAAGTGGAGCTATGTTGGTGTCCTTCACGAGTATCTTAAGCGCGAAGAGGAGACGAATGGCGAAAAACTAGTTGAAGGAAATTATTACATTGAATCAGGTAAGACTGGAGATCGTAGCAAGGACCCACTCAAATATTTCAAGGATGCAAATATTCTCAAGGCAGCGCATTTTAAGGAAAAGGCTGCAGGTTCTGATTTAGCTAACCGTTATGCATTTTACTGTGCCCAGAGTTTTAAGGATGCTCGTTATATAGATGATGCGATTGAATGGTACTGCCGTGTAGTTGATGAACTTGGAAATTGGGCGCAGGAGAAGTACTATTCATGTATGATGCTCGGCAACCTTTTTATGCAGAAGGGTAATTTTGTAAAAGCCCTTCATTACCTCCTAAAAGCATCTTCTATTGATCCTGAGCGTATCGAATGCGTAAATGGTGCATGTGACCTATTACGATCAGAAGGAATGCACGAAGTAGTTATTCTGCTTTACAAGAAATACAAGAAGTACAATACCGATCCTCGTGGTAAGCTTTTCCTTTTTCGCGATAATTATGATGGTCTTCTTGAGTTTAATGCATGTATAAGTGCAACTCATGTGAATGAAAAAGCATTGGGATACGATTGTGCTAAATTTGTAATCTTGAACTCAAAAGTTGGCGATAATCATAAGAACGCAGCATTTGATTGTCTTCGTTATTACATGAATGAACTCATGGCAGATTCCGATAGCATTGATATTTTTTATGCACTCAGCAAGTTTATGGGACAAGCTAATAATGATTCACTTCCTGCCATTTGGAATGTGCTTTTCAAGAAGCATAAGCCACATCTCATTTCTCCAACCAAGACATTTAAGCCTAAATCTAAGGATAAGAATGTTTTCTTATCCTTTACTTCATGCAAGCGCTTTGATCTATTTGAACAAACTATGAATTCAATTCTGAATCATTTTACAGATAAGGACCAGATTGACCAATGGTTCTGTGTTGACGATAATTCTAGTACTGAGGATCGCACTTTGATGAAGAAGAAGTATCCTTGGCTAGTGATGTACAATAAGACACCAGAAGAAAAGGGTCACCGTACTAGCATGAACATTATTTGGAATAAGCTGAAGGAACTCAAGCCGAAATACTGGATTCATATTGAAGACGATTTCCTCTTTCATGTAAAGAAGAACTATGTCACGGAATCAATTGATCTACTTCGTCGCCATTCAGATATTAAGCAGGTGCTTTTTAACCGAGCATATTCTGAAACTGTAGATGATTATTCAATTCGCGGTTACAAACCTCTAGAACCCGGCTTTACGGTTCACGAGTACAAGCACGGCGACTTTCCTTATCGTAACTGCCATTACTGGCCTCATTACAGTTTCCGTCCTGCAGTTATTGAAGTTGATGCAATTTTGAAACTAGGAAACTACGATTCTCCAAACACTTTCTTTGAGATGGATTATGCTCACCGTTGGGTAAATGCAGGATACAGGTCTGCCTTCTTTGATGGAATTAATTGCCGTCATATTGGTCGTCTCACAAAGGACCGTAATTCAAACACAGTAAAGAATGCGTATGAACTAAATCAGGAATCACAGTTTGCGAAGACTTCAAATATTAAGATTGTGAACCTAAAGCGTCGCGAAGACCGTCGTAAAGAAATGGATAGGGTTCTTAATGGAATTGAACATGACTTTTTTGAGGCAGTAGACGGGAAGAGTCTTGATGAGACAGAGTTTATTTACAACTTGTTCCGGAATAACGACTTTGGATGGCGACGAGCGTTTATTGGTTGTGCCCTAAGCCATTACAAGCTATGGCAGCAGTTAGTAAAGGATAATGTACATGACTACTACATTATTCTAGAAGACGATATCACGGTAACTCCAGACCTAAAGAATAAGTTCAAGGCTCTAGAAGATGATATGAAGACGAAGGATTGTATTTTCCTAGGTTACTCGATGTTCAAGCGTAACCGTGATGCAACGAAGGATACCTATTGCAATAACAATAATCCTAAGGTTGTTGAACTACGCAAGGATTTGTACATGGGTGGAACATTTATGTACTCAATTACGAAGAAGGGCGCCGAGGCTTTCCTGAAGTACACTGAGGTCAATGGTATCCGACACGGAATTGATTACATGATGAAAATTGCAACTGGAATCGAGTTATACGAGACGCAGCCACATATTGCATTCAGTGATGTTTTTGATTCTACCGATTCTAAAACTGATACCGATATTCAAAACAACTATTCATGCTTTGATTACAGTTTTGTAGATAAGTTCACATTTGTGCAAGGAAAAGATCATATTGGAGATGATATTGAGCACAAGAAAGTTTCAAATTTTGAAAATATGAAATATGCATTAGCTAATAAGAACATTTTGGGATTTAATACTTTAGGATTCATAAAGCGCAAGGCATCAAATTTAGTTACATCTCCATACTTTGGTCCAAATGATGGAATTTTTGTTAAGAAAGAACTTCCAATAACTGTCAAGATGATATGCAATTGGCAATCATCAGATGAACTAGTAAAGGAATGGTCAGCAATGTCAGTGCCTGATAATATTCAATTTACACAAAATGACACAGAAGCTGAGTATTTTGTAGTGATTAATTACCCACAAAAGGGAGCGTACTATGATCCGGCGAAGACCATTCTTTTCCAGATGGAACCCACAGTATTTGATCCTTCGAAGAACTGGGGTGCAAAGACTTGGGCTCATTTGGATACTTCGCGATTCTTACATGTACACGACCACAAGTCTCATCTCAATGGTGTTCAGTGGTCATTTGATATTAAGGATATTCCAGAGAAGAAGAATGCAGTGGTATCTATTATGAGTCAGAAGAAGCACGACGATGGTCACAAGTATCGTATTCAACTTGTAAAGGATTCTGGATCTCTGGTTCAAGTTTATGGTCGCGAGAATTATCATGGAGTTTCGGCATATATGGGACCTGTTCCTGACGATAACCGTTTCAATGTACATTCTCAGTACAAGTACGCTCTAGCTATCGAAAACAACTCAGAGCATAACTATGCCACTGAAAAGATATGGGAACCAATCTTGTGTGAAACTCTGACATTCTACTGGGGATGCCCGAATCTGGAAGAGTATATTGATTCTCGTGCATTTGTACGATTACCATCCAACAATATTACCGAAGCGATCTCAATTATTCAAAAGGCTGTCTCTGAAGATTGGTGGTCTCAGCGTATTCATGTAATTCGTGAAATGAAGAAGAAGATTACTTCACAACTTGGATTTTTCCCTACCCTTTCAAACATTATAAAGAACAGCTGGTCAAATATTAAGGCAGAAATTGTTACACTAAAAACTAGCTCAGATCGTGTTAAACTCGTAAATGCCCTTCAGTCAAAGCTAAGCGAACTTCAGATGAAAAATAGTGTATTTTACGGAGTGAATGGAAAAGAAATAGCTATCAATGGTAATAGTTTAACTTATAACGGAGAAACCCGAACATATGACCCAAATGTCAGGCTAAACAAACAACGAATGTCTATTGGTGAGTTTGGATGTGCATGGAGCCATATTAAGCTTTATGAAAAACTATTAGCCGATAAGAATGTTGATAACTATCTCATCCTTGAAGATGATGCTCAGCTTGTTGGTGATCTTGGTGTTCTGCGAGACTTACCATCATCATTCGATATCATACATATTGCTCCAAGTGAACACGCTCCATTCACGAAAACGACTCGAGTAAATCGATCATTCTGGAACATTCGAAGGGATTTCTTTAACCACACAACTGCCTATGTAGTTTCTAAGGCAGGTGCTAGGAAATTAATTGATATAATGAATGGGGGTATAATTCTCCCAGCAGATGACTTATTATCAAATTCATTTGTTTATGGAAAAATCGATGTGTTTGTAACTGAATCTTATATTTTCCGGTATGATTCTGATTATGTTTCAACAATTGATACTACTGTATTATAAAACAAGAACTGTTTTCTCTTTAGGATTTTCCGGTAAAGTTCCATTCTTACGATGCTCTGAAATAATATTCCAAACTTCCTGAAAACTTTCAATGTTTGAAGATAACCACTGAGGATCACGAGGAACGAGTGAAGTGCGCATATTCGAAAAGTACCAGTAAGTTATGGTAAAGTCGCGGTCATCTCTATCATCAATTACTTCCTTTCGCCAAGTTGGTACATCTCGTGTATCTTCAATGTCCTTGTACACAACCTCTCCATCTTCAAACACCAAGAAGAAAGATTTATACTGAGCGGTAGAATCTACCCATTCAGAATAGTTCACTTCCTTGAATTTGACTTCAATGTATTCACACTCTTGCATACCTGTACATTCTAGCTGAAGTTGCATTTGATGATAATAAGTTTCGGGAATTGGTGTACTATCAGAAAACTCACGAGAAATAGGACACTTGAATTCTACGAGCTTACCGTACCTGAAATCATTCTTGTCCTTCGTAATAATAATACCGTCAGGAGAAGCACCAAGAAATGAATGAACCGGATGAGGAACGCAAGTTGTATCAACAATTTCAATACCGCCTTGGAAGTATGTAGTGTAAATATACTTGGCAATTGGTTCGAATCGAGTTCCCCACAAAAGAGCTTTGGGACCAGTACCTGCCGGAGTTCTTGGGCGAGGGACTAGTTTTGACATGACGATTTCATGTTTCAAAGCAGGTGATGCATCTTTACATGCTTTATAAATTTCGGAAGCAGTAAGCATTTCTCCTCGCTTCATGTGCCAAGCATCAGTTCGTTGATCGTTTTGTCCGTAGTCTTGAAGGAGCTTTTCTACATGGTCCATTAGCATTCTATTGCTTATCTGCCATAAAACCGTTTTACATGTATCAATCCGTATTCATCCAAATGCAGGAAATCCAAACACAGGAACAATGGGTTCTATTTCGCCTTGAACGATTTTACTCCAATCCAGAATACATTACGAAAATTAAGTCGATTCTTGATGGGTCATCTGATCTTTCTCTTCGTCTAATTGATTGGTTTGTCACGAACTATTCAAAGAAGTACAATGTGTCTTACATGACTAAGGCTCAAAAGCATGTGATTGTATATCTTTCATACAAATCGCATCTCAAGGCATACAGTAAGCGCATGTTTGATCCTTTCTGTCGATGGAAGCGTATTAAGTTTTTGGATATTGATACAACTGTGGGTCAGCTGAACTTTTTTGAATGGGCAATTAATGATGGTGTTTTAGAGTACCTTGAACTAAATCACGAAAAGGTTCATGCAGATATGGAGAAGCGTCTTCATGAAGCAAAAGAAGGACGGGAAGGTGAACGCCGTAAGCGCCACGAACTGTCCCATTCTGCTACGAAATCTATTTCACGCCATGATGTGCGTCTAACCGTAAAGTTTGATTAACCCAATACTTAACAATGTTCTCTATTCTAAAACCCAACTATGTCTATCGAGATTTTTCGGAAGACATAGCTGATCACGATAATGATTTCGAAGCAGAAGAGTGGAATTATAACGGTCGCGATGTATTTCGTGGATCGGCTGATCCCGCTTATCCTGATTGGAATGTTTATTCGCTTTACGACGATAACCTTATTCGAGTAGGTCTCGCTGAACACGATTCAGAGAATCCCGAAGTGTTTCATTCACTTTGGTTTTATAGCACACCATTTGGAAGTTTATTACAGGAAGATGGATGGATAAAAAAGAATGTTACTCTTTGGTCACTCTTATCTCCTGAAGCTTACCAAGACTGTTTGGAACATGATTTTAAAACAGTATTTGATATGGCACTATCAAGCAATATTCGACTCGTGACACCCGATATGATTGTGAATCAACCTAAAGTATACTACTGCGAAACATGCAATAAAAAATCTCTTCAGCCACTTGATTGTCAAGCGGTAAAGGTTTTAGATTATGAGTTTTCCAATTTTTCTATTTTGTTTTTAGATGATTCGTTTGTTCTTTATACAGCTCCTAATACATCACGCATTTGGTCTATGCTCAGCTTGCAGGCGCCCGACGACTCGCACGCGCCTTCGAAGGAGCCGCAGGAGTTGCCGTCTGAATCGGCTGATCCGTTGGAGTCGCCGCGCGCTCAGACTCCTCCTGAGGCTGACCACCAGCCTGAGACTCCTCGCCAGCAGGAGCCGTCTCATTCTGAGTAGGCGCATCATCCTCGTCGTCCGCAAAGATTGCCGCGGCACCCATACGCTGCTGAGGAAACACCTGAGCATCCGTTAGACGCCAAGTCACACCGAAACCCTGACCAGCAATGACATAGATGCTGCCGCTAATAACTAGCTTAGCCTCTACGCCCTTGGGGAATGGCGTGTCCTTCGTCTCCAGCGTCTCGGGCGTCACATACACTGGGTTGCGGTTGGAGTCTACAATCTCTGATGAGACCTTGTTGTCGTAGACTGGAACCTTCACGCGGAAGCTTGGAGGGTACTTGCCATTGGGCACATACTCGCCATCAACCTTGTCCGTTGAGAAGCTGAGGATACGCTTGAAGCTGTCACGAATCGCCTCCTCTGAACGCTTCTTGCCGAACCACGCTACTGAGTTCTCGACAGCCGCCGTAATGATGCGGTTCTCCAGCTGACCGAGGAGATTGTACAGCTTACCGATATCGTCGGCGCCCGTGTAAGGCTCCTTGCCGTAAGGATCGCAACCCTTTAGGGAACCGATGAGGGTATAGGTCTTAGCACCCGTCTCGCCCTCGCGAACTAGACAGCCACCGGGGTAGCCAATACGAGGCAGACGAATCTGCAGATTACCACCATTGTACTTCATGTTGATTGGGGGATTACGACCTGCGCGCTTCTGGCCAAGGACAAAGGTGATCTGGTTGACATCGATTGCAGTGGAGTGGATTGGTCCGTTCATCTTGATTGTTGGTTGTACTGTACATTCATCTGTAGTTGTGGAATCCGTTTTCAACGAAAGGTTTCATTTTATAGAATAATGGTCTTATGTGCATGTTGCAAGAACAGAACCAGTTTTGCCCAGTGCACCTCTCTTGCATTAAAAGGACTCCAGTTTTGTGGAAAGCACATTAAGGCTAAGAATAAACGCATTTGGGCTGTTGTAAATCAAAATAACGGTAAGGCGTCCTTAATCCAAAAGAACTGGAGAGGGTACTTTATTCGAAATAAACTGAAATTAGCAGGACCAGGTGTTTTAAACCGGAAAGATTGCCATAATGATGAAGAATTATTAACTTTGGATGAAAAGACAAATGTTCATCCATTAGACTATTTTTCGTTTACAGAGGCAGATAAGATTTGGTGGTTTGATATTCGAAGTTTATACCAGATTACTCGAAGTAACTTGAGACCATTAAATCCGTATACACGACAACCATTGGATATAGAAACGCGACGACGATTACGAAGATTATGTCAAATACGAAAGCGTCAAGGTATTTTTAATTTGTATGCAGAACCAGTATATTCTCAATTTTCAGAACTAGTTGATCTCAAATGGTTAGAATTATGTCAGATTGTTGAAGAGAATGGGTTTTTTGATATGAATCATCTTTTATTTGCTTCACTCAATAAAACTCAACTGTACATATTTTTGAACATTATTCAAGTTGATCTTGTAGCTTATGCTGCTGAACATAAAACACCTAATTCAACACGGAAAAAGTATATTATGTGGGTCAAAACTTTGATAGGTAAGTTTGGAAAATACAAATATGCATCGCTTCAAGCATCTTATAATGTAGCTAGGGTACTTTTATCAATTTTAAATGATTGTACGGATCCGTATACTGTTTGTTTTATAATTATTAGTAGCATTGTAAGATTGTGATTTAAACAGGTAAGGATAATTATAATCATAACCCGCGTTAGAAATGGATTCCGCCAAGTCAACTACTATTACAAACAAGAAGATGCCAGCTGCCAAGAAGACCGTATCAAGCACAACGACTGCCGCCGCCACGACGCCAGCCAAGAAGACTTCCACGAAGACGACTGCCGCGAAGGCGGAGGTTGTAGTACCCGTAGTTGAGGCTGCTGCCGCCGCTGCCCCTGCCGTTGCCGTAGAGGCGGGTGCCGAGCGCACGGCTGCTACGATCCTAGCGACGCTACAGGAGAGCCTACGCGCCCTAGGCACGGAGACGACGACGCGTGTTCGTGCTCTAGTTGCCGAGGCGGTTGAGGCGACGAAGGCGCTCAAGCGTGATGCGCGCAACTCCAAGCGCCGTGTGAAGAAGGACCCCGCGACGATGACGCCCGAGGAGCGCTCTGCGTGGGAGGCTCGCCGCGCCAACAACGCGTTCCTAAAGCTCCGCCCGATCTCCGATGAGCTCGCCTCTTTCATGGGTCTCTCACCCAAGAGCCAGAAGAGCCAGACGGATGTCACGAAGTTTATCGCGAACTATGTCCGCGACCACAAGTGCTTCGACCCCAGCTTCAAGCGCCGCATCCTACCCGATGCCAAGCTCGGCAAGCTCCTACGCGTCAAGGATGGTCAGGAGGTCACCTACCTGAACCTCCAGAGCTTCCTCAAGGTTCACTTCCTCCCCAAGCCCACGGCGTAAACGGCTAGAGTTTCCAGTTTCGTAAAACTGGTGGTGGGCATCTCCCCTAAAACTTAAAAATCAACTACAAAAGAGTAAAAAGCCAAAAAGGAATACAATCTATTACATGGTGTCGACTGACATCAAATAATAGTTTTTTAGTTATAAACAAATGATAGGTTGGATTATGATGGCTGTTGGAGGTGCATTTGTTGCTTGGACTTTGTACTCAATGTTTGCCAAGCGTACAACAAGCTGGGTATGGGGTGCTCTTTGTATTGCTGGAGGTGCAGCTTTAGCTTACTACGGATACCAGCAAGAGTACCCGCCAATTCCTTCTCTTTTTACAGGAGGTAAGTCTCGCTGGGCATATTGAAAATGGATTGGTTTAGGTTAGGTTTAGATGCAGTAACGGCGTGAAGAATAAGCAAGCAAGTAACAAGATGCATCCTAACGGCAAGAAGAGCTTTAACAAGAGCGATCCCGTTATTCGCAACTATATCGAAGATTTACGCGCAAAGGATACAGAGCATGTACATCTTGCACGGGTCCTCAAGTACAACGGTGACGGGCGGGTGGAAGTCGTCTACTGCGTCGGCGAGAAGGGCAACATCGCACAGGTAATTATTCCTGGTCGGTTTCGCGGTCGGGCTAAACACAGTTCCTTCGTGAATGTCGGATCGTATCTCCTCATTGGCGAGACAGGAGTGAGCGGTTCTGCTGCTCTTGAGATGATTGCAATGGTATCGGATGAACAGCTCGCCAAGATCCGCGAGGTGGTTGAAGTTGATAAGCGCCTGCTTTCGAAGGAGACCGATAAGGAGGCGGTTATTGCAGGTAAGGTTGAAGGTGAGGACGCTTATGAGTTTGAGCGCGGTACAGAGGAGAATCAGTCAGTCAATATCGACGATATTTGAGTATCAGTAACAATCAGTTCATGTGGTAGAGATATGTATAAAATAGTACTAAAAAACGGCGTGGTTCGACCGTCCAAGACCATAGAACGAATTTTTGAATTATTGAAGAGATTGGTGAATAATCGATTAAAAAGTTTATCACGATTAATTGTATTTTTTATACGGATACGGCACACCTTTCCGTCCCATCCGCAAATATTACCTTTATTACATAGTTCTGGTGTTTTCTTGAATTGACCACAAGGACTGCGTATTTTTGATATGAATTCATGAGCTTTATCAATATTCATGAACTGTGTAATACCCTCATACCATCGCTTCAGTCGCGGCTCAACAGCTTTGCGTCTTAAGGGACTTTCATTCAAAGAATCACGAAGACCATCAAAGTTTGTGACTTGCAAATCTTTCGTTAACTGAAAAAGTAAGAACTCGTAAATTTCAGACTCGTATGAAATTTCATTATGAATGTTTTTCAGTTCGTCTGATGGTTGGTCAAATACAAGAGAACTCTCACCTAGTTCCTTAACTGTTTGTAGAACTTCAAGCGACTCAGTATTCTTTCCAGCTTCTGGCTTGACTGGAATGCGCAATCCACTACTTGTCAGAATTTCTACGATTTCGCCATTTGAATTGTGAAGTTCATCTTGCATTTCGTACCCTGTTGCTGACTCTGTCGCCGATTTCAAGTTTGTCTTCATAATTTCCAAAGTAGGTAAGCGATCAATATCCTTGTACCCCGAAATCCGAGGAAACTCTGAATCAGGTACTGGCGTGCTCTTAAACGGCAAGACCAGTTTATCAGGAATATAAAAGGCTTGTCCTCGCTGTAAAGGATCAAGAATAATTGAAAATTTTTCAGTAGAGTAAAGTTTACGAACTACACCAAGCGCTATTTCGTAAGAAGGTACTGTAGATGAACACGCAGAAGTCCGAAGTGTTTCTAAAGTTGTCACTGTTTCTGACTTAAAGGGTTCTTCGTAAAGATTTGAAGTGAATGAGAATCCAGAATGTGCGCGGCGGACATAACTCAAGATATCGAAGTGATCGTTATCATGTAACACGGCAATACACCTACTCTTTGGACGAACCATTGAAGTATAAAACAGGCATCCAACTTTCATGGTTGTGGCGTTAACACGAATTACATCGCACTGGAGTGAAATAGCAGAGTATTCCAGTTCCTGAATAGGCGATAACTCCTTTTTATTAAATGCATCCTCAATTCCTGAAATAATATGCGCCAAACTGAACCGAGTTGTAGAATCAGGTTCAATATCTTTCAGCTTCTCACTAATTTCTGTAGCGTGAGTATCCGAAGTTTTAGACCAAGTATTAAAGAATGAACATTTTAATACATTAATTATCGAATCTTTCGGTGATGGAACCGATACATTCTTCATTCCAAGAAACGATGCAAGTGTTTCAGATGCATTACCCAATCCTACTCTGAAAAATCCACTTGCTGATTCAGGGATACGCTGATTATCAAGTAAAGAGTACTTCTCAGATAAGTGCAGAGAGTTTATGAAGGTTTCGTCAAGTTTTGCCAGTCGGTTTACTTTTAGTCCACGATGGTTAGGTTGAAATACATAGTATTTATCTTTTACCTCACTTTCCTTGTCTGTTTTTTTAGAATGAGCAGTCTTGTAGCAACAAGGCATTGTTTTCCCATTCTTTGGAGAAGTGTACTTCATGTATCCGGGAAATACAAATCCGGAATCTCGCTTGATTAGAGGATACTGCCGAACATCTACATTTGAAGAAGTTTGGAGTTTGCCCATACATACTGGACAATGAGCACCTTCTTCATCAAAAATCAGATCTTCTTCGCGAAGAGGAATCTCGTTGCGCATACACCAGTATTCTGGACAAATGTATGTTCCATCAGGATTTTCAACATCTAAAAACTTATCTTCTTTATGATTCTTGTAAGGATCATACTTTCCTTCACCCTTATTCTTATTTTCTTTATCGGAGAGCTCTTTCTTATCTTTATCAGTTAACACGATTGGCTGATGTTTCAAGTTACATTTCTTAGGGTACAATGGATTCTCAGGAAAAGTTTCAGGATCAAATTCTTGGAGTTTAGAATGGAAGTATCCGTAATTTGTATTCTTTTTAGATGCAGTAGCAAGAGTTTCAGACGGAGCACTTGATTCCGCTACACTTTGTACTTCTTCTTCCTTCTTTTCGTCAGATGGTTCAAAACTCTCGTCAAATAAGTCATCATACTCGTTTATTGCAGCAGCATCGATGCTTTCTTCATTAGTTTTAATCACTGCAGTTTCTACAGCTACTGTTTGAACACGAGGAGGACAAATCTTATTCAGATCTTCAGATTCAGTATCGCTGAGAATGTATCGCAGAATATCTACATATTTTGATGAGTACTCTTGTTCAGTTACAGTTGATACAACTGCAAAATCAGGATTGAATGTTACGCTTGGGTAACCTCGGAATATCCGTGCGCCAAGACGAGAATTCTCTTCAAGTTTATCCGAAACAGATGAAATGAGTTTCTTGGCGTTTTCGCGAGTCATAGATAACTCTTCAGCTACCTTATCTGCATCAAGCGGTCCTTCACGCATCATTTGAATAATCTTTATGTCCACTGAACTTATTCCATGGTTCTCGTGATCACTTCGGAGTAATGTGAACATAGCTTTAGACTTATCGGCAATTCCGTACATTGATGAAATACAGTTGAAGCGAAGTAGATTCAGGTCGGGAAGAGACTTATCATATTTCAGAATGTACGACATATCCTGTAAGTCCCAACGGTCAGAGCGAATATCATTTTCATGAATGTATGGAAGCAGTGCATCAAATTCAGCTAACCATTTCTCACAGCTTTTTCGTAGTTCAGCTAAGGTTTCTTTAGAGTTTTCAGGACGATATGTAGAAATAATCATGTCGTCGGAAGTTACCGCAATTCGATCAAAATGATGTTTTGATTTTCCACGGTAAAGCAGAATAGTTGGACGGTTTCGCTGTGGTTTAGTTATATTTGTCCAGCTTGACCACCATGATGTATTTACATAAGGTTGTTTATTTTTCACATCTTCTACAAAGAACTTGTGGCGATTAATCTCATTTTCTGAGGTGAAAAGTCCGATGTACGGTACATCTTTTGAAACAGTCATTCCGTAAAATATTTGTTCAAAGCGAGTACGCACCGCCGATCCGAAATCAGTCTCAATCCACGGAATAAAAAACTTGGTTTTGATAATACTTGGTTTTCCTTCATCTTCAATTTTAAGTGAAAGTAATTCAGTTAGGAGTTTAGAGTTCTTATCAAGGAGACGAATAGATTCTAGAGATAATACAGTCGGAGTTTCCGAAGTTAGAAGAGGATAATGGTACAGTGGATCTTTTTCGTCGGTATAGAAATCGTATACGAATCGTTGAATGCTTTCAGCAGAATACATAGACCGAATCAGTACATTTGTCTGCGGGATTGGGATATTTGCCGACGAAATACGATTAATCAAAGAAGTGTCATTATCGAGAGGAAGAATGAACGACTTCTTCTCTTCCACTCCCAAAATACGGTACTCTATGAACTTCGATGAAGGCTGATAAAATGCTTGGAGTTCTGGAGGATACGACATCCATTCAGCTCGGTCATATTCTTTGAATGGTAAGTTCGTATTTGGAAATCGGTAACTTAATTGGTAATCTGTAAAAGGCTTCTTTTCCAAAGGTTTGCCGTTGTAGGATAGACGAGCAAACAGTCCTTCCCAGTGCAGTGGGTTCTTGTAATAATCTGCAGGTAACTCTACAGCTACTAAAATAAACATACGGTCAGGATGACTATTTGCAGACTTGGCAATCTGTTCTCTCAAGACTTGAATACTGTCATCTTCAAAAAAGGAAACAGTATGTTTCTCTTTTGAGTTTAATTGTTCAAGTTCTCGCCTTAACATCTTATTCTATATTGGAGAGTCTGTAATCTGCATACCACAGTATGAAACGGGTGAGTGTGCATAATTTATGGCTTGGTATATTCCACACCCTACGGCATCTTGAAGAATTCGCTTGAAATTTGTCCAGAATTCGGGAGTATGTCCAATCGTGGTTGTCATCAGATGCGCCATCTCATGGAGTACCACGAACATGACAGTATTCGTATCAACTAACTTATGTGGTGGCGCCTTATCTCGCAAACATACTACAATTTTTTCGCCCTTATTTTCAGAATATGATGTGGAGTCAGACTCCACATCGTTCTCACACATATTATTGGGATTAAAGCGTTCAATCATAACTTTGACTCGCGGATCAGCTGCAGTAGCTGGATCAGAACGGTACTTCTCCATAAGTTTCTCTAAATTTTGGCGTATAGTTGCCATACGGTCACACGCATTTTGTTTATCTGGTAAATCCTGAACACGGTATACTTTTCCGTCGACCGTGCTCTTGACTTCAGTTAAGTTCTTTACGCCTCGAGTTGAGGCATATGCTAGAGCAATTCCAGCACCTACAATTGCAGCAGGCCACATTATTATTTAAAGAGGTTGTATTTAGGCATCAAGTCCACGCTTGAAGGGGTTCGCCTCAATCGTTGTGTTTAGGAAAGGACCGACCTTCGTCTGGGGGTTGGGCTGCTCGGAGCGGACATCCCAAGAGGCGTTACGGTTCGTCTGCGTTACACCCGCAACCGCTGTGTTGGTGTGGTAGCCCGCATCGAGGAAGTTCTGTCCCTTTAGGTCGCCCATAGAGGCAGGGTTGACCGCCGCCCACGAGGCACCAATCTCTCCCTTAGGGAGTAGCTCAGCAGCGCTTAGAACCGTATCAGAGTATGTGGACTGTGCCGCTGGGTGGCGTCCCTGTAGCTCCTCTGTGGGCTGCGCATTTCCACCCTTGTCGTGGATAGGCTGTCCGTAAGGACCAGAATCAGATAGAGGTCCCTGAACACCGAGTGATCCAGCAAGCTTCTCCATGCCCTCACCAACAGTTGACTTCGCAGAAGAATAGTTGGTAATTAGCCACCCGACGGCGACTACACCTGCAAGTGCTAGAAGTAGGCGCGTTGTCTCAGACTTCATCTTTCTTTGATATGAAGATACTAAAAAATAAATGATAAACGACATGTTTAAAATCGGGTCGGCTTTCTGTGGCTGAAGAATAAGTGAAATGAAAAAGCACCCCTTGTCCGATCCTCTATCCTTTCTATCATCTCCTGAATTCCAAACTTACTTTGAAAAAAACATCCTTCAACCTATTTTATCAAAGGTGTTTCATTATTTGTATCCTTATATCATAGCTTTTACCATGATTTGGGTTATTATGTTCCTATCAATAATCATAATCCTCATCATTCTCTTGCGAGCTCGGTTCTGAATCTCCACTAAATTCAATATAGTAATCTTCGGATTCATGCTGGAACTTCATAATAGGTACATATCCAACCTTTTCAGGTAGAAAGAATGTTATACAAATACCATGCTCTGATGATACATCAACATTCCAATTATATGATTCCGAACCATGGTAATTATAATTCAGTTGACAGGCAAAGTGTCTGGAAATTGCATAAAAGAGATACATTCCAAGTGTTACATCCTTTTCCATAGGAGATAATGCCTGAATTAACTCATCTATAGGTTGTTCTAGAAAGGTTTCATCAACAATCTCCATTCCATCCATCTCGCGATAAATTGAACCTTGAATCAAACCAGAATACCCTTCGGGAATAATCTTAGATGGATGGTATTCACCACTATAAACGGAAGTATACGCTTGGGTAATTTCTTCCTTACTCTTGGTTCCGTACATCCTTCTTAAGAATATTCGTATTTTGATTATTCAAATCCGTTTTACTTGGATACAACAATTCCATAAGTTCACCCCGTTTCAGGTTCCAAATATTGGGAAGGTTCTTAGCCTGTGCTTCTTTCCTCAGTTGATGGATTGTCTTCTTCTCGATAATGAATGATTCGGGAAGTGTTTCCATAGTTAGTAATTCAATCAGCTTTGCTCGAGGGATAATATAGTACTTTTTAATCTTAGGTGTTCGGTCTCGAGCAACCTGCTTTAGATCCGCAAGCGACATTGAGTGGTAATCCATGATGTTGCGCCCGACAAATTTGAATTAGTTAAATCCGTTTTGGTAATATAATGGAGACTGCAGTGATTGCTGTGGCTATTGTAGTTTCGGTATGTGCAAGTTTGTATTTATTTGCACTGTCACAAGTAAGTTTCCTTAAAAAGAACTGGCCTAAATATCGATGCCATCCACTTTATATGCCTATGGCAGGAATGGTTGGACAAGATATTGCTGCTAACTTCACCAAATGTACGATGAAAGGGTTCCAAGATTACGCTGGATTTGTGATGGACCCCATAATGTCCCAGTTCTCGTTATTTAATTCAGTGATTGGCGATATTTCAGGGGCGATGAACGATATGCGCGGAATGATGTCGGATACGCGTTCTGGCTTTTTAGGAATTATAGGTACAGTATTTGGAAAGATTGAAAACTTAATGTCACAATTCCAGTACATTATTATTCGAATGCGTACCTTACTTGCTCGCGTTGTAGGTATTATGATGTCGTTCATGTACATCTTTTACGGAGGCATGCAGACAGGAGAATCGGTTGTAGCTGGTCCGATTGGAAAGACAATGTCGGTACTGTGCTTTGATGCAGATACCCAAATGGAGATGAATGATGGTACTTTCAAGTCTATGAAAGATGTGGTTCTTGGCGATATCCTGAAACATAACAATAAGGTCACATCAACTTACAAGATTGATGGAAAGGGAGTTCCTATGTACTTGATGGGCAATACAAAGGTTTCAGGTACACACAAAGTATTGTACAACAATAAGTTTGTTCCAGTATCAAAACATTACCGAGCTGTACTTTGTTCAGAAGGAAGCCCATTGCTGTCATGCATTAATACCGAAGTAGGTTCGTTTACAATTGGAGAGTTCCGATTCTTGAATTTTACTGAAACAGGTTATACATATGGGTACGAACCATCTACAATCATTCAATTAAAAGATAAGTATTCAGCAATTTCAGATATACAGATTGGGGATATTTTACATGATGATGATTTTGTTATTGGAATTGCTAAACATTTAAAAAATAATAAGCAACAGTATAATTTGATTACAAATAGTGGTAAGTTATCTGTTATTACATCTCAGCGGATTCGCTGTACATTCCCCGATGAGATAGGAAGGCTGAATTAAAAAAGGTCTATAAAATAGGGATGCTTGTTGTTATAGCGGCAGCAGCTATATCTATTTTGATTATGTGTATAATACATGCTTCAACTTCTATTGAGAAGATTAAGCTGCATTGGAACGAGTACCGATGTAATCCAATCTATATGCCGTTTGCTGGAAGTATTCGACCAGATATAGATACTGCTGAAAATTTTGCTTACTGCACAAATGCTATGGCAGGGCACTTTTTTGGGTACATAATTGATTCTATAAACCAGATGTTCTCGGAGGCTGGAGGTGCTTTGGGAGAGATGGCAGATCCATTAACGGCAATTAGGGATATGATTTCAAAAATTCGTATGTTCATGCTCAGTTTTGCGTCATCCACTTTTTCAAAAGCTGCAAGTTCCACAAGTGTATTTGTCCACTACTTAATCAAGATTCGAGATGTACTGAAACGGTTTGTGGGCGAAGGGTACATCGGTGCTTTCTTGGTGAATGCTATGGTCGACTTTATTTGGTCATTTGTCACTCTTTTTATAAGTATACTGAAAACATTTGTGTTTGCATTGTTAGCTATTTCAATTATTCTTGCTTTATTCCAGCCCGAACTTCTTGTGGTAGCTATAGTTTTGGCATCAATGATTGCAGCCTCAGGTTTTTAACTCCCTCTTCATAATAAAAGATGAATAAGACGAATCTTGTCATTGCGTTCCTTGTCGCTGCTGTCTTAGCAGGACTGTTTGTTCGTTTTAATCTCTTTGGCGCTGCGCAGGAGAATTTTATGCAGCAGCCAGTAGGTATGCCCCTAAATAACGGCGGAATGGGACCTTACGATCAGGTTAGCATCGGTGGGGGCATTTCAGGCTGGGCTGCGAATGAGCCTATGCCAGACCTAAAGGGTGCATCTCCTCTACCCTCTGCGGCGGCTAAGGATAATGAGCTCATGTACCTTGTAGGAAACAAGGTTGATGCCGACTGCTGCCCTTCAGCCTTCACGACGGATACGGGATGTGTGTGCCTATCTGATGAGCAGAAGAACTTCATGGCGGCTCGTGGAGGTAACCGTGCGTAAGGATTTTAATGATTTAGAAAAGTATAATTATAAATGGAAGTATTTGAAACCTTCAAACAGAAAATAGCAGAGACATTTACTGATGTTTCTCCTGTTATCAATCTTGACGAAGATGTAAAAACGGTAGAGACTTCTTTTTACCCGAATATTGTGAAGATTCTCAGCAAGGATGAGTCTTTTTTTGCGGAAGACCGTGTACTTATGGGAGTAAACCTTTCTGAACTTTGGAAACAGGATAAGCTTCCTAAGGATGAGTTTTGGAAGCAGCTTCAAATGTGTTGTATCGCATCATTTACGCACGGAGATATTAAGGAAAAAATTCCTATGCTTGTGAGTGTTGTAAAATCTTACTTTGCCAAAACTGGGCAGGAAGATTCAGAAATAGGTAAGATTCTCGCTGATGATAAGTCAGAAGATAATATCAAGGAAATTATTGATTTTGTAATGAAGAGTCGCTTAGGTAAAATCTTCATGAGTATTGTAGAACAAATTGATATAAGTGAATTTGATCTGAATCTTGAGAAGATGGATGATCTTATGGAAATTATTAAGAATCCTGAGCATCCAAAGATGAAGAAGATGGTTGATAAGATTCAGATCCTTATTAAGAATAAGTTACAGCGTGGAGAGATTACAAAGAGCCAGATTGTGCAGGAAGTTGAGGGGATTAAAGCAAAAATTAAATCTATGTTTGGAAACATCTTTAATAATGCGCTTGGTGGTGGTAATGGCGGTATTAATAGCGCTGATATGATGGGTAACTCTCCAGAGGCTCGGCGTCAGCGAATGTTGGCGCGTCTACAGAAGAAACAGCGGGAGAAAAACTCACTGTAAAAATAAGATGTCAGAACAAATTTGGTTCAAGGACCCAGCTGTTCTTTTTTCACCAAGCACTTGGAGCCACTTTGTTCCCACCAAGTCTATGACGACTGCTCAAGCTCTAAACTCAGTTGTACGGTTCTCTACATACTTTTCGGTTATTTTGTTCTTAGCCACTGGAGTATCCGCTTACCTTCTTGCTATCCCCGCAGTCATGGCTACATCTGTTGGGCTATTCACACTATTTCCAGACGGAAAGGTTATGGAGTCTTTCGTCTCAAAGGTATCCAAGGTTATCAGCACTTCAAAGGAAGAAACTAAGCCAACAGCGGAAAATCCATTCATGAATCCTCTGCTGACGGAGATTGGAGATAACCCAAACCGTCCAGACGCGGCTCCAATTACTCGTTCCGATGTAAATAAGGCTGTATACGAGGCATTCCAGAAGACCAGCGATATGTACATGGACACAAATGATCTTTTTGATCAGGCGCAGGCAATGAAGACATTTCATACGCTACAGGGTGCTACCATCCCCAACGATCAGGATGGATTCCTAAAGTGGTTAGCCAAGGGTTTGGACGAGCCTGATTACTCTTCTGCCCCACTAGCTCGTCACGCCAAGATGCTGAGTGAGGGTTATGTTGAGGCTAAGGGATCTGTAAAACACCTAGCGAACTCGACGAGTGTTCCGACGGGCACGGAGCCTTCGAGTTTTACGCCGGCGAAGGCGCCCGCCAAGCTTGCCTCCAAATAAAGCCTTCTTCAAATCTTCTTTAGACATTTGACCATCAGCCTGCTTCTTAGAACCAGAATTTACAAGTTCGAAATGGGGAAATCCACTTATTCCCATTTCGGGCGGAATATCGGCGCTTTCAATCTTCACAAACTTGGTATCTGGCTTCTCACGGGATAACTCATCCCAAGGAGTATGCATAGGAATACAGTGAGGGCAGGTCTCCATGAAATAGAATACCGCAACTGGGGTTTGTGACTTAAGTAACTTCTTGAGCTCTTCGGACTTAACTGTCTTCATTATCTAAAACGGATTTATTTTATCAGGATGACGGAATGGTAACCATGAGACCATTTGTGAAGGTTGTTGACCCGAGTACGATAGAGAATGAGGTAGAGCTACAAAAGGTCGCAATCATGTATGGATACTCGCCCCAGATTATTTCAGTAACATCTGATGAGATTTATATGGAAGATTTGGAAGCTCCATGTTTAGCGGATATTTACGGAGAGGAAGCTTCCGGTATTCCTGAATGGATTTGGGAATCTATTCGCACAATGATTGCATGTCTTTACCGATATGAAGATATTGAGTACATTGATATCACACCATACAACTTTATTGAAAAAGACGAGAAGATTTACCTTATTGATTTTGGTCATGCAAGGTACAAATCTAAGAATCGTGAAATGAACTGGTTTCTTAAAGAGTTCTTGGATGGGGAGAATGCGTGGAATCCCGACTTCAAGTAATTCTCCGTAAGTAGATAATCAAATGCAGAAGCACTGGGAAGGATACTTAACTGCTCTTGGCAAAACTCCTGTTCCTCAAACAACAGCTCCTGCCCCATATTTAACATCAAGTTCTGATCTAGGCGTATCAGGATTTTTAGATTTAACACCAAAGAGTGCCGATGTCCAAGCGCGGTATGATGCAATGTCAGGATCATGGGCAGGTGTTGATGCTTCAAATAAAGCTATTTCCAAAGGTGTATTTTCAACTGATGCTATGCCTATCCAACAAATTCATCCTTATATGAATAAGAATGTCGGGGGAAATCGTCAACCTCATGCTAACACTCCGAAATCAAGTTAAGATATATCATTGGGAAACTAAAAGCTTTGCCCGTCACAAAGCTACTGATTCTCTAGTCGACAAACTCGACGATAATATCGACAAGTTTGTTGAAGTGTATATTGGAAAATACGGTCGCCCTAGTTTGAATTCACGGACAAGTCGTATTATGATTCGTAATTTCAATGACAGCGAAGCCCCTATTCTTCTAAAGCAGGCAATTGAATGGTTAACTTCAAAGCTACCTACCCTTCTCAATGCAAAAGATACTGATCTCTTAAATATTCGGGACGAGATTCTGGCTGATTTGAATCAGACTCTCTACCTATTCACATTCACTTAGGCATAAACCAACTTGTTTCCTCTGGCGTTCCAATAGGTCGACTAAATGATTTATCAGGTATTGTTATGGACTGAGAATCGGCACCACCCCTTCGTACCTTACGACGACGAAGAGTCTTACGACGAGTTGATCGTTTCTTAGGATGAACGCGGCGTGACTTCTTTCCAGCCATTTCTTTGTTCATAACAAAGAGAAGAATGCTTCTTTGGATTCTTGGTGGTTTAGTTGTTTTACTTCTTCTTGTGAGCCGCAACGAACATATGACAAACGATGACCTAATTTCAACTTTGAAGACATTTGGAGATAAGGCTCCACCAAAAAAGAAGGCGAATCCAGCAGATACGGATCAGGTTCCTATTTATGGTCCACGGGCACCCCAAGTGACTCCTGCCGATCCTTCTAAAACAAAGTTATCACCCACTGTCTCAGGAGTATACCCTGATATTTATGGTCCTGAAATCACGGCTGTTCCCGGTTCTAAACCTAAACCTGCTTCCCATAAACATACTTCTGATGAAGTAGAAGACAAGACTTACGAGTTCAATCCCGATCTCCAAAAAGCGTTCCCTTCCGACGGACCCCCACAACCCTTTTTAACCGATTTTGCTAAGATACAGCATTAAGAATAAGGGATATGTTCGGTCTCCAGAATTTTCGTGGAAGTTGTTGGGTGAATGCATGTCTTCAAGCGGTATTTCGTATACCGGAAGTACAGGACAGATACATCAATACAAAACATGATGCATCAAATATGCTTGATGAAGCTCTGTATAAGATTTGGTCTTCAAAAGGTGAACTTGGGCTAAAAGAGTTTTTTAATGCGGTAAAGATGGAAACTCTTCCTGCTGGACGAGATATTGGGGATTCACACGAACTCCTCATGTATTTATGCGACAAGCTCCCATTTTTAGATGAAATATGTCGGTTCAAGGTGGCAGATTCTATAACTTGCAAGAGTTGCCAAAAGAGAGACCTTAAGGAAGATTCGGTTACTGAGTATTCATTAACTTCAGGTGGACCAAGAGTTCCTATTTCTGAATGTATTATGAACACTGTCACACCATATGATATAGATGACTGGAAATGTGAATCATGTAGTCAAAAAGGATGTGTGAAACAACAACTTATTGGAAGTTTTCCAAAAGTTATGATATTTCATAATATTTCGACACAGGCTTCAATTGATTACTCCAGTGTGTTGTCATTGAATAAGAAACCATATGCTCTTATTTCAGTAGCTTGCTATAATGGTTCTCATTGGTGGAGTTATGGACGAAACATGCCCCCGGGATCATCATGGTATACATTGGATGATACAAATGTTAGCGAGCATGGTCCTAAACAATTTCCTCTTTCAGGCAGTATGAGACTACTGATTTATTATCGCTTAGAAAATTAATGGATAGTTCAACTGTCTTAATGGTGTCTGGAGTTGGACTCGCATTACTTAGCGTTGTTGTTTTAGTTACAACTGGAAGTGTATTATCACTTCTTGTAGTTCTTGTGCTGGTAGGTATTGTATTTTTTGTACTTACCAAGCTCGGAGTATTTAGTGTTGAAATGTCCAAGGGAACTTTAGATATTGGGTTTCATGAGAAGGCTCCTGCGCCCAGTGCAGCTAAGAAAACTGTAGTTCCCACGATGCCAATAGAAAAGAAGGAGGTGTTCTATGTATCTGGAAACGATTACACATACGAGGATGCTCCGGCTGTTTGTGCCGCGTATGATGGAGAACTAGCTTCGTATGACCAAGTGAATGAAGCGTATTCGGGTGGAGCTGAGTGGTGTGGATACGGATGGACATTGGGTGGTATGGCTCTGTTTCCAACCCAGCAGTCTACATGGCAAGCCTTACAGATGGATCCCATAAATAAAACAAACTGTGGTCGCCCCGGAATTAACGGAGGATACTTTGATCCTCAAACCAAGTTTGGAGTCAATTGTTATGGAGTAAAGCCACACAATACAGGAGTCAAGCTCCCTCTCCCATTACCCGGTTCAGACCCTGCTGGATTTAATAAGTTGGTTGATAAGTTCAAGTCAATGCTCAAATCAATGAAAGTATCTCCTTTTAATCGCGATGGGTGGTCCGAGTGGAATGTATCTGCTCATACATAAATGAGCGGAATCAATTACGCCCTTGATAGCCCAATTAACCGTAAAGTCTATGTCCCAGGCGAGGATGAAATTCCATTCGCCCCTGTGACCGCTCCTAAAAATGCGGCTGAAACTGATCAAACACATCGTCATATGACTTGGTTAATGCACAAGCCGCAAGATCATGCTGTATTTCCCGTACAACCTACTGCAGTTAAAATAGAAAAGAAGAAGTAAATACAAAGATGATTGAATTAGCATTGCTACTCGGTCTCGGTGCCGTGGGCTACATGCTTGCTGTAAATGATACCAAAACCGAGAATTTTACGGCATCACATGCGTCTCCCCGCCCCGTAGACGATATTCGTGATGATGTCGTTCATTCTCAAGAAGCGAAGGGACATAATAATGAAGTTCCGTTCTTTGGTGGACGCGTGACACAGAGCATGTACTCCGGTGCCACCAACGGAATTTTGGACTCACACATGGGAGCTGGAAAGGAGTATTTCCAGAAGCGTGAGGTAAAGTCTTTTTACGATGCCAAGCCCGGAACGGGTAACCCTTTTGGTAATCAGGATGAGTCAGAGTTTTTCCAGTCTCGTATGGTTTCGGGACAGAATATGAAGAATGTGTTTCCTGTTGAGCAAGTGCAAGTAGGACCAGGTGCGAATGATGGGTACACAAATATCCCTAAGGGTGGATTCCAGCAGGATCAGATGCGCGAGTACGCTCTACCTCGTACGACGGATGAGACTCGCGTAGTTTCTAAGCCCAAGTTGTCATACGAGCCTCCAGTCATTCCCGGTCAGCATATTGTTACACAGCCGGGTGTTCAGGCAGATGTCAACAAGAACAAGCCTGACCGTTATGCCGTTCTGGGTATGGATCGTGTGAATACGGCGGTAGGTGCCCAAACAGCTACTCGCGTATACCCTGAGCAGCCAATGAAGACACAGGCGCGTGAGACGACTGAGAAGCAGTATTATGGTTCCGCTGGGGGTGCTAATGGTGTAGCCGAGTCTTATATTCGCGCCTTCACCGAACCTTTCATGGAGTTCATGAAGCTTACCGCCGAGGGACGCCCGGGACCTGCCGGAGCACAGGGAACAGGATTCTCAATTGGATCAGATATGTACTCTGCTCAGACGAAGAAGGATGAGACAGTTCTCTCTGATGCGGCTCGTATTAACAATGGTTTGGTAAGCATTAATGCTCATGCCGAACATTTGGGGTCATACACATACAATGCACCCCTACAGCAGGATGTATATGTCCAGCGTAACGAATCACACATTCTTGACGCATTTAACCAGAACCCGTATTCACAGAAACTCAATTCATTCTAATAATGGACCTTATTCGGGAACATCTTATCTACAAAGATGTACCGACGGTAATATGTATGGCAAAACTAAAATCACAGGAGCAGTATGAGATTATACGACTCCTGTTAGCAACTCGAAAAGATGTTAATGTATGCTTACATGGATTAACGAACATATATGTTCAAAAACTTTTAGATGAACTTAAAATATCAACTATTCAGGATTGTTCAGTATCTGCAGGGCTTGGTCAGTCAAGTTTCCAGTGAATGAACCTTCAAGTGTTCCATCTTTAGTAAATGCATCAATACTCCGAGCTTTATTGAAAATCATGCCGCATAATTCACCTAATTTGCCAGGACATTCTTTTCTGTCTGGATGTGTTGCCAAATATATTTTTTTCAAATTTGAAGATATTTTTGAACGGTCAGATGGATTAAACTCATCAACTGGTTTCTCAATAAATTCAACCATTAATTCAGCAATATCAGATTTAATTTGAGGATCTACAAAGTTTTCAACAATAAGTTCTTTTAAGTCTTTCTTCTTTTCAATAACAACTTCAGGTTCAGGTTCGAGCGTAGTTGGTAGGGAAATACGGTTAGCCACATACCCTGCAGCCATAGATCCTAAAGATCCCAAGACTGTTGAAACCATATAAACTGTCGTCAGAGATGCCATGGAATCTTCTTGTGTTTCAGTAGAGATGTTTCATTTAGTGAAAGATAACGTATCTGCGATTGAAAACAATCTTATTTGGGCACGAGGAGTTCGCGATTCTATTATTTCATGGTGGTTTAATGCCGCATTACTTCTCATTGTAATTGGTTCATTTGCTTACTTTTTGTACATGAGTCACGGTACATCTACGCCTACTGAACTTCAAAAGATTGAGTTTAAGCCAATACCATGGCAAAACGCTGTAAGAAATGTTCCCATTACAGATTATGGACAAGCTCCTGCGACTGAAGCTGGAGATGGTGTACAGGGGTATGCCGATCGAACTCGTGCGTCAGCGTTTTGACGAGATAAAAGCATCTGAATTAGCTGAGGCTCAAAAAGTTGAAGTAAAGCCTCCGATTCCTGTCAAACGAAAGTTACGCGTAGTTAAATAATGAGCGCAGGAGCGTATATCAATAAAGTAAGAGTTCGAGCTCAAGCTCGAATAACAAAAGTACAATACCCTGGTGGACGAGCTACCAACTTTAATCCTATTTACAGTGCCGTAGGATGTAATGCCGATTTTACTCGTCTGAATTACCAGAATGGACCACTATGTTGTCCAATATCAAAAATTACACCTATTCCTCCACCTCCAATATGTCCTCCACCCCCAGACTGTTCAACTGTAGATGCTGGAATAGCTACTACAGAAAACCCTTGTATCATTGACGGCGGAATGAGTGGAACAGATGATCTGGTATTTATTAGTGGAGGAGGTGCATTTGGAGATTCGTGTGCAGGCTGCTTTCCACCTCCAAGTGAAATAGTATATGGTGGAAGCAGCTCATCTGCTGGAGGATGTGTTCTTGAAGGAGAAGATAGCAGACCTCGATACGGACCCGTACTGAATGGCGGAAATTCATCTACATAAAAGTAATGACGACACAAGTTCAATTTGAACTTCGCAGAGATACAGCTGCTAATTGGTCAACAAATAATCCAATCCTGCTTCCAGGCGAACCAGGATTCGATTCTACAAATAATCAACTACGAATCGGTAATGGCGTTACACGTTGGAGTAATCTCGAACAACTTGATGTGAAATCTAATCAAGCAATAGCTATTGGAAGAGGTGCTGGAGCTACTCAAGGTACAGGATCTATAGCTATTGGAAATTCTGTTGGAAATAATCAAGATGATGGGTGTGTAGCAATTGGACAAATTGCTGGACAATCTCAAGGTCGTGGGTGTGTAGCAATTGGAACATCTGCTGGAGAAATACAAGGTGTTGGATCTATAGCTATTGGATTAACTTCTGGAGGTACTCAAGGTATTGGCGGAATAGCTATTGGTAGTGGCGCAGGTTATCAACAATCTGACAGTTCGGTTGCTATTGGAAGTAGTTCAGGTACAAACCAAGGAACACAATCAGTTGCTCTTGGAGAAAATGCAGCTATGTTTAGTTCATCAAATCAGTCTGTATCGATAGGATACCGTGCAGGATGGACCGGACAACAAGATAGTGCGGTTGCTATTGGGTTTGCATGTGGTCAATATTCTCAAAAATTAGGATCTATTGCAATTGGATATAGCGCAGGAAATACTGGACAAGGATTCCGTGCTATATCTATTGGATATCAAGCCGGAGAGTATGGTCAAGGCATAGGATCTATAGCTATTGGTACAAGTTCTGGAAATACTGGACAACAAAATTCAGCTATAGCTATTGGTGAATCGTGTGGAGTTTTTAATCAACAAATTAATGCTATTGCTATTGGAACTGATGCTGGATATACGGGTCAAGGTACAAATTCAATTGCAATAGGTGCTAATGCTGGAAATGTTGCACAACCAAACAATACAATTATATTGAATGCATTGGGTAGTTCACTTAATGGAGTTGCTGGACAAACATCTCGTTTTTATGTTGCCCCCATTCGTCAGTCTTCAAATGGTGGCCCTGCTGGATCTTTGTGGTATAATCCAACCACATCTGAAATATGTTATAATTAGAGACCGGAGTGCGTTCAAAAATTAGAGCATAATTTATAATATGTCATTCATCTCTACAGCTGGAGATTTAGGAATACAGAATCGTGTACCTACATCTGCATACTACGGACAATCGCGTAATAACAATAAAAATCCTTGTTGTGGAATTACTGGTCCAACAGGACCTGCCGGAACTGTATCAGAGGTAAGATCAAGTACAGCAGATGGACCTACAGGTCCTACAGGACATACAGGAGCAGTATTTTTATCAACTGCAAATTTAAATTTATCTAAAACTCCAATTGAAGGTGATTCGTTAACTACAACTATTGGTATAGATTTGGGATACATGTCTGGCAATACTATACTTTTTTATAATACGATAGGATCATTTGAAGGTATTGTTTCATCTTATGACCCGCACAAAGGGTCCATTGGAGTTGCTCGATTGACAAATATTCTTGGAACAGTTACTGGTCCCCAAACATTTACAGTAAATCTGGGAGGTGCAAGGGGTGCAACTATTTTTTCAGGACGAGTGCCCCCCGGTGTTAGTGGACGAGTTGGAGATTTTTATTTAGATACTCAAACATTCGTTCTATATAAGTTAATATTACCCTAACTCTTATTAAAAATGGCAACCTGGGTACAGGAGCTATACCTTGTTGGACCAACAGGTTCGACAGGATATACTGGTTACACAGGTTACACTGGATACACTGGTCGAACAGGTGCCACTGGTTACACCGGTCCTACAGGTACATTCAAGCCAAATGGTGTGAATTGGAGTGATTATGTATACTGGAATTCTCGAACGAAAGCGTGGGGTGTAGGAAGTACAGAAGTTCATCTTGGAGCTGGGGCGGGTATTACGGGTCAGCAACCAAATGCAGTTGCCTTAGGTAATAATGCGGGTGCATACAAACAAGGTAAGAGTTCAATTGCTATTGGTGATAGTGCTGGTTTTACAGGACAAAGTGATTCTGCAGTTGCTTTAGGTAGTAATGCGGCTGCATACAACCAACATATTGGTGGAATTGCTATTGGTGGTAATGCTGGTTTTACAGGACAAGGTGATTATGCAGTTGCTTTAGGTACTAATGCGGGTGTATTCGGTCAAGGTCTGGAATCAGTTGCTATTGGTTTAAACGCTGGTTTTACAGGTCAAGGAAATGGTTCAATTGCAATTGGTACTAGTGCAGCACTAAATGGACAATCTGAGAATACAATTGCTATTGGTCCTAGGGCGGCACAAACTCATCAGGATATTGGAGCTATTGCAATAGGTTCTGATGCTGTAAGTCGGGGAAATCAAGAACTTGGATCAATTGCTATAGGTATCGGTGCTGGATATCTAGGTCAAAAAGAGGATTCAATTGCGATTGGTAACACTACTGCAAGTTCCACACAAGGAACTCAATCAATTGCTATAGGTTCTAGTGCAGCTCAATATAGCACTTCGGATAAAACAATATCGGTTGGTTACCGTGCCGGTTACACTGGACAAGGGGAGGGTGCGCTCGCGATTGGATTTCAGGCTGGATATGATAATCAATCTGCAAATTCAGTAGCTTTAGGTACTGATGCCGGAAGTCATAACTTAGGAGAACGATCTATTGCTATTGGTTACCAAGCCGGTTTTACAGGACAGAGTGATAATTCAATTGCAATTGGAGCACTTGCAGCTTTTTATGGACAGGAAAAATACACAACTATTATCAATGCTACTAGTGAGCCGCTAAGTGGTGTAGTTGGTCAAACTGGAAGCTTATACATAGCCCCTATCCGACAAGTTAGTGAACCTGATTTTTCTTCTCTACTTTCCGTGGCGTACGATTCTAAATCATATGAAATAGTAACATATGACTTTTCTTTAGGAAGTACAGGTTACACAGGTTACACGGGTTACACGGGGTACACAGGTTACACGGGTTACACAGGTCGCACAGGTCCAACGGGTTACACAGGTCGCACAGGTCCAACGGGTTACACTGGTTACACCGGTCCAACAGGTGTAACGGGTACAATTATTTACTCCGGTAATGTAGACCCCACTACTATTAATGATCCACCTGATCCTCCGCCTTGGGCGCCATACGCTGGTCGTGTAGGTGATTTTTACATTAATACATCCGATGGATGGTTGTATCTTCGAACTAAGTAAATAAGCATTTTAATGTGAAAAAAATATGAACACTAAGGTTTGGTCATGGCTTCATGGCAAAAAGTATTAAATATGGTAGGTCCAGAAGGACCTGCTGCATCATCGGGTCATTCAGGAACATTTACTGCTAATGGAACAACATCGGTTTTAGTGTTAGATTCTAATGTTCTTTCTACAAGTACGATTATCATAACAAGAAATAATACGACAGATGATATTTTATTGACACCACCTGCTTTTGTGTGTCAAATAACACCCGGAATTAGTTTTCGTATTGTAAATTCAGTATCAGATGAATGTTCTTATAATTATAGAATTTTTTAATCATTTTTCTAATCACAAATACAGATGGACATCAATGTCTTTGCAGCATCCGCTGCTATACTACTCGTACTCATATTTGGATGGATGTCATACAAATATGAAGTTAAAACAAAAATTCCTGATATTTCTCGGTTTCCGTTCAATGAAGCTACAGGAAAACAACGGAGTTTTGTGAACAAGACTGGTGATTCATCTTTATGGACAGAAAGTGCTAGACGGAGAGCTATAGCTAAAGCTTATAAACCTGATTGGTGTTGTGGTGTATCAAAAGTCATAAAAGAAACTCAGCACACAACTGGAACAACTTCTGGTGTTGTGGAGGCATACTTTCTTTCTGCATTTGGTCGTATTTCTACTGATGTTTGTACTGATATCGTTTATGATGGAAGCGGTGATGGTCCATGCATTCTTGATGGCAATGTAGATAACGGTTGTGCTGACCAATGCGAAGAGCTCGTGTATGACGGCAATGTAGATAATGGTTGTGCTGACCAATGTGAAGATGTACTATATGACGGTAATACTCAAGGTGATATCCTACAAGGAGACGGAACTGAAATTTTAAGTAGTTATGTAAGTTGAATGTTCCCAAGTATTTTTGACAGAATTAAACAATGTCCTGTACTCGATCAGTACGATTCGAGCTACGAAGAAATACATATATTGGATGGTTGAACTCCACAACCATCCTACTCTCTGGAGAACCAGGTGTGGAAACCGATACAGGACAGATGAAAATAGGAGATGGAGTAAACTTATGGTCTAATCTTATATATGTTGGTTCGAATGTTCCTAGCTCTCGTAGTAATACTAGTGTAGGACCTACTGGTCCAACTGGACAAGGTGTTCCTACTGGTGGAGCTGTTGGAAATATTCTTACAAAACTTTCATCAAAAGATTATGATACAGGATGGACAGGTATAAACCATTTGGAAGAAATGGTGTTAAATATAGGATTGAATTCCTTCATTTACGATGCTAATATAGGGTATACATATAACCAAATAACAAACGAAATAACTTATTCTATAACATTTTTTGGTAATTCATCATATTACGATTTAGCATTTAGTTACTCACCTACCATAACTGCAAATTCATATACTGCAAACTCAATCCAAACACAGTTTTACAATAATAGTATAAGTTCTGGTCAGCCGCATTATACAACTACAAAAACATTTACAGTAACAAATCCGGTCTCTGGAAATTATAATGTAAATTTGACAATCACTACTGCTAATGCAGGAGGGGTAGGAAATGGTAGTTTGATTACGCGATCTATACCGATAACAATTACACCATCCGATACTATAGGAAACCCAAGTATAGTAAGTTATCCTACAATATCTGTAACACAAGGAGCAACCCCCATTGTTGTAAGTGGCATAACTTACTACGGACCAAACTCATTTATTGTTATCCCGTCTCGTGCTCTTCGAGTTAATAATATATACAATATTGTAGGACCTTCTACTGGTGGATTTAATTATGTAGAATTTGGAGGAAGTGTCTCTGGGTCATACTTAAATAGCACGCTTGTATACAATCCTCCAACATATAGTGCATATCCAAGCGCTTCTGCACAAAATGTGAACTATTACAACGGTTCAGCAATAACACTGAATATTACAGGAATATCTGCAGTTAGCGCAAAATTGAATAATGCAGTAAGTAAAATTCAAAATTATTATCAATTCTTTCCATCAACTCAAACTGGACAATCTTCATCTGTTCGGTATATTGGATACTTATCGGGAAAACCAAACGAAATAGAAATCCCGTTGAATCAAGATTTCAATACACTTTCAGGAATAACTCTTCAAACAAGATACTCAATTTCAAATTTGGAGACCAGCACACCAAATACTCCAGCGCTATTAAATATTATTCCATTCAATTCAAATTCTTTAACAAAATGGGATGCTGCGTACAATCCATTTGACGGATATTTTTATGCATCAAGTGATATTACGACAATTTTGAATTCAGACTATGTTCTTCCGTCCGTAGTAGCATTTACTGGCGGAACTAAATATTTATTATTGAAACTGGATACTCAAGCTATTCAAAAATCATTTTATGTAAGTCTTGGTACTTCTGCAACAAATGTATCTAATTTATGGGTATATTGGGGAAGTAGTTCGGGACCTTTATCTAGCTATGGATGGTACGATGCGTCAATAGAATGGCAAGAACCAAATGGATGTCAAAATGGTACAACATATGATAGGAAGACTTGGAATATTAAATTGAACAAAGCTGCAGAAAGCGGGTATGCTAATCCCAGTTTCATTTATGTAAATATTGCGTTCACGGGTAAAATAAAACTTTCTGAGATAGTTATTCGTTAAAAAAAACCTATTTAAAGAAACATAAATGGACCACGCTGAAACTGATTTGCTGTATAAGCGCGTTGTAGCAGGAAAAGTCAAGACAGATAACAGCACTACGGTAATTTCCGCTGGTAATGAGGCATTGACTACGTCTACAATTGTGGGGGCGGATAATGTATGGACACAGGTAGATGTTCTAAAACAAGGCTCGGCAGCTTCATTAGTTGCAACACCAGCAGCTGTAGAGAAAAAGACTAATGCCAAAATGACATCTGTACATGATGTTGCTGGTGCGGCAGGACAGTATGGAGGTGCACTAACAGGCGTAGCGTGGAATACAGGTATCAAAAACTGGGTACCTCCATCCTACAATAGCGATTTTGCCCCTAGGTTTGACATAGGGTTAACAACTGGAACTTTCTCATCTATCAGTATAATTTCTCCCGGTGATCTCACTTACCCTTTCGTATTCGATTACCAGAGTGGTATTCTAACATTTTTAAATGGAGTTCCTCCTTCATTAACATCTAGAACCACTGTTAATGGTGATGTTATTACAGTTAATAGCATTTATATTACGGGTTACACATATGTAGGACAGACCCTAAGTACTGCGACATTTTCTGGAAGCGGTTCAAATGGAGCCACAGGTTACACAGGATACACAGGATACACAGGATACACAGGATACACAGGTTCTACAGGTTGGACAGGTTGGACAGGTTCTACAGGTTCTACAGGTTGGACAGGTTGGACAGGTTCTACAGGTTCTACCGGATGGACAGGTTGGACGGGTTCTACAGGTTCTACAGGTTGGACAGGTTCGACAGGTTCTACAGGTTCTACCGGATGGACAGGTTGGACGGGTTCTACAGGTTCTACAGGTTGGACAGGTTCGACAGGTGCCGGATTTAAGCCAGTAACATTATCTACTTCCACCCCATTATCGGTAAGTGCAAGTGTTCCTTCAGTTACAACATTTACTATGTCTAATTTAGGTGCATTTTCTACCAATGATTTTGTGAATGTAGTTGATACTACGAGTGGATCATCAATTATGTACTATGGTCGGATAACTGCAACAAGTACAACATCTGTTAGCATCAATTTACTTTCAGTTTCGGGAACACCTGCTGCATCAGAGACTACTTCGAGTGCATGGGAACTGCATTTAACTGGACAACAAGGTTCGGGAAGTGGAAGTGGATTGGCTGGAGATGATCTTGCCATTGTGCGAAATATTGGACTGAATGCTTGGATTGATGGTGCGACAGGAACATCCACCTATGACCAGAATTCACAATATCTTACTTACAATATGACACTAATAGGAAACTCTGTAAAGTATAACCTAACATTTGATTACACTGGTACAAACTGTGTAGCAGATAATACTACTTACGAGTACACGAATACTGCATTATACAATAACTATGTAACTGGAATACATCTGAATCCCAATCGTATTATAAATCCAAATTTCCATTTGAGTTCAGTAACTGCTGGAAATTACCAGATTCCCGTTACGATTAGCACTGCACTTGCTGCAGGATCAGGAAAGGGAAGTAGTTACACAGTGAATATTCCCGTACAAATTACTGCGGCGGACAACATGGGCAACCCAGTTGTCACATATGCGACAGCTATACTCACGATTACATCTCAAAACACAGTCACCGTCAGCGGTATTCAGTACTATGGATCTGGCAGTTATGTTACAATTCCAGCAAAGTGGCTAAGATTTACCAACTTCTATAACATCATATATAACCCAGGACTTTTACAATATGTACAGTTTGGTGGTGGTGCTGTAGCTGGGGAAGGAGATGTACCGACAAATTTAAATTATGGATCGCCATCATATCTCACGCAGTATAATCAGCCTGCGAGTCAGCCGCCTTCAGGGTCTGCAGCAGTATCATTCGCTAACCGCAATGCTTTTAATGTAACAGTAGGCAGTAGATCAGCTATAACCATGACAGTTAATAATAATAAGGGAGGATCAACATATGTAGGAACATTCTTCCCTGGAAATTCAAGTGTAAGTTCATACACACAATCTTATATCGGTTATCTTGGTTCTACACCTAATGAAACAACTATTCCTAAGGATCAGGGAGGAACAACTATTTCAGGATTGACTTCATTTACCCGAGTATCAATTAAGACTGGAACAACACCGCAGGGAATAGCTACAGATAACCCTTCATCATCTGCGCTCCAAGATTTTAACCCTTCAACACTTACAGATTATGATGCACAGTATAACCCATATGATGGAAACTTCTATGCTACCAATCAGTCTGCGTCTTTAGCATCAACTTATCTTCTAGTTGCTGCACCTAACATGCCAAGCCAGTCATCTCGTAAATACCTAACATTAAAGGTAGCTGTTACGGCTATACTGAAGGCTTTCACAATCAAGTTAGGTAATACAGCGGCTAATGCTGGAAACATTACCAATCTATGGGTCAAGTGGGAAGATACTGCTAATAGTGTTACATCATGGTATGATGCGAGTCAGTACTATACTGATGCTGGCGCATGCGGAGCATCTACCCCTCAAAATAACAACACTATATGGGGTATTCAGATCAATAAAACTCTTGATGATTCGGGAAATTACAAAGTTCCATCATTTATCTACATCAATGTACTTTTCACAGATAAGATTAAGTTAAGCGAAATCAATATCGTATAATCATTTAAATTTTTAAATAACTTTAATTTAATAAGCGAATGGCTTTGTCGACATCTCAAATTTCTGAACTGGATTACTTGTTCAAGAATGATGTGGCAAATAAAGTTAAAACAGATACAACACAAACACCAATTTTGGTTGGCAATGAAACAATTTATACAGCCAAAATTGTTACAGGTGATAATGTGTGGTTAGCATCTTCAAAATTAAAAGAAGGAGCGGGACCTGCACTTGCAGCATCAATCATTGTCAAACAAGACTTTATTAGGATGATGTCAGTCCATATTACCGATATAGCTGCATTAGTAGGTATAGCTTGGAACTCTGGAATTAAAAATTGGGTAGATCCTTTTATTCATCCAGATTTTGCCCCTAAATTTCAGGTAGCTTTATCCACAGCAGCAACTCCTCTAACAAATGCAAACTCAAGTATTATTGACAGTACGGCAGAATGTCCATTTGTGTTTGATTATAAAACAGGAATAGTTACATTTTTGAATAGACCATACAATTCGAATGGATATGACATAACTCAATTGAATGGACCAACAAATACTAAATACAATGTATTCATATCAGGATACACATACTCTGGAGCATCATTAGAAAAACTCGCAGGAGGATCTGCTGGTCAAGCATTAGTTAAGAAGACCGATGCTGATTATGATGTCACATGGACATCACTATCGGGATTTATGGGTGCCACAGGATACACTGGTTACACAGGATACACTGGTTACACTGGTTACACAGGTTCTACAGGTTCTACCGGTTCTACAGGTTCTACAGGTTCTACAGGTTCTACAGGTTCTACAGGTTCTACAGGTTCTACAGGTCGCACAGGTTCTACAGGTTCTACCGGTTGGACAGGTTCTACAGGTTGGACAGGTTCTACAGGTTCTACCGGTTGGACAGGTTCTACAGGTTGGACGGGTTGGACAGGTTGGACAGGTTGGACAGGTTGGACGGGTTCTACCGGTTGGACAGGTTGGACGGGTTCTACAGGTTCTACAGGTCGGACGGGTTGGACAGGAGCTACAGGTCCAACTGGATTAGGAATCACGGGACCTACAGGACCTGGATTTGGATTTGGATCGGGAGATGGTGTATACCCATGGTTAACTTGGAATGATGATTATACAAGTTCTAGTACATTAACTACCAATCAGGTTTATGCTTACAATAATATTGCGTATGCCAGTGTAACAAACACTATATTACCAATTGATAATCCACCAAACACAGTTTTATTTGAAGATACTTTTGGAAGTATATCATCACGAACTGACCCAACGAATGCTAGTAATGCAATTAGTGGATATACTGTAAATCCAACATATGCATCAACATATGCATCACTTTCAATATACCTTTCTGATACAATAAATAATCGCATAAGTGCTCTAATTAAACAGCCAATATCGGTAAATACAAATACGAGAAATTATACTACAAATTTAAGTTATAATACAGATTCAAAGTTAGTGAGCGTTGTAAGTGTATGTTTTGATAATACTGGCGGTCTTTATTTATACGCACTTTCTTCAAGCAATGTTTATAGAATAATACTTTTCGGTGAAAATGTAACACAAGTAAAACTAGTTAGTGGTAATATATTGGGTGGTACTTTGCCATCAAATAGAATGTGTATTAATAAAAGTGGTACATTCTTATTTGCAACAGTTGGTAATGGCATTTATGCACTTCAACATGGTAATGGGTATTGTCCTGCAATATATTCATCAAGTCTAACTTTTCCTATTCCAAGTCGTGTTACATGGCCAACAACTACAAATTATTTTGGAATAGTTCTTGATCCTACCGAAAAGTATATGTATGTTTCTGACCAACAGAATCATGTAATCTTAAAAATAACTACAAAATTAACAGACCCTTCAGACCCAACAACTGCAAATACTGCTATAACATATGCTGGTATGACAGGTTCAGCAGGAAGTGCTGATGGTATAGGTGGTGGCGCACAATTTAAGGGACCAACTGATATGACAATTGATAGTTCAGGTAATTTATATGTTTCAGATACAGGTAATAATTGTATTAGAAAAATTGTTCCTACTTCATCAGGTTATGGGTATGTTACTACACTCGTATCTGGAATAACAGGTCCAGCGGGAATAGCTATTGATTCATTTCAAAACATATATGTTGCTTCGAATAGTTCAGTTTCTAAGAATAATGTACTAAAAATTTCAAAAGATCTTACAACGACTATTCTTAATAGCGCCACTCCTCTTCTTCCAACTTTATCAGGAATTGCTCTTACTACACGACAGGATATTAGTCCTTACCAATCAATAGGATGGACAAATAGTTATGCATCTGTTATTTCTAATAATTTATTATCTTATAATAATTTTGCAACTGCATTTCAATATCAACCTGTTTTATTTCCATATGTTTCAAAATATGTACTGGAAATTGTTCCGGTTTATTTTTCAAATGTATCAGGTACTCCTTTTCCAACTTTATTTTCAGTTGATATTCCAATAACAGAAAGTGCTGGAACTATTCCAATTATGAATGGATACCCAAAACACATGATTTCAATATCACTTACAGGAATAAGTATTAAGATAGACAGTACTTTGTCAAATTCATGGTTATATACATCAAATCCGTCTTTTTCAACATCTACACTTGTTAGTGGAAATTATATTCGCGTATACAGAGTTGGAAATGTTATGACAATTTGTATTATTGTTGGAACTACCCAATTAACTATTGCTACAATAGATTTAACCGCAATTAATAAATTTTTCACTCGTAATTTCTCATTCGATACGAATTATGATGTAATTCCAATTAGTTTATCTGGAAATTCTCAATTTTCGAGAGTAACTATGTATGCATTGCCAATTCTTGAACGAATAACTAACCGTATTCCTGATAGTACAGTGTATACTTCTTGGGACCAAACATATTCATTATCAAATTTGGCGAATTATACTGCTGGATCAATAGTCCAAGATAATAATTCATTATATATACAAACAAACCTTCCCAATAATGCAATTTTAGATAGAACTATTAATGTGCCATTTTATGAATCATCATTTACAATTGGAGCGGTAGGAAGTTTAATTGGACAATCTACTGCTGATGGAACGGGAACATTAGCAGGATTTTCAAATCCTTTTTCTATATATTGTGCCACAGTTTCAAGCAGCAATTATGTAATTATTGGAGAATCTGCAGGTATAAGATTTTTCAATATTGGTACTTCAGTTGTTACGAGTCTAAGTGGTAGTTCTTCCGCAATAGCTCGTGGCCCAATAACTGTATTTAATGGAAAGCTTTACTGGTACTATGCTGAATCATCATCATACACACCCGGACTTTATTCATTACCATTAAGTGATGCTGTAGCTGGAACTGGTAGTCCGACATTGTGTACACCGTCAACTGGATTTGGTGTAACTTCATGGCGTGCAATGGCAATGACATCGGATGGTACTCGGTATATATATTTTGTAATATGTGGGGCCGGACTTTTGTGGATATATAAATATGATACAACAGTAATTGGAGGAACCCCAATAACATTATCGCGAACAGATGGAACAGATATTCCATCAATAGAAGGGTCCGTTACTCATCCAAATAATTGGTCTACTTCTTCATTTATATCTGGTGTAACACGATTTGGGATGGTTTATGATACAAATTCTACCAACTTATATTTTTGCGATACCGGACGGCATTCTATTAAAATGCTTTCTACTGGGTCTCTTACTGGAGAAAGTACTATAACTACAGTTGCTGGAACCGGTACAGCTGGATATGTGGACGGGTTTGGCCAAACAGCTCAATTTAGTTCACCATCTGGTCTTGTAATAGGAGCCAACAGTTTATTCATATGTGACCCTGGAAATAATTTAATTAGATCCATGAATCTAACCGCGTTATCAGTAACAACAATCGGAGGACAATACCAAGTATCTGGATTTTTAGATGGTACAAAATATATTAGTACATTTGGAAATCCTATGGGAATAGGCTATGACAGTTATTATGGGATTGTTTATGTAGGCGATACTAAATACAATTTATTAAGAAAGATAAAATTCCCGACTGTACCTGCAAATACTACAGTAACAACCATTTCTGGGAATATAAATGTATTATTAGATTTGTATGCTAATGATAAATTAACACTTAAAATACTTAATAATGGTGTTAAGTATTTATCCGGTGGTGGAATGCAATTTTCTTATAATAATCTTGGTACAATCGTAACATCAATAAAATATTATAGTAACATTGGGGGGTCAATTATTGAATTTACTCCCACGCAAGGAAGCTTATTAGATTGGCCTTATTTACAAATTTCAGCATCTCAGGGTGGATATACATATGTAAAAATTACAAACACGGGTGCTACTTATCAAAATGGGTTTTCACCTGTTACTACTCTTTATTCTGGAGGATATACTTGGACATTAGGAGATATAATTCGAATAATAAAACAGCCTAATAATATTTATATACAATATATTCGTAATAATCTTGTTACAAATATATTAGGATTTGGTAATACAAATCCTTTATATAATTCTGGAGGATACCAACAAGAAATATTGTTTACTTTTACAGGCAGTAACGCTACTGCCAATACAAATATAACGCACTTAGCCGAATATCCACTACCTGTTTGGGATTTATTGTTGACAGATTCAAGTGCGAATGTAACAGAGAATTTCTCGGTAGCTGTGGGAACAGGACTAAATTCAATTATTTACAGCGCTAATGGTCTGGCATGGTTTCCTGTAACTGGAAGTCAATTTTCAATTTCAGGTTCAAGAGTTGCATGGGATGGAAGTATGTGGTATGCTGTAGGTTCAGGAACTTCACCAATTCTTTGGAGTTCTAATGGAACTGATTGGTCTTCGACAGGAATAACACCCCCTTCCGGATTTACAGTAGGTACCGATATTGCGACGAATGGAAAAATATGGGTTGCAGTAGGAACATCTACAACAACTCCTATTATACAAAGTACTTCGTCGCTTACATGGAATGCAGTATCAGTTCCTGGAGTCAATGGTGCTAATGCAGTAGCTACTAATGGAACAAGTTGGGTCATTGGTTGTAGTAGTGGATCATCCAATCTGATTTATTTCAGTTCCGACGGGACAAACTGGTTACCCGCATTATCTAGCTTATTTGCATCTTGTAATGGTGTTGCTGCAAATAACAGTTTATGGGTTGTTGTTGGAAATGGAAATTATAAACTTGCATATAGTTCAGACGGATTGATATGGGCGGGAGTTTCAACACTTTTTACTTCTGGTAATGGAGTAGCATGGAATGGTAATGTATGGATAGCTGTCGGTGCTGGACTAACGAAGCATATGTATTCAAGTAAAGATGGTAAAACATGGACTCCAGTTAGCACAGGATTTGGAACTTCAAGTATAGGTAAAAGTATTGCTTGGAATGGTAATTTATGGATAGCGACTGGAACATGGTACAATTCAGGAAATACAACAATTGTAAGTTCAATTATCACAAGTCCAGATGGATTAACATGGACTATAATTAGTGGAACACCATTTACTGGAAATGTAGCTAACGGATGTGCTGCACGAAAACCTTTATCAACTACTGTAAACAGTACAGTTTCAAGTAAAGGATTTTTTACATATGATAGTAGTGCACCAATGACAATAAATAATAGTACAGTCAAATCAACCAGTAATATTATACTAACTCTATCATCAGCAAATCCAAGTGTGCCAACCAAAATACCGTATGTTACAGGAATCACACCAGGAATATCATTTTCAGTAACGGGTGTTTCAACTGATTATTCAACATATAATTACATAATACTCTAAGTTACATAGTAATGATATCACTCCTGTGGTTATTTGTAGGTGTACTTGTAGGGCTACTTATGGTATCTGTATTTATTCCGCCAGTAAGGGAAGTTCAGGATGTGCCTACACCAGACAAGAGTTCAGTATTCTTTACCAAATCAGGATGCGTGAAATTCAAGGCGAAGGAGGTACCTTGCTCGGGAGATTCTAAATCGCTTAATTTCATAGCTTCAACACAATAGAGAAGGAATGTTTGTAAGCCGTATCTTAGGGATATTCCGTAATGAAAAAGCCGTTCCCTTCCTTTCGTTTCTTGTGGGATTTGGAATTATAGTGATGCTGTTTCATCGCCCAATTCCAACAAAGACCACATTATCGGTTCCAGTTGGAGATATTGAAGGTAAAACAGTTCCTTTCAACAAGAAGTGTTACACCTACCACGCGGAAGATGCGCGGTGTGATTTACCTTCTTTTAAATAAAGATGGCTGACGGTGCAACTGATTTAAGCGAGTTAATGGGAGCCGGACCTGTTCAGAATCCCAGCCTGCCCCAGTCCACTACTTTTGCGCCTATTGTCACGGGGGGCACTGACCCGTTTGCCACAAATGGAATGTCGACGGGACAGAACCAGAACAAGCCTGCTGCCCAAGTATATAGCCAAGCCCATACCTTTAATACGGTGCGCTATGCGGTGAAAAATCTGATGACCTATTTCGGATTTTTCTTAGCGGCTATGATTATTTCTATGTCCACGCCTCGTTCTCTAATTCTGCAGTACATTCCCAACACTTACACAGCAGGAGGAGTGCCTTCATACATGGGCGCGGCGATTTTGGCTGGAGTGGCAGTGGCTGTCGGATATGTTGTGGGTACACTCGGAAGCTCCCTCATCTGAAGCTGAGTACAGGACTTTCAGTAGTCCGTACTTTTTGATACACTTTTCAAGAAACTTAATACAATCATAGCAAGGTTCTGAATTCATGATCTTGCCCTGCTTGTTGATACGAACAACTTTTAAAACACAACCACGAAGTTGTGAAGTGTCACCTAAACTCTTCACAACTGCGCGTTCAGCGTGTATCGTTTGGTTCGAATAACCACAACCAAGTGAACGAGACCCAGCCTTGTTGCGCGAACTTGCGATTACCTGACCACGCCTAAGAACTTCCGCATAATGCAAATGAGTATTTGTGAAGACAGAAGAATACTGCATTGTTATTGTGACTTTGATGTATCCAACCTTCAATAAAACAGATTCGTTTTTAAAAGTAATGGAGTGGATCTCCTTTCGCAGAAACTCAAAAGGATGGCAACGGGATCCACCTGCCAAGCTGCATACCAAAATCATGTTTGGACCGGGAATGTACTTGACCCCCGGATTTGTGAAATATCATAATATCACACATGTTATCAACTGTGCAACGAATAAAGATAGCCCAATTTGGTTTCGTGAGAAGTATCCGGCAAAGTATTCATGCATCGAAGCGATTGATAGCTTGGATGAAAATATACTTAAATGGTACCCTGAATTTGAAACCACTCTCAATAAATTCTTGCGAGAAGAAGAGTCGGGAAATATTTATATTCATTGTCAGTGTGGAATTAACCGATCTGGATTTTTAGCACTATTATTCGTATGTAAAAAGTTTAACTATTCATTTAAATTAGCATCTGATTCTATCCTTAAACAAAGACCATGTGCCCTCACTAATTCGTCTTATAAGCAGCAAGTTATTGAGTACATAAGTAATAAAAATCACATAACAAGTTAATGGGAGATCTGGGTAAAAATTCACTTTGGACAGATATTGAAAATGGTGCATCGAATGTCGAAACCGACCTTTTGGGTCCTTCGTACAGCTATGCTGACAATATCCCCGCCCCTTCATCTTTAGGTATTGGAACTAATGGTTCATTCAGTCAGCTTGGCACAAATATGTCAGGAATTGGAACTTATGTGTCTACTCTGATTGATGGAGACCCGCCTCTTGGAAACCAGTATTTTGTGAATACTGGTGGAACTTGTACGGCTCCCGATGGTTCATTGCAGCCACGATACAATTATGTGAATAATAAGCCAAGCGTGGGTGATTTATTACCTGCAAGTATGTCTGAAATTGGTACAGGTATTCAAGGACTCATTCCCGGTGTTATTGGAGATATTGAAGGATTGAATCCTCTGTACTTAATGAATTCTATTATGGCTGATGCTTCTCCTGCGTGCGAGTGTTACAAATGTACAGTGACAGACGGTGCACCTGCTCGGTTTCTGACAAGTTCATTATGTCCAGATTTTGATGCAAACGAGTGTCAGCAAGTAGATGTATCTCAATGCTTGGCTTCATCCGAATCATTTGAAAACTCAAACTCTGGGATGAGTGCGTTTATTCCCACAGTAGTCGCGGGGGTCGCGTTGGCTTACTTGCTTTGGATGAAGTAGAGTATTTTAAGACAAACAATTTAAACTTTATAAAATGGATAATGTTTTCCGAATAAAAAAGTCCAGAGATACTGTCCGAACAAAAAAGACGGACACTGTTTCTGGAACTTTAGATTCCATTCACCAGTCTGTTGTTTCCACTATTCAGGAGGAAACATCAAACCTTTTAGATATGAATAATCGATTAGATGATATTCGCGGCGAGATTGAAACCCTGAAATCATCATCTGATTTGAACGATATTTTGAAATTCACTAAGTTACAAGAAGAAGAAAAGTTGTTAAGCGATAGATTACTTAGTGAGAAGCCTCTTGAAGATTATTACCTAAAAAATGCTGATATTATCCTAAAGTATTACGGGTCTGGGGAAAAGGCACAAAGTGTCACATGTATGCCTGCAGACGCTAATACTTTCGTGAAGTATCTTACCCAAACATCAGAAACTGCCGCTCCATCCAAGAAGAAGCTTTATGACGAGTACATTTCACGAATGAAGATGAATACTGGCGAAGGAGTAGATGTAAAGCAGGCTGTCACTGAACATTGTGATAGGTGTAATATCGCTCGTGAAGAAGTTTCTGATGAAGGTATTTTAGTTTGTCCAAGTTGTGGGTCGGAAGAGTACATGTTAGTGGTTTCCGATTTCCCGAGCTTCAGAGATCCGCCAAAGGAGCGTAATAATTACGCTTACAAGAAGATTAATCACTTGAACGAGATTCTGAACCAGTTTCAGGCAAAGGAGTCTACAATTATTCCGAATGAAGTGATGAACGAAGTTGTGCTGGAAATCAAGAAACGCCGAATTCAAAATGTCGCGGAACTCACCGAAAAGGATATGCGCGAAATTTTAAAGAAGTTGAATAGATCAAAGTACTATGAACATGCAACGCATATCATTTCACGCCTTAATGGCAACCCTCCTCCAACGATTACTCCAGAAATAGAAGAGAAGATACGCACAATGTTTCAGGAAATTCAGGCGCCGTTTTTAATTTACTGTCCTGATGACCGTACCAATTTTTTATCCTATTCATACATTCTCTACAAGTTCTTTGAACTCTTAGAGCTAGATGAGTACAAGGTTTATTTTCCGCTATTAAAGTCACGCGATCGATTAATTGCGCATGACCAAATTTGGGCAAAGATTTGTGATTACTTGAAATGGGAGTTTATTCGATCGGTCTAGTTTAATGGAGTGCATTCCATACCATCTTGTGCGTTAGAGACCAAGCAACACCGAAGAGTGCCGCATGAACAAGGTTCACCGTTGAGCGAGAGGCGCCGGCGGGGAAAGTTACAAAGTTGCCAGGCACGAGCAGCCAGAATAATGCAGCAGCAAAAACAGCCATCTTCCACATTTTTATTATACAAAATAGAAAAAGGTTTTCACATTATTTTCTTTTGGAATAGCATACTAATGACTGTCAGCCGGTGGGGTTATCATCTTATTATAGATGCCGCCCGCTGTATGCCCAAAAATATTCGTTGTGCCAATAATATCGAACGCTTTTCCAAGACTTTAGTTGAACGAATTGAAATGGTGCCATATGGCAAGCCCCAAATTGTCATGTTTGGGTCAGGAAATAAGAAGGGATATACACTTGTACAGCTAATCGAGACCTCAAATATTACTGGACATTTCGTTGAAGAGACGAATGATTTATATCTTGATGTATTTTCGTGCAAGAAGTTTGATATTAATACTGTGGATGCGATTGTGCGGATGTATTTTGTACCTGAACATATCAAGAAGACTTACCTTGAACGCCATGCCGAAGTTCCTGATGGACCAAGCTGGTAAATAATACTTAATCAAATGCTAATTCAAAAAAAATAACATTGTGGTGAATTTCCATCCCAATGTTGTATTTTAAGATTTTGAAATATGAATTATGTCTAGTAAGCATCAGATTTTCCGGGGCACGGCGCATGCTTATCTGTTACCAGCACGCAATCACCTGTTCCACACTGACGATATCCCGGCGGGCATCCGTGAATAACACGAGAATCTGGATTGATAAACCCCTCAAACATTCCAGAGAAGTGGACAACAAGTAGAACTACGGCAATAATTAGTAGAGCCTTCTTCCACATTTATATTTAATCCTTTTTAGATTTTGGGGTGGCATCAGCAGGGTAAGTGGCGTGTCCAATAGGAACACACTCAGCCTGATTAATTCCTGATGCAGACTTACCCTCTACAAATCCATTTGGGCAAGTGGCGCCGAAAGTTGTCATTGTCTCGACATACCCGCGAATATTGTACCAGTAAAAGCGCATGACAACTGATGTTACTAGCGCAAATACTACAGCGTGAACAAGTAGAATCGTCTTACGGGGAGAGCTGCGAGAAGGTAGAGTCACAAGGACTCCTGGAACGAATGCCGCAAATAATAGGGCGGATAGTAGAGCACTCACAATATCCATTTATATTTACATATAGGATTTCTTCACCCAATTACGGTCGGCTTTGAATGTACGGGACCGACCCTTGGAGGTGCGCTTCGTGTAAGTTGAGGCAGCATTCAGCTTACGAAATGTTGATAGTGCTCCATAACGCTTTACCGCTTTCTTTAGAGCACGGTGGCGAGCTGTTTTTCCCTTAGTAGCCGCATACCCTAAGCGGACCAGCTTACCCTCTTTTAAAGGACCAATACCTGGTCCATGCTTCTTCTGCCACTTTGTACGATGAGTACGGCGCCGACCTCCCATACCCATCATAGATGGAACATGATTCGCAGCAATTTGTGCAACTCCACTACCTCCTTCTTGCGCAGAACAAGACATTTATTTATACCTTCTTATCGAAAAAGCTTGGGCAGCACTTCTTGGCAGCTACTGGTACCACTACAGCTACAGCTACAGCTTCTACCTTCTTAGGAGGAGCGGCTGGGCAGCACTTCTTGGCAACTACAGCTTCTACCTTCTTGACATCAGCCTCAACAAGCGCTACAGCCGCAACGACATGGGGTAGAGCAGCATCACACCATGAGAGAGCAGCAGCCTTATCAGCCTCAGGTAGATCAGAGCTGCTGACAGCCGTCTTTACCGCGCCAACAACGAGCTTAGCCTTATCGGCATCAGATAAATCAGCGCGAGCCTTGACCTCCTTGACAACCTTTAGAGCAAATGAAAGAAGCTGGACAGTATCCTTTAAGTCTACTCCCGCAGGCGAAACTGTAGCTGCAACCGCCGCCGCAGGCGATACGCTCGCTGAAGCAGGCACATCTGGGAGAGGGGCGGGGGCATCTGACATTTTATTAATAAACGACATATATTCTCTAAGTCCTAAACTTGCGTATTTTCAGATTGTTGTTTTGGGCACGAAGAACATCCTGGCTTTCCGGCGACCTTAATGCTTGAACTGATAGAATATCCATAAATCACAGCCGCCAGAACACCTAAAAGAATAAGCCACCACATTTATTTATAACAAATACCATTTGTATCAAAAAATGAACATGTAAATAAATAATGCCGACAGGTCTTACAATCGACACAGATGCTCCTGCGGGACCTAAGAAAACATCGCCGTTAAAGCTTACGCCAGAAGAAGAGGCGGCAACTAAAACTGCATTAAAGAATGCTACAAAACAGTTATCAAATGAAGTAGCAGTATTACGGTATGCCAAAGTTGTAAAAGGTAACAATGATCCAACTGTTAAGGATATGTTAGATAAAAAGGAAGATCAGTTAAAGAAGGCTCGTCGGGGGTCATTTTTTAAAGCTGGTAGGACTCGTAGACATAAGCGTAAAACCCATCGTACTAAGAAACACAGGGTTTAAACATTCTAATGTTGGAAAGGTTAATGGAATATGACGCTGAACGAGCTCTTGCTGAGATTGAAATGGAAGATGCTAGATTGAACGCTATGGATGAAGTTGCCGAACATACTTTCAAAGCAGATCCTCTGGATCCAAACTGGGCTCAGCCGGCTGAAATAACTGGGATTCACGCTGTTCGAATAGATGAAGTTCCGGAAGGACATTGGATTAGTGGCGGGAAGACAGGTACGGGTGCTAAGGATGAACCAATGGCAAATTCAACATTTGACCATGATCTTCCATCGTTAGCTAAGAATGGTCCTAAGGACCTTCCTCCTGTTTCAAATACTCCAGTAGGAAAGTTGACGGCTGCCGATACAGATAAGATGATTAAGGCTCGTACTGGTCCTACAGATGAAGATCTAGCCAATATGTTGAATTCTACCGTCCTTGATATGTATAAGCGAATGGAAGGTGGTCTTTATTCCAAGGAAAATCTAATTAAGGCTTATAATGGCTTTCATAGTAGTTAAGTATCTATTATAGAGTTATGGGTATACCCTTTTATTTTGCAAGTTTAATTAAGTCTCATCGTGGAATTACACACGCAGTGAAGCGAGATGCTCCAAAGGAAGTTGATGTTCTGGGAGTTGATTTTAACTGCCTTATTCACCGATATCTGAAAGATGAAGATCCAATTCAATCTGTGGTCGATGCATTCGATTACATATTGAAAAATGTGTGCCGCGCAAAAATTGTTATTATTGCCCTTGATGGCTTAGTTCCTTACGCAAAAATCGTACAGCAGCGCTACCGTCGTATGCGTATTAAAGATGAAGCTCAAACTGGAACTTTTGACCGTAACCAGATTTCTCCCGGAACACCATACATGATTGAACTTGAAAACGCAATGGCTGCGAAGTTTCCTTATGCGATTCTATCTCGTACATCTGAGTCAGGAGAAGGAGAACATAAATTGATGCTGGAACTTGATAAGATTCCAGCCCCACAGCGTCAAACGATTTGTATTTATGGTTTGGATGCTGACCTTATTCTAATTTGTCTTCAAAACCGTGAACTTTCAAAAAATGGAGGAATGACACTTCTTCGTGAAAGCGCAGAGTTCAATGACCCGTCTTTAAAAGCCGCAGAGTTTGCGACTTTGGATATTTGGGGACTGGCTCGTGAAATTCCACTTGAACTTCCTCAGTATATTGCTCTTTCGATTATGTGTTTCGGCAATGATTTCATGCCTAATTTAGGAATGTTTTCTTTGCGCGAAGACGGGTATGACCGAGCGATGCATTTGTATACTGAAGCTGGAAAGCCTGATTTATATACTCCAAAAGGACGGTCAAAGTTTCTGAAACTTGCCGCGTCTCGCGAAATGGGAGTGTACAAAGAGCGTATTAATTTACGCAAACGACCTGAAGAAAAAGGTGTTTTGGGAAAAGACCAAACTCAGTTTTCACGAAAGTATGGACTTCATGTTTTGGATGGAGTTTATGACATGAAACCAGTAGTTGAAGCGTACTGGAAAACTTTTCATTGGAGTATGGATTATTTCATTGAAAGTTCGCCGATAAATTGGGATTGGGTATATCCTTATGCTGATGCGCCACTCGTATCTGATATTGTAAAATATGCAGAAACGAACAGTATTCCTGAAAGCCCTCTGACTTTCACTGTTGTTGACCAATTACAGTTTATTATGCCAAAGAGTTCTTTGCGTAAATCTCGAAAGTTCGTGAAGTATCCTGACGAACTTCATTCGGAAACGCGTAATCCTTGGATGAAACGACACGATTGGGAAATGAAGCCGAGAATTTCACTTCCATGGAATCCAGCTACTTCGCTAACGAAAATCGTCCCCCTCTGAATTTCAAACCCACAGATGGTTGCTGTCCTAATGGACTTATCTGAATGGATGAATTTCCTACTGTTGATTGCGGAGGAGGAAGATAATAAGCGCGCTCAAATCGCGGTGTGCTGATAATAGGTGTAAGAATATCACTTTCGGGAAATCTTAAACCTTCAAATGAAGTCTCACGAAGATTCCAGTACTGATCATTGATTTTTCGCATTTCTCTTACATTTGCCATTTGAATCATTCCTTCTCCTCCACCTTCACGACTCCAATTATTCATCAAATATTGAATATAACTGTTTCGATATTCTGAAGGTTTTTTCAGTTTAGTAGCCATTTGAAGCATACTTAGTGATTCAGATACAGTTGAAGGACGGGGTTTATCAAGGCGTTTATTTACGGTGTTGTGTGCACGGACTATAAATAAGTATAAGTTGTACCTACTATCTGCCCAATTTGGGGTTTGCGAAGTATACGAATTATAAATATTTGTAAAATGACTCTTGCAGCTGGGACACGATATAGTTTCTGCCAATAAATCCAAGAATTTTTTAACAATAGCCTTATCTTCAGCTTTTGGAATTTCAGGATAATTCACAGAGATCGAATGAAGAGTTAGCCAACCCAATGGACCCCAGATTGCAGTCATTCCAGTTATTTATGCGCTGGAAATGAATCCAGCCAACATTGCGCCTTTCAGCATTTCCCGCTTGAGTTTGGCAGGCGTATTCGCATTTTTTAAAAGCTTATGTTTCGTAACAAGTTCATCCACTTGTTTATCGGACATACTGGATATCTTTCGCTTAATTGTTTTCCGATGACGGTTCTCTCCCTTATCGGTAATCAATCGAATAGTATGTTTACGCATATTCTTCTTTAATGGAGGTGGCTTCGCTGGATCAGCTACGGGCTTGACTTTAATCGTCTTGTGTTTGAGAACACCTTTAGGGTAAGTTTTCATGGTATTTACTTTTTTAACCATTGTCGGCTTAGGATCCTCTCCAACTTTTGTGATAATCATCCCTCTTATTACAAAACGAATAAATAGATTTACGGAGAACGAGACTCAAACAAATACCATGGAGTGGAATGCAATTTCGACATATTTTAAGAATGAGGGTGTCCATAAGCTAGTAGAGCATCAGATTGAGTCCTTTGAGGACTTTATTCGGAACAAGCTCCCCCTCATTGTATGTTCTACTGCTCCCATTGTGGTATGGCATGAGCAGGACGAGGCTACAAAGAAGTACAAATATGAGTTCCGTCTCTCGTTTGAGAACACGACTTATATCAAGCCGCGTATTCAGGAAGCGAGTGGGCGTATTAAGCCTATGTTTCCTCAAGATGCTCGTACTCGTAACTTCACTTACTCTGCACAGATGTTTTGCGATATTCGGTTTACTGCACGGTCTTACAAGGGTCCTACCTACACTACTTTCGAAGAGGAAGTTAAGGTATTTGAAGGTGTTTCTCTTGGCAAGATTCCAGTGATGCTCGGGTCTTCACTCTGTATTATGAAAGACTATCCTCTCTCCAAGGAAGAGATTGGCGAGTGCACTTACGATCCTTTCGGATACTTTCTGATTCACGGTTCTGAGCGCACCATTCTGAGTCAGGAAAAGGTCGCTGATAACCAGATCATGATCTTTTATAACAAGAAGACTTCATCAAAGTTCGGATTCTCGGCGGAAATGAAGTCTCTTCACGAATCGTTTACTACTCCACCAAAGAAGCTGGAAATTCGTATTAGTTCCAAGTTTAACGGGTTTGGGTACCCTCTCACTGCATGTGTTCCCCGCTTCCGTGAAGATATTCCTTTGATGGTTCTGTTCCGAGCGTTTGGACTAGAATCTGATCAGGAAATTGCCGAACTCATTTGGGGCGATAATCCCGATGAGAAGCATCTTGATATGCTTGCAGCTTCATTCAAAGAATGTTCGGATATCAAGATCTATACTCGCGAAGACGCAATCGAATACCTCACGCATCATTTGCAGTACGGTACAACTTCAGAGGACAAGAAGGGATATGTTCGCTCACTGTTGGAAACCGAGTACCTTCCACATGTAAAGTTTGGAGGTGAGCGTCTTCCATCTTTGACTGCATCTAAGATTATTGAGTCCCGTAAGATGATTCTTACTGCTTTGGTCATTCGAAAGCTCATTCTAACTGAACAAGGACTAATGAAGATTGATGACCGTGATGCATACCCTAATAAGCGTGTTGTTACCACGGGCGCGTTACTCACTCATCTATTCCGCCAGCTGTTCCAGAAAGTATGCAAGGATATTCGCTCAAAGTTCGTACACGAAGTCAATAATGATACTTGGAAGAAGCGGGATGTACCTCGTCCACTTGAAGTTATGAATATCAATAATCTCTACAAGATCCTGAAAGTATCGACAATTGAAGGAAAACTGAAGCAAGCCCTAGCCACTGGTAACTTTACAGTTCAGGGACTTGGAACTACTTCAACGGCTTCAACAGCTACTAAAGTTGGTGTATCTCAAGTTTTGAACCGTCTTTCGTATTCAGCGACACTCAGTCATTTGCGCAGAATTCAGACGCCAGTTGAGAAGTCAGGTAAACTTCTGGCTCCTCGTAAGCTTCACGGAACTTCTTGGGGGTATGTGTGTCCTGTAGAAACTCCTGAGGGTCATTCTGTAGGTATTGTGAAAGGCATGTCCATGCTCACTTCAATTAGCCAGCACACTTCATCTCTTGTTGTCCTAACTGTTCTGGAAGATATGCCGCATAAGATGGAATGGATTACTGATCTCTCAAATATGGCGAGGTATAAGGGAACTATGATTATCGTGAACGGTGTTATTGTAGGATATACTCAAACTCCAAATGAGATTTATACTTACCTAAAGAAGGCTAAGATGTGTTTCCGTCTACATCCACACACTGGAATTTCATGGAAGATTTATCAAAATATTATTAACATTGAAACTGATGGTGGTCGCTTCGTACGACCTCTGTTCCGCGTAGAGAACGGTGTGACTCTACCGCATCCCGTAAATCCTCGTGATTGGAACGATTGGGTACGAACTTGTATTGAATATGTTGATCCTGCCGAGTCTGAAACTATTAAGGTTGCAATGTTTCCCCATGAACTCACGAAGGAACATACGCACTGCGAAATTCATCCTACCCTGATTCTTGGACATATGGCATCATCTATTCCGCTATCTGATCATAATCAGTCGCCACGAAATACTTACCAATCTGCTATGGGTAAGCAGGCAATGGGTATCTTCGCTCGCAATTACGCTAAGCGTCTGGATAAGAACGGATACATTCTGTGCTCACCTATGCGTCCATTTGTAGAAACTCGTATGATGAATGTCTTGAACACTCACGAAATGCCGAGTGGTGATAATGTTATGGTCGCTATTGGAATTTATGGCGGGTACAATCAGGAAGATTCGGTAATTCTGAACAAAGCGTCAGTTAACCGTGGTTTGTTCCGCACTTTGTACTACACTATCTACAAGGACGAAGAGCATCGTAATGTTTCGTCTGGAAAGGAAGAGAAGTTCGTGAAGCCAAGGCGCGAGAATACGCGAGGATTCAAAACTTCTGCATATCATGCGATTCAGGACAATGGCGTTCCTGCACTCAATTCGTACATCAAGGAAAATGATGTTATTATTGGAAAGGTTACAAGCCTAAAGAGTGACCCAAATGGATACGCTTACCGCGACTCCTCAACTTGCCATCGTAATTCTGAAACTTGCCGTGTGGATGGAGTTTGGAACGATAAGAATTCGGATGGGTACCCTTTTGTGAAGGTACGCGTCGTTTCGGAGCGTGTTCCCGAGATCGGAGATAAGGTAAGTTCTCGTCACGGACAGAAGGGTACTTGCGGTATCATTCTGAATGAAGAGGATATGCCATTCACAGCTTCAGGTATTCGTCCAGATATTATCATGAACCCTCATGCAGTTCCATCGCGAATGACAATTGCTCAGCTGATGGAGACGATGTACGGAAAGATTTGTGTCGAGCGTGGAACTTTGGGTGATGGTACGCCTTACTCGCATCTCAAGGTTGCGACTCTAAAGGAACATCTACTTGATCTGGGGATGCATCCTTACGGCAACGAAATTCTGTACAATGGTCAGACTGGCGAGATGATGGAAGCCGAGATCTTTATGGGTCCTACTTTCTACCAGCGCCTGAAGCACATGGTTATTGATAAGAAACATTCTCGTGCTCGTGGACCGATTGTGTCTCTCACCCGTCAGCCTTGTGAAGGCAGGTCTCGCGATGGTGGTCTTCGTGTGGGAGAGATGGAGCGCGATTGTATGCTCTCTCACGGCGCCGCGTTATTTACGAAGGAACGACTAATGGATGTGTCGGACCCATTCACGACCGGATTCTGTAAGACTTGTGGAACTCTTGCTGTCATGAACCCTGCAGAGAATGTTTATCACTGTGGAAGTTGTGGAGTAAAGACTAATTTCGAGATGAAGACGATTCCTTACGCTGTAAAGCTCTGGTCACAGGAATTGGAAGCAATGCATATTGTTCCTCGCATGGTATTTGAGTAAATTGTGCGTTATAAATAAGCGAAAAGGATGTTTGAGTTTATTGAGAAGGTTGTCTATATAAACTTACAGCACCGAACTGATCGCCGTGAACAAATTGAAAAAGAATTAGAACCATATTTTTCACCTGATAAGATTGTGCGTTTCGATGCAATCAAGGACGAAATTGGTGCGTTTGGATGTTCCAAAAGTCATATTGGCGCTCTCGAACTCGCTATGATCCACGGATGGAAAAATGTTCTTATCCTTGAAGATGATTCCGTATGGAACAACTTTGAAGAAAGCTACAAGAAACTGGAAGATTTTGTGTCACGACCATATGATGTTATACTTTTGGGATGCCGTGCACCATGGTACCTTCCTCATAATTTTCGAATTCTAAAATCACTGTCTGCGAATGCTTACTTGGTTCATGAGAATTATTACCCTAAACTACTTGATAATTTCAAGACTGGACTCGGACTTTTCTTGGAAAGCCGTGATAATGAGAAACATGCTGTAGATACATACTGGCATCGTCTCATGGAAGTTGACGAATGGTTTTGTGTACTTCCTTCATTAATGGTACAGTGTGAATCGTACTCTGATATCTTAAATAAGCATGTAAATGGACGGGATGATTTTCGGTGATATAATATTAAGATGTACAAGTACTTTATTGAATTACTTGGAGTTGTGACCGTTCTTTACGCCAAACTCCTAACTGAAGCCAATCCTGTGGTCATGGGAATTGTATATTTTTCCATGTTCACCATTGCACACGGTATTACTACTGGATACTTTAACCCTCTTTCAGCATTTGCCAGTTATGCTCTTGGACGAGTCCCATTTAATGAAATGATTTTGAATATTGTGATGCAAGTGATGGGAATGTTTTTAGTTATCATTTCATTTATGCCGATAAGCGCTTTCATGAAGAAGGTGTAAGGTATACAAATGAGTCTGTACCTCTATGTTATTGATCCCAATCACCGTGAACTTCAGCGCGAGCATGTTCGTAATCGTCGCACAACTGATTCTGGTGTAGATTTAGTTTGCCAGAATAAGGTTTTGGATGTGGCTATGCCATTTAATCTGGGTGTTGAACTGAAGACTGGCATTATTGCTGCTGCTTTAGACAAACAAGGTAAGCCAGCACCATACCTTCTTCTTGCTCGGTCATCTACATCTCTAACTCCCCTTCGTATGTCAAATCAGATTGGACTTGCAGATGCAGGGTACCGTGGTGAACTTATTGCGCGTGTTGATTGTTTAGATACTAACCGTGCTCAGTATAGTATTCAAGTAGGACACCGACTTTTCCAGATTGTTCAGCATAATTGGCTACCTTTTGACGAAGTTATTTTAGTAGATTCTCCTAACGATCTTCCAGCACCTCCAGACAATCGCGGAGGGGGTGGATTCGGGTCAACTGGAAACTGATTTAAATAAAGTTACCTCATTAAATATAATGCCCTTTTAGCACAGTGGTAGTGCATTCGATTTGTAGTAAAAAACTAACTATCGAAAGGTCGTGAGTTCAATTCTCACAGGGGGCAGATTAGAGACTCAAACGATGTTCCTAATGTGCCATAACGAAATAGCATCGTGAACAACTGCTCCCCAGTAAGCGGTGTATAGGGTTTGACCAAACCCAAAAATCATCACTAAAATGAGTATGATTGAACGAATGAAAGTGTTGAGGATAGGGTTCGCGGTCGGCACGAGCAGTAGGTTCATTTGTCTTTACAAAATTTTTTTCGTGCAGTATATCATAAACACGAAATGGGTGGAGGACTAATGCAACTTGTCAGCTATGGTGCGCAGGACATTTACATCTCCGGAAACCCCCAGATTACTTTCTGGAAGATCCTATACAAGCGCCACACGAACTTCGCCGTAGAGTCCATTGAGGTAACCTTCAACGGACAGGCGGACTTCAACAAGCGCGTAACAGCCGTAATTAACCGTAACGCCGATCTAATGTACAAGACCTATGTACAGGTTGTACTACCCCAGATTGACCTCGTAAACTCACCTCCTACAGGAGTCAAGGGCTTCCGCTGGCTCAACTACATTGGTCACCGTCTAATTAATCAGGTTGAGCTCGAGATCGGCGGACAGCGCATTGACCGCCAGTATGGTGACTGGATGCAGATCTGGACGCAGCTCTCAACGGATGCCGGTAACATCAAGGTGCTCGACTCCATGATTGGCAACACGCACGACCTAGTCCTAATGAAGCGCAGTGTTGGACTCCAGCTAGACGCGACTTGCTCAGCGTCCGAGACGACGATCTCTTGCGTATCCCGCGCGGGCACGCCAGCCAAGACGCTCTACATCCCTCTACAGTTCTGGTTCTGCCGCAACCCCGGTGTAGCGATTCCCCTAATTGCCCTCCAGTACCACGAGGTCCGCATCAATGTAGACTTCGAGACATGGCAGAACTGCCAGTACGCCGAGGGAGAAATTGGCAGCCCCATTGCCTGCCCCGCGCAGTCCCTTGCTGCCGCCTCCCTCTATGTCGACTATGTCTACCTCGACACGGAGGAGCGCCGCCGTTTCGCCCAGCAGTCCCACGAGTACCTCATCGAGCAGGTACAGTACACGGGTGCTGAGTCCATCACGAGCTCATCCAACAAGATCCAGCTCAACTTCAACCACCCCGTCAAGGAACTCCAGTGGGTCGTCCAGCGCGACTCATTCGTTGACTGCTCAATTGCTAAGTGGCTCGCGTCAGTTGGCGGTGCGCAGCCCTTCAACTACTCCGATGACTTCTCAACGGATGGCATGATTGTCTCACTCCTCTCACAGGCCAACGGTCAGACGGCGACTTCTGGCTCATACCCCTCTGCGGCGACGATCCCACTCGGACAGGGACCAACCCAGTCTTCATCGCTCATTGGCGCGGAGACTTTCGACACGGCTGGTGTCACGGAGTTCGAGTCAGGTGTCAACTACCTCCTCGCGAAGGTCATTCTCGGCTCAGATGTCCGCTGCGAGGGCAAGAACCCAGTCGAGGTTGCCAAGCTCCAGCTCAACGGACAGGACCGCTTCACGGAGCGCGAGGGATCATACTTCGACAAGGTCCAGCCTTACCAGCACCACAGCCGCTCACCTTCCACGGGCATCAACGTCTACTCCTTCGCGCTACGCCCCGAGGAGCACCAGCCTTCTGGAACATGCAACTTCTCCCGCATTGACAAGGCTACGCTACAGCTCACAGTCTCACTCAACACGGTTGTCAGCACGCGCACGGCGCAGGTACGCGTATACGCGCTCAACTACAACGTCCTCCGCGTCATGTCAGGCATGGGTGGACTCGCGTACTCCAACTAAGCGTAGAGTGTGTTACTTTGGTATTAACCGTAATTCAATCATAATAAAACCCACAATTGAGTTTCAATACTGAACTTCAATTGTGATTATGTGAAAGTTGTAATATGATAGTGTATGTATCATGATTAATCTAATTAATAATTTTCCTAAATACCATAATTGTATTTTTGAACCATGGGATAGTAGCAGCTTCTCTCATTTTTAGTTCACTTTCAATATCATTTGTATATCCTAGATTGCAAATTTTAGATTTGACATAATCATTATCCTGTTCGTTAAAATGACCATATCCACCTTGTCCTTTCACTGCCCAGCTTAATATGATGCCGTATTTATTATTATTATGTAAATTGCCAATAAAAATATCTTCAAAGTGTTTTGGTAAATGTTCACCTACCTCTAGAGAAATAACCCAGTCATATTTCTCCGCAAATTGATAAGGAATAGATAAATCTAACACCCCACATAAGTTATTTGTATATTCTGGAGTAGATGGATTTCCATCAAATCCATCTGCAAGAATGCCTGTTTCTTTTAATGTTTTTACATATTTACCATCGCCGCATCCAAGATCGACTATTTTTTTAACTTTCTCATCTTTTAAAAATACAATTATTTGATTTATAAGAGCATTATCATAGTAATGTCCACTTGTTGTGTTTTCATCTAAACCTTCCCATATCCCAGATTCATTGATAGGCATAATAATTATTATAATAATATATTTTTATCTAAATACAGTTAGCAATTCTTAAGTTGATCAAGCATGAACTTTTCGTATACCTCCTTCTTGAAAATGCGAGTAGATAATTCTTTTCCATTCTCTGCAATCTTACGCGTTAGTTCTTTATCATTGAGAAGCTTGTTAATATAAAATTTTAGTTGTTCAATATCGTTTTCAATAATAATACAATTCTCTTCATGTTTTAGGTATGAATCAAACCAAGGTTTCCTCAGACGAAAATATATGACTGCTGAGCCAGACATAAGGCATCGAGCATAATCTGACGCAATTCCAAACCCCTCAATAGATAACCAGATGGTATGTTTACTATACTCATCTTTATAAACCCTTTCAGAAAAGCATTCTTTTGGAATAGACCTCCACCAATCTGTAGCACCATACAAGTCTGATCCACTAACAAGTTTTACATCACAACCGGGAAAATTGTTCAATTCAAAAACTACTTGACGCCTTACTGCACCAGTACACTCTCCTCTCCAGAATACATCATGTATTTTATTTTCAAATGGAATTACTGTATCGGGCAAATAAAAATCAGGGTTTTCAAAAAACTTATCATCTCCACTTATTAATATTGTGTTTGGACCAGCAGCAAAATATGATATAAGTAAGTATTTCTTGAAGCATTTGTTTATGTTTTTTGGCATGTCTACTACAAAATCAGACTGATATATAATTAAAGCAGTATCATTAGGAAGATTTTTAACTAAAAAATTTACAATAGGACCACCACTATTAGTACATAATCCATATTGACACCATAAATTAACCTCCGGAGCTTTCGTTGTTTCGATTTTATTAACATATGTCTTTCTTACTCCATTGTACCAAACCGAATGGTATTGTCCGCATTCTGGTGTAAATATTTCCATATTTAATTATATCAACTAAATAAAATGACTAAAGAAGAGGTTACAGATATATTCATTAAGACATACTATAAGGACTTTATTTGGTTAGAATACTGCTTGAAAAGTATTCAAAAATATGCATCAGGATTTCGTAATGTGATTATTGTATCTGATAATGACGGAAATACTATCCCCGCAGAATATTTGATACCAAATTGTAAAGTTTATTATGTAGATGTCCCAAAAAAATACCCAAATGGTGTAGAAGTATGTATTGGATATTTATGGCAGCAAATAGTTAAATTAAGCTGGTATAAGTATACAGATGCCGATGCAGTTTTATTAATAGATAGTGATACAATGTTTACATGTCCAACAAGTCCGGACATGTTTAAGATTGGTTCAAAATTTGTATGGTTTTATAGATTGTGGAAAAATGCAGAACGAGCAATATGCCATAAACAAAACACAGATTTTATGCTTCAATTAGATACTAAGTACGAAGGAATGTTTCTAATTGGATTTTTCTTTAGGCGCGATACGACTCTAGCATTAGAAACCTATTTATGTAATAAACATCAATGTCCAGATATATGGAGTATCATTATGAAATATAATATTAAAAAAATGAGTGAATTTAATATTTATGCATCATTTATTCATCATTTTAATAGATCCGAATATACTCAAATTGTAAATCCGGATTCCAAAAACTATCACAATAATACAATATATTTTACATGGTCGTGGGGAGGGTTATTAGAAGAGGATAAGAAGAAGCGCGAAGAAATTTTGAATGCTTAAGTTTTCTTGTGCAAAATAACACATGATGGAAACTTATCATAAAATGTGGAAATATCTGTATCTTTATCTACAAGAGTTGACGCATTGATTATTAGAGTATTCCTTGTTATATTTCGGTACATATACTTCCAAAACTCATAATTTAATTTATCTGAACTGAGCATATCAAAAATCATTTGAGTAATAGCTAAATCGTAAGATCCACAACCGCAATCGGGAACTATTTTTAAAATATATGAATCGAGATGTCCAAGTAAATTTGTAAATAGTGGATCACCAGTTTTATAAAAAGCTACTCCATTAATGTGGAAGAACATACTCTTATCATGGAATGGTATTTGCATACTACCATCATAAGATGCTCCAGAAACTAAGAAGGTTCCAGAGTATTTTACATAATTTATACATGCCAAACCCCAATTTTGACTTAAAGTACAATCTGATTCAAGTAAGAGAACAGTATTATACTTTGATGCATACTGCATTGATTTCAAAAACATGATATTAGGACCGGATGTAAACCCGTATTTTGGTATAGTTTTAATTTTGTCTTTATCATCACCCTGTATGTATATATCGTCAATTGGATGTATATTTAGATTAATAATTTCAACAAAATTGAATTTTTGGGATGCAATTTTTACAAATTTTTCAAGTTTATCTTTTACTGCCTTATAGAACTTATTAAGTACTAATACGCAATCTAATGGAAGCTTCTCTTCAATTGTATTTGTCAAATTCTCTATAAAAGTATCAAATTTTGGACTTTCAATTTCTTTAAGAGTAATACAAATAAAAACAGCTTCCAAATTATTTAAAGACAAATTAGAAATATTTGTAGTACTACTTATTTTTTCAAAAGTTGGTATTTTATACATTTGATGTACATGAACTGGTCCGTATATATCATCTTTATAAACTGAATACCTATACTTTTTTTCAGGTATTTCTTCAGTTGGTGCTGCTTTTTTAACTACATTCATAAAATTAACAGATTTCATAGTATACACTTAATATTTAATCCGTAAATATATACAGGAGATTATGTACACTTTACGAGAGTGGCAAAGTATGAATAAAGAAAAGAAGGATTTAATTGTTCAGGCTTCAACTATTGATGAAAGAGACGGTAAACAACCATTTCCTATTGGAATGAGTTATCAGTATCTTCTTCATGATAACTGGAAGAAAGAAACCCAAATTGGGTCACATGATAATTTAGTTCTGTGTGCAATTCGACCCCATACCGATAACAATTCTCGTAACAAACTGCGAAAGACTTCAAGAAATAGAGCCCTACAAGTTCTTGAGCAAAATAATATTCAAAATATCAGTATGGGTGGAGATGAGTATTTTACATCATTACCATCTTACAAATTTGTAATTTCGCCAGAAGGAAACGGTATTGACTGTAATCAGCATTATGAAGCGTTAATGGCTGGATGTATTCCTATAGTTGAACATAATACCCATATAAAGTATATTTATGAAGGATGTCCTATTTTGTATACTCATGATTACTCTGAAATTACCCCTGCATATTTAGAAAAAAAGTATTCTGAAATGATTGATCAAAAGTATAATTTTTCAAAGCTATTTTTGAGTTCTCATCCACCAAAAACTCGAAAAATTATAAAAGAGTGTTCTACATATTGGACAGTACGCTTAACGAATAAAGTCTGGTATACTAACTAATAATGTCCTCTAACAAGACTCAGCGCAAGATTGGTAGCCGTCGCAAAGTATGGAACGGAACTGCTGAGAAGACACCCGGAGGTCTTACCCGCAAAGACCTAAAGCAGAACAAGTACGGTCGTATTGTGAGTGTTAAGCGCAGCATTCGTGGTGGAGCGATGTGCGGAAATGGAAATGATGATAAAAAGGAGGAAGAAGAATAAATGCCGATTCAAGAAGGATATTTTCAAGGTTTAAATTTTAATGAATACGAAATACCGCTATTGGCTGATGCATATCACACAATATCGGAAGTTCCAAATGGATGGAGTATGCTTGCTCGTCGCGATGTTCCGGGAGATTCAGGATTTATAAATCCCAAACATTCCGACCCAGATGTTATATCATTTCTTCTTCATATAAAATCCAAGCTACCTATTCCAGGGTATGGATACATTATGCGTCAGATGGAAACTATTGCAAAAAATGGTTGGAGTGATTTTACAATACATCGTCGGAGCGGAATCTATACAAAAAATCTCATTTTAATAGATACGAAGTAGTAAAATTGGACTTGTAGTATAGTTGGTTAGTACAGCGGACTTTGAATCCGTCAACCTTGGTTCGAATCCAAGCTGGTCCAAAAGCATTTTAAACGAACGAAACCTAATCTAAAAAATGCCAGACTTTATTGTGGAGGCTAAGACTGTACAGACTGGCGCTGTTCGTACTCTCACGGAGGCTTTGAAGTGTATTCTGGTAGAGATGAGTCTGATTTTTGACTCTAATGGTATTCGCATGGTAGCCATGGACAATACTCGCACGGTTCTCGTTCATCTTCGTTTGCATGCCGACAAGTTCGAGAAGTTTTCTTACAACAACTCATCTTCCAAGTTTGTGATTGGTATTAATACTGACCACCTTCATCGTATCATTCGTACTGCCACGAATGATGATACGGTAACTTTCTATGTAGATCAGGCTGATCCGAATACGCTCGGCATTCTACTGGAGGACGGTGAGAAGAAGCAAGTTACCCGTTACAAGCTCAACCTTCTTGACCGCGATGAGCCCGATATTTCTCTACCCGAAACTGAGTTTTCTACCCACATTACGATGCCTTCCCTAGATTTCCAGAAAATATGCCGTGACATGACTCTACTTGGTGCCAAGACGGTAGAAATCAAGAATGTATCATCAAGCCTCACTTTCGGATGCAAGGGTCACTTTGCGTCTCGTACGACTATCATGGGAGATTCAGAGAATGAGTTTTCTATTCAGAAGAAGGAAACGAATGAGATTGTTACAGGTAACTTCTCTCTACCCCATCTAGTTCTGTTCACAAAGTGCACCAATCTGTGCAACAATCTTGAAATTCACATGAAGAATGATTGGTTCCTCATGATTCGGTATGTTGTTGCAAATTTGGGTGAAGTCAAGCTGTGTCTCATGCCACAGTCTGTTTAAAGTACAATCCAGTAACAAACCCAATCATTCCTTCAAAAATATCAATAAGCATGTTTTTTTCAAGTGGATCTACCATTTGGTATGTTATAAATACATCAAGTACGGGTCTATAATAGGACCCTAGAAACCCAAAGATGAAATGCCAAAAGGAATTCCATCTGTCGGTGAACAGGTCCCGCATTATAATTTCATTCCATAAAACTCATGAATATAAACCGATATATTAGAGACAATCTCTAATCCAAAACATCCAACCGCCATTGTTTCGGCAATAACAAAATATGTACTGAATTCGGATGGACTTATTCCAATAACATTACGAATGATTTGAAAGAATGGAGGTTCGCTGCGTGTGAGTTTTTGTTCTGCTACGATGGAAATACACACTTTCAGAATAATGTGTTGTAACCAGATGACAAGTAAACATAAAAATACACCTACCTGAAACCAAAATGCAGGATACAATGTATGACATAATAAAACCATAACAATAATGGTCATACTCACAACAAAGTGAAGCACGCCCAGAATATATCCCAACACTTCGCCATCAGTAGAAATCCAGCCATACAAAAAACCGATAAGTTGTCTTGTATAGTTTTCTAATTTTTCTACTACTGGTCCGTCAATAACAATCTGCATTATTACTACTTAGGTCTTGCTTTATGAGGAGTGTACGTGACATCATCCGTCACTTTGAAGTAAGTCATCTTAGGATTTAAGTATGACTTATCTGAAACTGTAGTTGTACTATTCCAAATTTTAATAATAGAGAAAGGACCCTTTGGCGAGATGGTAACACCAACAAGAGTTTCCTTGCGGTGAATCATAAGTTCATTCGTAGCACACTGAATCATCATGTCTACAAATGTATTGTAAGCTATATCACCATCAATCTTCTTTGACCATGCACCGCCTGCTTCATTTTCAGGAACATCCCATACTGGCTTGAACCCTCGGCGCATAAAGAAGAACATCCCCGACTCCCACGCCTCTTTTGAAATTGAGTCCACGACCGTCCAGAATTGCTGGGGCGTGGAGATATCTACGAATTTTAGGTAACCGTCCATCGAGTAATCCTTGTTGTTTGGGTCATGATACCACAAAATCCAAGTATATTGGAACTTTGTGGTAGCTACTTCTGACCCCATTTCTCTTACTAAACAAATATACTTAAAATGGATTCGTTTTTCATACAAAGGAAATATGAGTAACAATGACAATGAGCCTCACTGCAGAACAAGTGTATGGGGTTCGTTTTGGACTCAAGTTGCCGCTGCCGAAGATTGTTCAGGATAATATTGCCAGCCTGCGCATCACCCCTGTTCCGTTCAAGCCGCCGTTCCGTCCAGCCACCAAGGGATATAATCAGAAGAAGCCTGTTCAACCTGATAACTGGCGCGAGAACATTCTGATTGAGACCGTCCGTCGTGTAAAGGAGCGCGACGACCCTGAATATTCCGAAGTATTCGGCTCCCTCAATAAGATATCGGTGAAGACTCTGGATAAGCTATCCGAAAAAATCATTCAAAATATCCAGAAGCGCGATGAAGTATTCCGTCTTCGTGTAACAACTCTTCTGTTCGATGTAGCTATTTCTCAGTCAAGTTATGCGGTACTTATGGCTGACTGTGCAAAGAAACTATCGACTGAAATTCCCGATATCAAGAGCGATTTACTTGTTCAAACTGAGATGTTCCCAAAGCTTTACAATATGACCGAAACCCTGACTTATCCTCAGTCAGATGAGGCTGGGTATTCTGAAAAAGTTATTGAATGGATGAAGCTGAAGGACAAGCGTCGTGGGTACGCGAAGTTTGTGACTCAGTTATTTGTTCGTGAACTAGTTAGTGAACAGATGGTAGGCGAGTGTATGACGCATGTATCTGCCGATCTAGCAGTTATGGCAAAGCAGCCAAAGGAGGAACAGAACGAAGAAAATGTAACTCAGTATATTGATTTTCTGTTTGAGACCGCTAAGATTCTTCCACCAACTGCAGCTGGACTTCGTTCTCTAATGCAAGGAATTATACAGTCTATTCTTCAAATTCCCCGTTCTGAACTGCCAAGTTTGAATATGCGTTCACGATTCAAGTTGGAAGATACGCTCAAATGCGTTCAGTAGATTCAAGTTCAAACAAAGTGTTAGAACAAATGTCTGTGCCACCAGCCAGTGTCCTTCTTCGTGCCGCTCAGGTTAGTATTGCGGAGGACAAGCCTATCTACCTCGATTACTTTCAGGATAGTGTAGAAAAGAAGTGCTGCATCGGCGTACAGGAAACTACGAAGTATCTCGTAAAGTCCGATTCAGAGTACACTTCTACAATCCAGTCAGTTTTTAAGTGCGAGTCATGCTATATCGTGGCTACGGAGAACAGTCTGTACATTGTATCCACGGACATCCCAATTAAGAAGATTCTGGCTCCTAAGCCAGAGGTATAAACAGGAGTAGTTAAGAGAAACAATGTTGTTTCCACCTCCACATTACTTTTTATTTGAACCTTTGAATGATCGAGAGACGCAAAAAATATGGAACGAGTACAAAGAAAAATACAGTTCTGATTGCGAGTTTTCTGAAGTTGATGCAGCCGAACTGAACTCAGTTGATAATTTTGCTCCATGGTTTGATAACTGGATTTCACAAGTTTCGGTGAAACAATCTACTCGTTTCCGTATTTTGCTTATTTTGCACGCTGAGTTTCTAACTTATTCTTGTCAACAAATGTTGAGGCGTTCACTAGAACAACGGTCATTCAAGTGCCGAGTTTGGTTTCATGTTGAAGACCCAACCAATATCCAATCGGCTATTATGAGCCGGTGTATTACAAAACGAATTCCTACTTACATCCATAATCCTTTAATCAAGTAAGATGGTAGTTATCAATGTATTTACAGATGGAGCATGCTCAAACAATGGTCAGAAGAAAGCTCGTGGTTCATGGGCTGTCTTCTTCCCTGAGAACGAAAGTCTAAGTGAGGCGGGTCCACTAGGCGATAACGAACCCCATACCAATCAACGCGGCGAACTTCGGGCGATTCTGCGTTCAGTCGATATTATTGAAAAGAACTTCGGATTTGAAGTTGATGTTCATATCTTTACAGATTCTCAGTATTCGAAGGATTGCCTTACCACTTGGCTTCCTGCATGGTTGGCAAATGAATGGAAGACAAAACAGAATAAGCCAGTATGCCATCGTGACCTAATTGAGTATACTTCGACAAAGCTATCAAAGTTCAATTCGTTCATCATTACGCATGTAGATGCACATACGGGAGGCGACGATTACAAGAGTGTGAATAACGCTAAGGTAGACCGTATGGCTGTTCGTATTCTTGATCCTACGGCAAGTGAGGAAGTCAAGGTTATTACCAGTAATACTCAAGTGCCAATCGAAGGTCTTCCAATTTGGATGATGGGTCCACCAGTTTCTGAATCCGACCTTGCTAAATGGTGCCATGCAAATGTAGACAAGCTCGATAAGGCAGCAGTGACAACTGCTCTTCTCCAAGCCCTAACTAAGACGGTAAAGAAGCAGGGATTTGAGCTCGTCAAGCAGAAACTTCACCGTTCTACCAGTTATCGGCTCGTTTCCGCCAACCATTTAATTACCGAGGGAGCTACAATAGTAAAGGAGGAATGAGTATTCGTGCCTATCATTTCTGGTCACCGACATGTATGCCTTGCCAGCATATTAAGCCTGCTATAGAGCAGCTAAAACAAGATTTTCCGGAAGTTAAGTGGATTTCTGTAAATACGCACAACGATAAGGAAGGATATGCCGTTGTACATAATGTAAAAGTTGTTCCTACAATTATAGTTGAAGTTCGTGATAATAAGGGTAAGGTTCTTGGTGGTCAACGAGCTGCCGGAACAGATATGATGGCTTACCATCGTATGATTCGCGGAGCAATTAAGGCTGTGGCTCAATTACCTCAATAATCTACTTATCCAGATACAGTTGTGGTTATGAGTTCACCATTTTTGTATAAGTCGCAAACAAAATCATCGCCGCTAGCTTCTGCACATTTGCTACCGTCGGCTGGTTTCGTTGCATCAGTGGGAGCCACCGTGGGAGCCTCAACACTACTAAATCCTCCAGAAGTCGTTTTATCCGTCTGATTTTGAATGAAAGGAGTTGAACTTCCAGACACGGCTTTTACAAGATGGTACCCTCCAATTCCAAATGCGGCTCCACCTACAATTGCTACAGCTGGAGACCATACAGGATCTAAACATCCTGCAGAATACCTCACTCCAATTTGTCCAAGAACAGTCGCCAAAAGAGCAACGCCGGGAGCTATAGTGCGATTAGCATTTCCTGATTCCCATTCTCCAATCATGTAATAAAACATTACGGCAGTCACAACTAGGATATTTTGGGGCGCCCATTTATTATCGAATTTTTCCAAACCTGGGAATGAACACAGAGCTGTATTTGAAATTGCATCACCACCAGTTCTAGTAGGAGGTACGGGCGCATTGAATGGTAATGGCGGTATATCAGGCAACCAAGATGCAACTTCACCTACGGCAGGTATATTTGTATGTGTGACTGCTTGAGCTACCGCTGCAGGGGCAGCAGCTACATTTGATACAGCTTGAGCTACCGCTGCAGGGGCAGCAGCGACTGTCGATGCAACTTGTGTTATAGTTCCTTTTGGAACTCCCATTCCCACCAGACCATTGGCAATCATCGCCACAATCCCAACTAAACTTCCAATTGAAAACTTGAAAGTTTGAGAAATAATGTCCGCAATCGCTCCGAACGCAAGAAGCGCGACTGGAATATAGTAAATTAGTTTTGTTCCAGTTTGAGGGACTCCTAATCCTGCTAGAATTTGATAAGCCTTAAGTCCTAGGAATCCAGTAGTTCCAAGAGCTGCACCAGTAGCTATTGCAAGACCTACAATAATCCAAGCATTTAATGCAGTATTATCTGTCAGGATTCCCATTGATTATATTCAAGATACAAAATCATGCCAAACTACAAATGAGTCTGTATAGCTCAAGTGCCTCGTGGGGAGGTAATTGCTCAGGAGCCAACCAGAGCCCT